AGTCGGCGTCGTGGTCAGCGGAGTGGTCGGCGGAAGAGTCGGCAGTACACGCCGAATACCAGGCTGAGCGGGACGCGCTTCTTTCGGCACTACGCAATATGCAGCGCACCAGCGGAGGTGATCATGACTGACAAGCGCATCGAGCGAGAACGGCGCACCACTGCGCGGGGAGGGCGAGCGATGAGAAAAGTCCGAGCCTACGCGAACGCCAAGTTACGCAAAGAGCCGCCCGTGCCGTGTGACCTGAAAGTAGGCGACCGGGTGACGTACACGAATGAGTACGGCGTTTCGTTCCCGAGCATGCTCGTTATCGGCTTCGCCCATGACGATTCTTTCTATGGGCGGTTCATCCATCTGGCCGGTCCGGATTACCCAGGCGCGTACTGGTTCCCGCATCGGCGCGACGAAGTGACGAAGGAGGATACGCAATGATTGACCGCCGCGAAGTCCGGCGCATCGCCCGGATGATGTTCGAAGCTGTTAAGCTGGACCGGGCTTACAGTATTCGTGCCATAAGCCAAGCTACGAAGCCGGACTTCCAGACAAGTGGCTCTATATTTAAAGCTGTTAAGCTGGACCGGGCTTACAGTATTCGTGCCATAAGCCAAGCTACGAAGCCGGACTTTCAGACAGGTGGCTCTATATTTAAGACGGAACGGCTCGACCGAATGAATCAGGAGATGCTCGAGCTACCCGGGACGCCAGAGAGGAGAATGGCGTAACCCGGGTAGCCGATCGGCCTTCCTAGTTTCTAGGAAGTTGCCAGATTGCGGAGTAGGATGCATAGGAGAAAGACATTCTCCTAACCTCTCCTGTTTCGCTCTGCACTGTTATCAAATCCGTCAGCTTTCTTACCTCCTGGACGGATTTCATGCCTTTGCCAATGCCTCGGTCTGATTTGATTGCTGTGACTGTCCAGGAGGTGTTGGGCTGTAATCGCCCTTTATAAAGAAGATTGACACCGACCTTGATGTCAACTTTCCGGAAGAAGATCGGATCGTACTCCGCCGGGGGTTTCTGCGGTCTAACCTGGGCGTGCTGAAGCTCCTGGTTTCCTTTAGAAGAAGAGTTTCTTCCGTTGCGATTACGCAGAGTACGCGGCTCTGAAGCAGGACGAGCCGGAGTCTCCTCTTCTTGATGCTGCACGGTATCATCGAACATGTCGACCCCTCTGCCTTGTCTACAACTTCGATGTAGCAAACCTGTCTTCGTTAATCAAGATTAAAAGCCCGTTTTGTTATAAACTAACGAGGCGCTTAGAGCGCCGACTTTTAGAACGGATTTGTTTATGGATTTCAATCATTTCGAACCTTCTCTTGATCAATCGGTCGATCCCGAGACGCCTCATAATTTTGAGCCTCATTCGGACGACCTCGCCGTCGATCGCTTCGCAGTTGCCATGAAGGCCAAGCTGGCCAAAAAGCGAGCCGAGGGTCGTAGCGGCTGGGATGATCCCCGTCAGTGCTCCTGTGAGTTCCTAGCTGAACTCCTTCTCGATCACATTCCAAAGGGAGATCCGGTCGACATTGCCAACCTGGCTATGATGCTGCATCAGCGAGAAGGTGGCCATGAGGCCCTGAGGAAGGTGCTCGATGAGCGAACCCAAGAAACCCTCGTAGGACTGGTTCTCCATGACTGACAAGCATCGAAAGTTCATGGAGATTGCCCGCTCCATGGCCAATCAGCTCAGTAAAGATCGGACTCGCAAGGTAGGAGCGATCTTCATCGGGGAGCAAAATCAACCTCTTACCTGGGGTTACAACGGGTTTCCTCGAGGTGCCAATGATGATGTCGAAGAGAGGCATCAGCACCCCTTGAAGCTGCTCTGGTCAGAGCACGCAGAGAGAAATGCTATCTATAACGCCACTCGTAGCGGGGTGAGTCTGCTAAACAGCCGAGTCTACATCACCACCTTGCCCCCGTGCGTTGACTGCGCCCGGGCCCTGATCCAAGTCGGAGTTAAGGAGGTTTATATAGAAGCCGATTCTCTTTCAAGCAAGGACTGGACTAAGGACTGGGACGTAGTTCAAGAAATGTTTAAAGAGTGCGGTGTCACGGTCACTGTCTTGCCATAATCTACGTCGTTCTTGGTATAAGAACGATGGGATAAAACAGTGAGGCCTCAATGGATTTGTGTAATAAACATCCGGTCCTATATCTCGGGAAGGACCGAGATAAAAGCGCTTATTACTTTTTCGGATACAAGGAGAAAACTGGACGATTCTTAAAGTACGTAGCCTATCCTATGTGGTGCGCTAGCTCCGACATAGGGAACTTCATTGATCTGTCGGCCGAGCTTCCTGAAGAGATCATGGCCGATGTCCTTTTGTTCGTTAATGGCAGAGTTAGATATGAAATTCAACCTAAACGCCGCGGACGCGCCGAGAAAATCATTCGACATGAAATCCCTCGGGAAGAAGCGCCGAAGGCTGAAGGCATCTCGACGCCTACCTTGGAAAGTACACCAAACCGGCGCCGAGCCGTCCGTTCTGCACGAACAAGTCCAACAACAAGCCCGGCAACAGAACCGGTCTCCATTACGAAAACCGCCGAAGAACAACCGAAAAGACCTCGTGGTCGCCCTCGAAAGCAAGCCGATCCCGTTGTCGCCAATCCTGGAGGCAACGGAGTATCAGGACCTGACGTTCATTCAGCGCCTGCAGAGTCACTCAAGCCTCGTCGACGACGATCCGCAGCTGACCCAGATGTACTGGTACGGCCTAGGGCATCATCAAAGCGAAGTCGAAGCTCTTCTGAACTGCCACTGGTAACACCGAAGCCTGGGGTTAAACGTCGACGCTCTACCTAAAGCCTAGGTTGACCCTGCCCTCCAATCATCACGTTGTATAAGCATGATTTGGAACTGGGATTTTTGGCCGGTTGAGTAGCCAGTTCGCACAACTCGTCTTATCGATTTGCACATCTCGGCGCATATAGCGCCTATTACGCCGGCCTAGGCACGCTGAGGAGATTCTCCAAATGCGACAGATGCCTACGGCCGGCCTTTAACGAAGGAGAAGATTATGGAACTATCGAAAGAAATCAAAGCCGAGATCGATTCGATGACCAGGGAGGAGATGGCTCGTGCCTGGAGATTTGCTCCCCTTGGCGATCCGATGTTCCTAGGGGAGACCGGAGAATACTTCAGGAAACGATTTAACGAACTCGGAGGGTTCTCTAAGGAGATCTCGAAGAAGATAGGATGGGACGCACTTTAATCGAGACTTGGCGCATGGTCCGCCAGTCTCTCTCTTAGCATTTCGAATGCTTCTTTTTTATAGTCTCGAAGCTGATCCTTGCTGATGTTCAGCTCCTTGGCAATGTCGGCATAAGTCCGTTCCCGCCCATCCTTCAAACCGAAGGACATAAATATGATGTCCTTGTGCGGAGACGGAAGCTCCTCGATGACGGCGTGTATCTTCTCACGATCGATTCGAACCTCCACCTCGTTAGCAATGGGATCTATTTCAAGAGCAGGATCATCTCCCATGTCCTCGAGGTGATACGTGAGAAACCTGGTTTCACTGAGCTCCTTCAGGTCTTTTTCCGGCACATCCGGGAAGGCCTCTTTTAGCTCTTCGAAGGTCATATTCTCATTAGAAGTTAGAACCTTCTGGATACGAGCAGAGAGCTGCTGGCGATAGATGGGAAGCGAGACGATTCTAAAATTCGCCATCTGCTTGAGAATGCGTTGGCTTATCCACCAACCGGCGTAGCTCAGGAACCTATAGCCCAAGGAGGGATTAAACTTCTCCATCGCCACGACGAGCCCCTCGTTTCCAGCCGCAATAAGTTCCTCGAAACTGGAGGGGTCCCCTTTTGAATAGGTCTTGGCCATTTTGAACGGGAACCTGAGGTTAGCTCTCATGATCCTGTCTCGGATCTTATCTCTCTCTGCTTGAGGCAACCCTTCATCCTGCAACAACAGGAATAGGTCCTGCTCTTCCTCTTTAGTAAGCAAAGGTTCTTTACTGATAGATTCGTAGTACTCCGAGATGTTCATTTAATAACTTTATCCGTTTTACTTTCGAGATCTTGCTTCTCGAATAGAAGAAGTGTACTATAGCTACTGTATTCGAGCAAGTCTCTTTAGTCCTCATAAAAACATGGAAAGACTTATTCTGACAGTGACTGGACCTTCAGGTTCAGGGAAAACCGAGCTGGTGCGTGAGCTCTGCGATAAGCACAGCTTCGCAAAATTGATTTCAGTGACGACGAGGCCTAAGCGGCCGGGGGAAATTGAGGGTCAGGATTATTATTTTATTTCTGAAGAAGAGTTCATCCAGCTCGAGCGGAACAAGGGCCTGGCCCAAGAAGCTGTGTTCAACGGATTCCGTTATGGCACAACGGTAGCCGAACTCGAACGGGTCTCTGCTCTAGGGAAGATTCCGATTGTCATCGTTGAACCTGGTGGGATCCCTCAGTTCGAACGTATCGCTAATGAGTATGGTTATAAACTCCTAACGATCTTCATAGAGGCCGAGGGAAAGACTCTGATCAAACGCTATCTCAGTCGAATTTCCACCGGAGAGAAATTGGATCGTCTCGAGTATCACGCCCGTCGAATTGCAGCCATCTCAGACGAGCTCAAGTGGAAGGATTCCTGGGATTTCGATATGTGCTTCCACAACAACAGTGACGATCTCGCAGACATCAGCCGATTTGCAAACATCATAGGAGAATTTTGTGGTCAAAGTCGAAATGCAGCGTAACGAGGAGAAGGGCATCATTGCCCTCGCCTTCGAATGCAGCACGGAAGAAGAGCAGGAAGTCATCGATGCAGTGCGAACCGCAATGATGGGAGACTTCGACAAGCGGTGCGGATACGTCCACTCCAACCGCCTGGTGGTGCACATCAAAGTGGATGAAACACCTACTGAACAATAAGCGAGGAATCAAGGAAATGTGATTCTTTGGTATAACCTAATTGAGACATAGATATGCTTGAGAAAAACGGAAGCATTGTCTTGACACAGGACGACATCAACCAGTACAATGCTGGTATTGTGTCGGAGCGTGTGAAGCAAACCTGGGGTCTCACTTTTGAACAACTTCAGGAAATCATTGAAAGTAAGCAGTTTACAAAGGTAAAGGACGTAGAATGAATCTTGATTCATTGCACGAACTGGCGAAGAAGCTTCCGAAGGGTTACAAGGAAAACGCCGAAGCCCTACTCGCCCGCATGGGTGAGGTCATTGAGGGCATCGGCGATGAACCCATTCGCTGGAAGCCGCCTCTTCTTCGCCTGGTTCAAGGAACAACCGATCGCACCTCGATCCCCAAGGGGACGGCGATCGGCGATATGCTTCTGGGAGAGCAGAAGCTCGAACAGCCTGTAAAAATCATCCCGCTCCGCATGTGGACCGGTCGCCAGTATTGGAGCCCGGATCAGAACGAGAATAAGATGCTCTGTTCGAGCCCAGACGGCAAGCTCGGATACACCTATGGCTACTGCAATCAGTGCCAGTACTCGGTCTTCAACGAGGAGACTCGTAAGTCTGAGTGCAGCAAGACAAAGAACATCCTTGTCATCAAATCGGACTTCTCTGAGTTGTTCCAGGTGACGTTCGCCAAGACCAACTACAAAGTCGGTATGGAGCTCGAAAGTCTGATGAAGAAGGCTGGAGTGGCTCCCTATCGCCGGGTCTATGGCCTGACGTCTGAGACGAACTCCCAGTACAAGAACGTGGAGAACTTCGCCATCGAGATCCTGGACGCAAAGGAAAGGGTTACCGACGAGGCTCTCATTCCGTTCCTGACGGAGCTCTTCAAGGTGATCGGAGAAGACCGCAAGGAGTCGATCGACCGGTTCTACGAGATCGTCAACGAGCGTCGTGAACAGGGTCAGCTGGCAGCTCCGGAGCCGACCTTTGGTGGCGCAGACTCAACTGTGCTGATCGAGGACGGGTCAAGCGACGGTGCTTCGGCTGATGGCGGTGAGGCCCAGGTAAGCGATTTGGCTCGCAACTACCAGGTCTAAGTGATGTGCGGGCCCTTTTCTTGGGCCCGCGTCGATTCATTCACAGGAAGTGATTTTGGAACTTGAGGATAAGAACCTTCAAGAGGTTCCTCCTGACGAACTTGCCGCGATCCCTGAATTTCTCAAAGATATGAGCTCGTTGGTGACCGTGGATCCGATACCGGCAGACGAGATAGGGGACCGTTGTTTTTCACTTCTCGGAGGCCGTGTCGTGTTCGGAATTCTCTTGGCAGAATTGCCGGACTCTTTTTTAGTAGCTCTGGCTTCCAGTCTGGTCAGCGACGGAAACACCGTCGAAGGGAAGCTTCTCACGGCATCACCTGTCATTCGATTGTTCAAGAACGGCGTGGCCTTCATGTCAACGCCGGAGCCGGAACATCGATACTACTACTACCGGCACATCAACCAGCTACGGGACAAGATGCCGGGTTTCTTCAATCCGACCCGAGTGGAGAAGATTGAAGCCACGATAGCCCTTTGGGCTGACAAAGATAGGTCGGGACGGTTGAACTCGTCGTCCGGCTCGACCGGGAGGGATAAGGTCAATCCGGACCTATTTTCCCCCTATGTAAGTACGACGAGGCACTAACGATGGTATGGATAAGATTGAAGCCTTTGTAAAAGGCGTTGAAGAGAAAGATGCCGCCACTCCTAATTTCGAATTAGACAAATACAGTCTCGCTCCGTGGTCTATCTCGAAGCTCAAGTGTCTTCAGAAATGTCCCTTCAACTTCTACTTGAAGTATGTGCTGAAGGTGAAAGTCCCTGAGGACATCGCTGCCAAGCAAGATTCGCTTTCCGCGGACGTCGGTTCATCGGCACACCGAATTCTCGAACTCATCGTTCTCGGCAGGGACGTTCCTACGGCCTATAAACTGGCCAAAGCGGAGTTTGTCCCGAAAAAGCTGACGGAAGAGCAGTGGAAAGAGTACGTTGAAACTCTGGAAATGAGCGTTATCTCGTTCCAAGAACGGATGCAAAGGCTTGAACGCAACTACAAGATCAAGAGGCTTTTGACCGAGCTTCGGATGGGCGTAACCAAGGACTGGGAGCCGACGGAGTTCTTTGCCGACGATGTCTACTTCCGAGGCATCATAGACCTGGTCGTCCAACTCGAGAACCTCGACATCATCATCATCGATCACAAAACCGGTGGTGGAGAAGGTAGCATCCGCGCTTACGAAGATCAGTTGGACTCTTACAAAGCCCTCTTTCACAAAGGGAAGATGGCCGTGAAAGGGGCGCAGGCTGGTATTCACTTCATCAAAGCCCAGGACGTCAAGATGGGTGAGTTCTCGTCCGTCGAGGATATCGAGAAGAAGATCATTGCCAATCTTGAATGGACTCTCGAGGGAGCTGTTGAGCGAGTGAAAGAGCTTGGGTACTGGAAACACATCCGAGGATCGCACTGCAAATGGTGTGACTACGATCAGGTCGGATGCAAAGAGGGTTTGTTCAAGCCTCTGGAGCTGGGAACCAAGCGTTTCTTCGAAATCAAGCCGATCCCTGCTGAAGCAGAGTGATCACGCTATCCCTGAAGTCAGGCCTCATCTGATTTCAGGGATAGTCTCTTCTTCAAACAAGTAATTTCGCCGCCTATACCTATGCGCACTCTTTGTGTCGTGAAGGCATTAGTGCGCTATAGTTATAGTTTCTGTATACCGGAATGCATGTATGTTTGAATTAATCAAAGCGAACGTAAATCTCCTTGAGGTCATTTCCAAGGATCTTGGCGTAGAGCTCAAGCCGGTTGGGAGCGAAAACTACGGGATCGAAGACGAGAGAGATCACGGGGGCTGCCCCTTCTGCGGCCACAACGACTGCTTCCGAGTCAAGTTCGTTGAAGATGACCAGGCCGGTTCGTTCTTCAAGTGTTTCTCATGTGATGAACATGGAGATGTGATCACTTGGAGGGCCAAGCGCAAGGGCATTTCCATGAAAGATGCTGCCCTGGAGCTAGCCAAGGAGTACGACGTTCAGCTGCCGAACGATTGGTCTCCTATGCAGGAGATTTTCCGCCTGGCTGCACACTACTACGAAACCTGTCTCTGGGAGACCTGCAATCGCCCCTATCTGGAACTCGGACGGATGACACCGATCGAGTATCAGAAGCAAGTCCGGAGACACAGTGAGGAAGCTCTAAGGGAGTGGCATGTCGGTTGGAGCGACGGTGGTCTCATCGATTATCTCGATGGACTCGGTTTTGACGAAGAGCTGCTAAAGCAAAGCGGTCTGGCGTCGGTCGACAAGAAAACCGGTAAGATCCGTGGAGATTTCCTGCCGGCGAAGTGCTTCATCTACCCTCACTACGTCAAGGGTCGAGTAAGCCACTTTACGTTCAAGGATAGCAACAAGAAGCTAGCCTATCAGCTACCTAAGAAGTTCAGCCTCAACGGGCACATGTTCTACGGCCAGGATACGATCGATAAGGCCGATACCGTTGTCATCGTTGAGGGTGAGAACGATCTCCTGTCGTGCTGGGGTACGAAAAAGGTCCCGGCTGTCCTTGCCTGCATCGGACAGATTTCCGGCGATCAGCTTGACTGGATCAAGGACAATCTCTCCGATAAGAACGTGATTACGATCTTCGATCCAGACGAAGCCGGTGACAAATATCGGATCAAGGTCGAGAAGCTTCGTCGATATGTGCGCAAGCTGGCTCACGTTCGACCTCCAGACGGTAAGGATATCGATGAACACCTTTCAGAAGGTGCTGATCTCGAAAGCCTTATCCTGAACAACGTCGTCAAGGTCGAAATTCCAGTCGATCCAAAGAAGCCTGCGACGGTCACTGCGCCATGGGAGAAATCCGAGCCTGAGCTCTCTCCGGAAGCTCAGAGCTTCCAAGACAGGCTTGCCGAAGCCGGTCTGGCAGCCCCCGTAAGCGAGGAACAGAAGGATCGCCCTGAAATCGAAGGTCTCGTCGAGATCGAGGGTAATCCGATCGTCCAGCATAAAGGTTGCTACTGGCGAACCGAGTATAGAGACGGAGAGACGAAGTTCGTTAAGATTTCGGACTTCATCGTTCAGCTGCGCAACGTATTTCTCATGGAAGACGGTGAGCGCCGGCGTGAGGTGGTCATCATTCGGGAAGATGGCTATGTCAGCGATCCTGTCATGGTTGATTCGGAGACCAAGGTCTCCTTAAAGCCTTTCAGAACGTTGCTGGCTCGAGCAGCTGATGCGGATTTCCGAGGCCGAGAAAGTGATCTAGGTGGTATGTGGGACCTGGTCTACAGCCAGGCAAATGAGATTCTCGTCAGAGTTCCTCGTCAGGTCGGTCGACACGAGGGGGTCAAGGGATGGATCTTCCGTAACAAGTTCATCAGTGACACCGGCACGGTCACCGATCCGGACAAGGACGGGATCTTCTGGCTGCACGGACGCTCTATCGGCATCCGACCTGAGTCTCTGAACGTCTCTCAGATGCCGGCCGACGAAAAGGTCGACATCCCGGCCATCGACACGTCGTTGACGGTTGAGGAAAAGGATAAGCTCCTAGAGCAGGTGATTCAAAACCTGGCCCAAAACCGGAACAATCCTGGTCAGGCATTGACTCTACTCGGTTGGGTCTACTCCTGCATCCATTCGAATACGATCTTCGATCTGAACCGAGGATTCCCGTTCCTGTTCCTATGGGGGGTCAACGGCAAGGGCAAAACGACGATCGCTCGATGGATGCAAGATTTCTTCGACATGCGGATACCAGGATACACCTCGGTTCCTCAGCTTCGATCAGCTGTCGGCCTAGGTCGGAAAGTCCAATACTATTCGTCACTGCCGATCCTGATCGACGAAGTCCGATCCAATCGAGAAACTGAGGAATATCTCGGTCTGTTCCGGTCCTATTATGACCGCACATCGCGGGACATGGGGACCAAGGACGGCTTTGGTGTCCGAGTCCAGGAGGTTCGCTCGACCTTCATCTTTGTCGGTGAGGATCAATTCGACGATCAGGCAACCAGAGAGCGTTGCATTCCTCTTCGCATTTCTCCGACGACAGGATCTCAGGACACCTTTCGGTGGCTCGAGGATCACAAACACATCTTCAGCGGGATCACCTACCACTGGATTCTGGAGTCTTGCAGTTGGGACAAAGAGGAGCTCAAGGACGAGATCCGAGCCTTGGACAAGGAGCTCGTCGCTCTAGGCTGCCCACAGCGAACTTCGAAAAACTGGGCGGCAGTTGGTGTTTTCGGGCTGAAGCTGGCCAGGCGGTATATGCCAGACTTCGACTACAAGGAGTTCCTCGTTGAGTCGGCGAAAAAGGAATCGTCGTATCAGAAGCAGGACACGACCTTGATGCAATTCTTTGAGTATGTGGAGGCAATTCAAGCTCAGGAAAATCCGAAGATAACCAACAACCACATCATGGCTGATGGAGACGATCTGCATATCTGGTTTCCGCCGGTTTACAAGATCGTCCAGGACGAAGCTCGAGGAAAGTTCCCTTTCTCCAAGAACGCGGTTCTCTCTGCTCTTCGTGAAGAGAATTACTTCAAGAGCGAAGGGAAGAAAGTTCAAATGGGAATGAACGGGGTTCGGCGCGTAGTAGTCACCTTGGACCTTACAAAAGCTCCGGACAGCGTGAAGAATATTGCCATGGCGAATAGTTAAACCGCTTGACAGTTTTACTTTGCGCTGTATAAACTACGATCTGTGTTCAACTTCATTTTCCAGAAATGTCCATCGTGAATACGAAGTATAATCATGCCTCTCGCCGCGGCCGAACCAATCGCAGCCAAAACAGCTTCTATGGTCCCGGCAAGTACAAATTCGCCATCTATCCGGACTATTGGAAAGAGTCATGGGGAGAGAAACCTCTGCTCGGATATGTCTGGGCTGACGACGAATTCTACGCCGAGCGAGAGGCATACAATCGCGGTCTTCTGACCGTGAATTTCACCTTCCGGCCGAAGGCCGTGAAGCTTCATGCGCCGAGGGTCAAGGGGCCCCGGTCGTAACATCTCTTTTCAGGAACATTATGACTACCAAAGCTGAATTCGTCGCTCGTCTGAGCGCAGAAACTGGCCTCTCGAAGAAGGAGGCTCTGTCGGCTCTCTCCGCCATGGAGAAGCTGGTCTACGAGGATCTCGCCTCCGGAGAGGCTGTCCTGCCTGGTCTTGGCAAACTGAAGGTTAAGCAGCGCGGCGAACGTGCCGGTCGCAATCCTCGTACTGGCGAAAACCTGACGATCGCTGCCCGCAAGGTTGTGAAGTTCGTAGCAACTAGCAAGCTCAAGCAGTTCGTACAGGGGGGTTAGTCATATCAGGCTGACTTGATCCTCGATCAAAGCCGGGCCTAGGGTTCGGCTTTTTACGTTAAGGAATCGTTATGACCACCAATGTTCTACTCGGAGTGTTCCGATCATCGTCCTCCGGAACCAGCTCTTCAAATGGCCGTACTAGCTCTGGGAGTGAAAGCTCCGTCGGCGAGCGTCTTGTAGGCCTCGTCTCCACACCAAAAGAAGCCACTGAACTGATCTCCAAGGATGGAGGTCGACTAGGCTTGGGTGAGTTACTGAAAACCCTTCTCAATGAAGAGATAGATCCTCAGAATGAGTCGACGTTCTCCCTCTCGCAAACCTACCAATGGTCAGTGCGACCTATCGCTATCGGTGAGCTACTCGAACCGTGATCGTTTACGTAGACGACGAGCTCCGGAGGCCTAGCCAATATCCAGGTCCATCCCGGGTATAAGAAATATGTCAACGAGCCAGGTTTCGACCTGGCTTTTTTCTATGCTTTTGAAAGGAGCCAGCATGAACGACGAAATCGATACGACCGCGGAGCCGTGGCCGTTTGACGGTGGAGGAGACGAGGGTTACGGCCCTGATGATGAATACGAAGAAGAAGAGGAAGATGAGGAAGATGAGGAAGATGAGGAAGATGAGGAAGATGAGGAAGCTCCTCTCTCACCTCCTCCTCTAACCGTAGTACGACGTGGTTCTTCAGGCGCGAATACAGCCTCTCAGAGCGTCGATCGGACTCAGGTGGCTATCCCACCCTTAACCATCTCTAAACGCGGCTCTGAGACCCCTCAAATCGCGTCAGAGACTCATTCTCCCCCTCCGCTGACCATCACAAAACGTGGATCGGTCCCGATCCCACCTCTCACAATTACTAAAAAAGAGGGGTGCAAGGAAGAGGTGAAGCCCCTAACCCCACCCCCTCTTACTGCTGTTAAAAAGCTTGACTACACCTATATGATCGTAGGTTTCAACCTGGAGAATGAACAGATTCGCATAGTGAAGCTGTTCACTGACATAGAGTGTCGGAACATAGATATGCGTGAGATTTCAGTGAGGAAGGACATCTTCCGTCGTTACCTCATTGATGACATTCAGACGCTTATAGGGGAAAGGGGAAACGAGTTCCTCTCTGAGCAAGAGAATCACCTGAGGATTCAAGGGTGCTCTGTGGCCCCTCAGAACTGGGCTCGGGGTGTCGTCCATCAGTGGGATCTCTTGGATATTCGGGACTACGACAGTCATGATGAAGATGAGGACGAGGACGAGGACGGGGAGGAAATCGATCGAGAGTATGAAGATCCCCTCCCCGTCTACCGTTGGGCCATTCTCCGGGTCAAATTAGGGGAGCCTATCTCTCTGAATCTGAGTCATATCTTCCTCTGAGCAGCGGCGGGACTTCGGTCCCGTCTTTTTTAGCCACGTGTCCTGGGCTGTCCAAAAATGGCTGCACAGGACTGTTCTAATTTTTTCTTTTAAATCAACAACTTACTGAAGCGGTGTCCAATTTGTCCGGCTGGCTTCAAAAAATTGGACACACGAAACCCCGCATGAATAAAGGGGAAAGTGCCGATTTGTCCAAAAATTTGGAATTTTTAGGGAAACATACATATCACTTTACTTTTTAGCTCTTAGAACTTGTGAAATCATTCGCCTCTATATATATAAATATAAATATTTTTTAAAACCTCAAATATAATAATATATAAAGAGGGCCGTATTTTTTGAATTCTAGTGAGATGAGTCCCGTACAAACCTTATGTATGTTTTCCTGAAAAAGGCGAATTTTTGGACAAATCGACACTTTCCCCTTTATTTTCAAAGGGTTTCGTGTGTCCAATTTTTCTGAGCGTTTTGGACACGGACGGAAATTTTTCCGTAAGTCCTTGATTTTTCGACACTTTTCTAAAACTGAAATTGGACAGCTTTTTGGACAGGCCAGGACAAACTTGGACAACCCTCCTCTACTCTTCAGTGAACCAAGGATCCATTGGTATAAGTCTTATAGAGTTGAAGAGAAGACTTAGATGCCGTATCATCTAGTCTTCTCTTTTCTTTCCCCACCTCTCTTCAAGGAAGTAAGGCATGAAAGTTAGCTTACTCCCGCTGAACGAGCTGTACGCAAGACCGAAGATTACAGCTGCCGTAGAAGCGGCGATTCAAGCCAAGGAAGACTTCTCACGGATCGCTCCGAACTATTGTGAGAAGGTATGCAAGCTGAAATGCAAGGCACCTCAACGAGTTCAGCTACTCAATCAGGAGGTCGACATCCTGATCATCCAAGATCACATGGCTCCGAAAGGAAAATTCGATCGGACCGACGATGGTCAGGAGCAGATTCAACGATCCATCATCGACTTCATCTGCCGCCAAGCCGGTTTCAACGGCCTGAGGTACCGGCTCACCACTCTGCTGAAGTGCAAACCTAACGACCAGGATTTTCCGAAGGGAAAGCCGCCTACCATCACAGTCCTGCAGAAGTGCAAGCCATACCTGCTCGCTGAGATTGAGCGATGCAAGCCTAAGGTCATCATAAGCCTGTCGACGGCTGTGACCAAAGCGCTGGGTCTCAAGAAGCACAGCAACACCGGCAACCGCGGAGAGATCGTCGGAAACGTCGTCATCACCTTGCATCCTCGTGTCCTGACAATGATTCGTCAGAACTCTTCGGGAACCATGTGGGGCGCCGACTACTTCCGAGTGATTGTCCGGGATTTCAATAAGGCTGCCCGCATGGCTCGAGGTCAGCTGACCATACCAGATCTCCAAGAGGCGATCGAGTTCTACGCCAGGAACCGAATTGCCTTTGCCCGATCTCTGCAGGACGTCAAGGCGATCGTCGACACGATCAATGCGCTGCCAGAACGAGCAACCATTTCGTTCGATACCGAGACGACTGGCTTGGATCCATGGGCCCCGGACGCCAAGCTTCTGACCATCCAGTTTGGATGGAGAGATCCGAAGACAGGCAACATCCTGGCTGCGGTCATCCCTCTTTGGCATCGAGAGAACACCTTCTTCGACGCTGACGAGGCCTGGCAGATGGTTGCACCTTTGCTTCTCAGCGACCGGCCTAAGGTTGGTCACAACTCCAAATTCGACATCCTCTACATCGCCGTAACCACAGGAGTCCGAGTGAGGAACGTGGCGTTCGACACGCTTCTCATTCTGCACTCTATCGATTCCGGTGCCCAGGGTACTTACAGCCTGAAAACGGCGACCTGGGATTGGCTAGCTGATACGGGCATCGGTGGGTACGAAGATCTGCTTCCGAAACTTACCAAAGTCGAGGAGGTCGATGAGGAGGAGAACGAAGACACTAACACTGAAGAGGTGCAAATTGAGTACGCTTGACGGCATCTTTGACAAGCTGGAACCGCAACCAGCACTTGAGCCGGTGGAAATCACCAAGGCACCTGCGAAAAAAGCCCGACAATCTGAGACGAAATCGAAAGAGGTGAAAGAGCCCAAACCGGTCTACAGAACGTATGAGGACTTCCCTTTCCTGGATCTGCAGGTCTATGCCGGACTAGATTGCATTGCAACTTCCGAGCTTCTGGCCCGCACTTTCCCCATCATCACTGAAGAGCCTGACTTCGTCGTTCCGAACGCTTCTGGCCAGATGGTCAAGACTCGAGCCCCGGCTATCATCGAGTCCATCCATCGGGTCGAGATGCCAGCCCATGAATTCATCATCGACCTCGAGCTCAATGGGCTTGAGTACGACGTCGAGGAGAACCGGCGCTACTCTCGTCTCATGACGGAAGAAGTGCTTATGCTCGAGGATCGCATCTTCAGCCAGATCGGCAAGAGGATCAACCTCGACTCCGGTCCGGAAGTGGCCGAGCTCCTCTATCGAGAACGCGGATTCGAAGTGCCGTTCAGAACGAAGAGCGGCGAGCCTTCGACCGATGGTGAAGCCTTACTGACCTTGGCCGGCCTGGACCCCATGGGCGGCAAGTACGTCACAGAGGATCCGGCCCTGCAGTTCCTGGCGGACATGGTCAAGCGCCGAGACATCAACTCGGTGCATAACACGTTCATCAAGACCTACGTCGAGGACTTCGTCAAACGGGACGGTCGTATCCACCCGACCTACAACCTGTTTGGCACGAGCTCGTTCCGGATTACCGGAGAAGATCCGAATCTGACGCAGCTACCGAGAGCCAAGCACGGTTATAACGTGCGGTCGTGCTATCGGGTAAAAGAAGGCAACGTCTTTGTAGCCTTCGACTTCAGCTCTGCTGAGGTGAAGATCCTCGGGGCTTTGTGCAAGGATCCAACCTTGCTGAAGGCCATCGAGGAAGGTCTGGACTTCCACTCGTTCTCGGCCAGTCAGATGCTCGGCATCCCGTATGACGAGTTCATGGCTGTTCTCGGGGAAAAGTCGAATCCGCTGTCGAAAACGTACAAAACGGCGCGTCAAAACGCCAAAGCACTCACCTTCGGCATTTTGTACGGCTCGTCAGTGAACGGCATCGCCATGAACCTGAACATCAGCAAGGAGGAAGCAGAACGGCTGATAGCTCTTTACTTCAAGACCTATCCGAAGATCGAGGAATACGTGAATAACTCTCATCGGATGGCTCTCTGGAATCAGTACGTCATCACTCCGTTCGGCCAGCGCAAGCAGGAGTATGGCACTCACAAGGTGTTCAAGTCGACAGCGGCTTATAACGCAGCCCTGCGAAACTCGCAGAATGTTAGAGTCCAGTCGACCACGTCAACGCTTGGCCTGGTCGTGTTCTCCAACTTGAATGAAGCCATCAAGAAGTTCGGAGGAATGAGCATATGCACCGTATACGACTCGATCGAACTGGAGGTACCGATCGAACGTGCGGCTGAAGCAGTTGAAACCTGCTTCTACTACATGGACGAATGGCCTGTCCAGACCTTTGATTTTCTCGATCTTCCAATTGGCGTTGAAGGGGAGATTGGGACTAACTGGGGAAACCTAGAGACCGTTCATCGAGGTGTCACCCAGGCCGAAATCGAGGCGATGATCTCGAAAATGCACTAACAATGCGGGGCTTAAGGCCCCGCTTGAATTTTCACCCCGGCTTTTACTCTGGAGGAAGTATGGCCCATCTAACCTGCCCGCATTGCAATGAATCTCGCCCCGGCCTTCTGTGGAGCGACTCCGTATCCTGGGGGTGCCATAGCTGTTCCTATTATGAGACGGCTTATTCCGGCCCATCATTTCCCGTTAACCATTTTGGTATAAGTGAAGAGGATGATAGGCCCATCTTGGCCGACCGTCGTTCTGAAATCAGACCTCACCTCCCCTGATCTGACGCGCCTTTTCACGAGGCAGCGAACACCTCTTTTGAACGGAGCATTCATTATGGGAATTTTGAAGGTTGGCTCGACCAACCCCAACCTGTCGTGGATTCTGCAGAAGAATCCTGAGACGATTGCGAAGTCCAAAAAGCCTTTCACTAAAGCCATTCGTAAAGGTATGGCTTATGGCTGGTTTAATGAAAACGCTAGCGAATTCACGTTGTGGTTCCGGGACAGTGATCTCGAATCTTCCTTCGCAGATGGAATCCGGGGAGAATTCGAATATCTCGACACGACTCGCTACGGCAGCCCGTATCTGCCTATTTCGCTGATCACAAACTGCCTTTCTACCGCGGCAAAGAAGATCGATGATCACGACGTTGATGGCTTCCACGCATACGTTACCACGGTTATCAAGGTGCCTAATCTTCGTTTTCAGCAAGCCTTGACTCGTCACTATACTGGCGTAGCTGACATTTCAACTCAACCTCTGCACGGCAAGTTCTACGAAGTGACCGTTCAGGCCCCTAAGGTCTACACGGCGCTGAACGTCATGCAGATCATCTGCCTGATGCAGTGTCTCTGTGATGATGACACTTACGTGCCAATGAGGGAGGCTGATATTGAGAAGTACATCAACTGCCTTAACGCAGCCAATGCACCTTACTATGTCCGATACCTTTTCGGTTCTCGGACTATCAGCAACCGCCGGACTTTCGAGAAACTGAGGAGCAAGCTGCAAGGCCCTCACATGATCATGAATTTCGGAGACACTCGTCAGCAACGTTTCGATGCGATCTCTGAGCTTCTTAAAGGAGGAGAAACGTTGATTGACATTGGTTGTGGTGAACTGTTTTACAGCCTGCGCCTTGCCGGGAGGTATGACACCACCTACGCTGTTGATCTGGATCACGATCTGCAAGAGGCCAACCGAGGCAAAGTTGAGAAGAGGAAGATCGAGAACCTGATTCCTATCAAAGCTGTGGTTACTTCAGAGTGGGTCCAAGAGAATGAAGAACTCTTCGATGGGGCCGATGTTCTTCTGACCGAGGTTGTCGAACATATGCCCTTGGATGAGGCTGGAAAACTGCTTGACGCAATCTTGGCCACTAACTGCAGGCAGGTGATCGTTACCACGCCAAACAAGGACTTCAACAAATTCTATGGATTTGAAGAAGACCAGATGAGGCATTACGACCACAAGTGGGAGATGGGTTTTGACGACTATTGCAACTGGATCCAGTCGATTCCCAAAAGCCCTGATAAAACCCCTCTTACCTTTGGGGTAGGGGACTTAGTCGAGGGTTGCCACACGACCTCACTCACGGTTTTCGCAAGGGATCATGAGGCAACTTCTTTGAAGGAAGCCGCTTAATAAGGACTAATCATGCATCTGACTACTAAACTTCACACCATCTTCCTTCTTGTTGGTCCGTCGATGTGTGGGAAGTCGACGTTCTCCAGGGAGCTTGAAAAAGCTCTACTCAGGGCTGGTCAGAAGGAGCATCTCAATTATTCTATCTCCGTCTTGTCGTCGGATTCTAATCGCTGGCGCCTCCTCGGAGACAGTCGTATCGATAAGCATGCTCCTTCCATGCTTGAGGTTTCCGGCCAAGCCTTCGAGATGCTGTTCACGGATCTCAAAGCCGTTACCTCGTATCCGGTGAATCACGATTTTGTTATCGTCGATACGACCGGCTTGAGCGAGAAGTTTCGTGACGATGTTCGGGAGATCGCCAGGTCTCAGGGCTACAGCGTCGAACTCGTGCTTTTCGAGTACAGCAAGCCGGAGCTGTTGCGAGGCATTGACGAGAAGTACCATCCCGTCATGCTCACCCAGCTTAGCCGCATGAAGCGGGACGTGTTTCCGAAGATTCGGGCCAAAGACTACACCAAGCGTATCAAGATCCACTCCAGGGATCCGGATATGTGGAAGTATCTTGAGGTCACGGTCGAAAACGCAGCCGAGTACCGCCGGTGCCTTTTGCATCTCGATCCCACGGATGGCGTTGCTGTTATCGGAGACACCCACGAGCACGTCGACGCCTTGACGAAGCTTATCAAGGAGCTTGATGCTCTGGATCCCAACTTGCGGAAGATCCATATCGGTGACTACCTTGACAAAGGAGGGAACACCGAGGCGATGCTTCGACTGATGAAGCAACGGGCTGATGCCGGAGACATCATCATCCACGGGAATCATGAGGCCTATGTGGTCCGTCGGCTGCGAGGTGAGATCGATCCGAACCCCGATCTCGAGGATAAGTACATCACTTCATTGAAGGTCTTGCTTGAGCGTCCGGATCTTCAGGAGATCCTATTTGATCTCTATGACAATCACTCCGTGCCGTTCCTGAAGATTACCGGAGATGATTGCAGGACGATGTACGTGACTCATGCTCCTTGCGATGAGGTCCATCTCGGCAAGCTGTCCCCGTTCGCCATCAAGGCGCAGCGCAACCTCTATTCGAAGGACAGGTCGGACGACTACCGGCATGCTTACGGCTTCGTGTTTGATCAAGCCTCCAGCACTCGACCTCTGCATGTCTTCGGACACGTCGCCCACAAGTCCTCGAAGTTGGCGTATCGGAACAAGATCTTCCTCGACACCGGAGCCGTCTATGGCCACAAGCTGACGGCACTTGTGTACAAGGGCAATAGCTATCAGCCGTTGCAGATCAGTACCGAGCGTCTTGATACGACGGATCACGAGCTCTCGGATCAGCTTACCCAGCCGATTAAGGCCGAGAAACCCTTCGACATTAAGGATTACAACCTGGAACCGAAGGAGGTTCGCTTTATCAATGGTTTGATTAAGCGAGGTATCAAGTTCATCTCTGGTACTATGTCTCCTGCCCCGTCGACTGAAACGACGCTAGAAAGCCTTGATGCAGGTTTGAACTACTTCCGCAAGCACGGAGTGACTGAGGTTGTGATGCAACCGAAGTACATGGGCTCTCGCTGTCAGTTGTACCTGTACAAGGATCCGGAGAAGCAGAGCTTCGCCGTCAGTCGCAACGGGTACGTCATCAGCCCGGAGCGTGTTCCTGGTCTGGAGGACGTGATTTCCCACTGGCTCTCCAAGGTTGACGGTTGGTGCGACGGGAACTGGAAGGAGCTCATTATCGATGGTGAACTCCTCCCTTGGTCGGCACTTGGCAAAGGTCTGATCGAGGACCAGTTCCGTTCCTACGGAACGCTGATTGGCTGGGAGCTCGAGCAGCTCAACGACCCCGCTTTCGCGGCTCTGGATTTCAACGCTAAGCCTGATCTGGAAGACCGGAAAGAGGATCTCCGGCAGTACTGGGAGACCTTGTCACTTTACGATAAGGATACGGGCGACGGAGAAGGCCAAGTCCCCTTGGAATTCAAGGCATTCGCGTTCCTGTCGGTCGATGGAAATGACCTGATCCGTAGCGCCGACCAGTTCGACGATTTCAATGTCCTTAACGACGACGGATGCCATCTCGTCAATTTCAATGACGAAGATAGCATTAGGCAGGCTCACGAGTTTTACCGAGAGCTAACGGTCGACAAAGGCATGGAAGGAGTTGTCCTGAAGCCGAGGCATCACACCGAGAATGTCGTACCTTACATGAAGGTCCGTAACGAGGGATACCTTCGCCTGGTGTACGGCTACGACTATCCTCGTCGCTACGCTGCACTGTGCCGTCAGAAGAACATTTCTGGTAAACTGAGTATCTCACTCAAAGAGTGGGATCTCGGCCGCCGGATGCTTATTGCCAAGAGCGATAACGAGATGACGGAACTTGCCGTGAAAATGATCGGCCAGCTTAAGCGAGAGCAAGAGCTCGATCCGCGTCTGTAACTTTTCCACCCGTGTGGCGAAATTGGTAGCCGCAGCTGGTTTAAGCCCAGCCGCCGTTAAGGCATGTCAGTTCGAATCTGACCACGGGTATATTTTCAAAGGGTTCCCATGGCAATCTGGAGAGCGACTTTCATCGCCGAGGAACCAGAAGTCACACCTACGCATTTTGATACTAATTAAGAGATCAATTTTCCGCCTAGCTTTGGTATAACTAATTTGGGCAGACGTATTTTCGTAAGTCCCATTACTATTTGAGGATACCTAGGGGCTTAACCTTCCTCTAGACATTCTCAGGTGGATGTGGATTTGCAGAAGGATGCAACGTCCTTCGGAAGCATTCCCCAAGGGTCTTCTCCCGGGTTAGATGAATAAAATCGCGGTCTGCTCCGTTTCATTGAAGGAGAATTATGTCTGACATTCCTGTAGTCGAAATTACCCCCCACGCCACTGCTTCTCCGGAATCGGTAGAGAAAGCCTCTTCCTTGCCTGAAAATGCTCCGGTTTCGTCTGAGGAGAAGCCGAGTGGTCGTTGGGTTCGGACTCGTTTCTGCTGCTGTCCTCTCACTGCGGAAACGGATTGCCGATACCACTCTCCTTCCGAACCGGGATGGGAAACCTGCCCGTGGGAGAAGCGATCGGGACGTGGGCCTGGACGATGGCTCTGGGCTCCCACGAAACCCATCCCTCTATCCGATGCCGAGCTCTCTGTCGGCGCGGATCTCAAGGACCTAACGAAGGCTCAGTAACAAGCCGGAGATAGGTACCTGCACTAAATCAAGGCGGAGTGGGGAAGTTAGTACCCACTACCGTTCTTTTTTAGTGTTTTCAAGGCTCTTCAACCCTTGTACTCAGGCGAGTCTTTCTTGAGAACTGGGTTATAATACCAATCCATGGTCAATTAACCCCTCCTCTGAGTATTCCATTAATGCAAAACATCACCTCATTTGAAGACACGGACGTTTCCAAAACAATGCATGGTTTTAAGGTAAAGAAGCGCGACGGCCGTATCGAGCCGCTCGATCTCAACAAAATTCACAAGGTCTGTTTCTACGCTTGTGAAGGTATCGAGGGTGTTTCGGTCTCTGAACTCGAGATGCGGATTCACCCTCACCTTTATGACGGTATCTCGACCGATGAAATCAATGAGCAGGTTATCAACGCGGCGAAGGATCTGATTGCCGCCCCTACCTACAACTACGACAAGGTTGGCGGACGCATGATTTCGTATGTGGTCCGCAAGCAAGCTTATGGCCAATATCAGCCTTGGCACCTAAAGGACATTATCAAGCGAAATATCGAGGCAGGTCGTTACGATCCTGAGATCCCGTCCATGTATAGCGACGAAGAGTGGGATCAGATCAATTCCATGATTGACCATCGACGAGACGACGATTTCCGCCTGGCCGGCGCTGAGCAGATGCGAAAGAAGTACTTGGTCAAGCATCGGGTCACGGGGCAGATCTTTGAGAGCTTCCAGATCCCTTACATCATGGTTGCCGCGATTCTGTTCCGGAACTATCCAAAGGAGACTCGTCTCACCTACGTTCGTAAGTTCTATGATCTGGCTAGCCGGCACTATATCAGTCTACCAACGCCGATCATGGCAGGTCTTCGCACGGCTACTAAACAGTTCTCGAGCTGCGTTGTAATCGACTCTGATGACAGCCTGGCCTCGATTGGAGCTACGGACGAAGCCGCCTTCCGATATGTCGCCGTCAAAGCGGGTCTTGGCATTAACGCCGGCCGCAATCGCGGCTTGGGCGCTCCGATCCGTAAGGGAGACGCCTTCCACACTGGTCTCATCCCTTTCATGAAGAAGTGGACGGCTACGGTGAAATCCTGCAGCCAAGGCGGCGTGCGAGATGGAGCGGTGACGATGTACTTCCCGATGTGGCACTACGAGTTTCCCGAGCTCGTCGTGCTCAAGGACAACGCGCTGACTGAGGAGAAGACCAATCGATCGTCGGACTACTGCGTGCAGCTTAACAAGTATCTCCTGCAACGCCTCATCTTTGGCAGGAACATAACTTTGTTCTCGCCGCATGACGCCCCAGGCTTGTACGAAGCTTTCTTCAATGATCAGGCTGAGTTCGCTCGTCTGTATGAAATGTATGAGGCTGATCCGACCATCCGTAAGCGTAGCTTCCCTGCGGCTGATCTTTTCAATCAGCTTGTGATTCAACGCATGAATACTGGACGGATCTACGTCATGTTCGTTGACAATGCCAACGAACGGTCTTCGTTCACCGTGCCGATTTACATGTCTAACCTGTGCACGGAGATTACGCTGCCGACCAAGCCGCTGAACCATATCGACGATGAATCTGGAGAGATCAGTCTCTGCACCTTGGCGGCAGTCAACTGGGGCAAGATCAACAGCACGGATCAGTTTGAAGAGATCGCTGACATCTTGGTTCGGGCCCTGAACGAGGTCCTTGACTATCAGGACTACCCGGTCAAGGCGGCGTACAACTCGACCATGGCTCGTCGGCCGCTCGGTATCGGCATTATTGGTCTGGCCCACTTCCTGGCTAAGCGAGGCCTGGGCTACAACCGTATTGCTCTCGGCCTCGTCGACGAGTTCGCCGAAGCCTGGTCGTACTATCTGATCAAGGCTTCTGTGGAGCTTGCCAAGGAAAAAGGCCCCTGCCCTGCTTGGGGTGAAACGAAGTACAGTCGCGGCTGGACACCGAACCTGACTCGGCCGAAGGCACTCGACGACATCCTGCCTCATAAGGAGCGCATGAACTGGGACGATCTGCGCACAGAGCTGAAGAAGTACGGGATCCGCAACTCGACTCTGATGGCCTGCATGCCGTCCGAGACGAGCTCGCAGCTCTCGAACGAAACGAACGGGATTGAACCTCCCCGCAGTGCTGTGATCGTCAAGGCTTCTAAGGACAGCGCACCACCTCAGGTCGTGCCTGACGTCGAAGAGCTCCTGCCCTACTACGATTGGTCTTGGTCTCAAAAGACGCCTGACGGCTATCTCGAGGTCACTGCGGTGATCCAAAAGTATGTCGACCAGGCAATGTCGATCAACACGAGCTATAACCCGGCCCACTTCCCTGAGGAGAGGATCGGTACTAAGCAGCTCCTGAAGGATCTGATGAGGGCTTATCAGCTCGGCCACAAGACGCTGTATTACTGCAACACTAAGAAGCCCGGTGAAGAGGAAATTCTGGGCACTCTGGCAATGACCGAAAGCGACGATGGTTGCGACGGCGGTGCTTGCAAGATCTGATCTGTAGTGATACAGTAATCGCATCAATCAGCCCGGACTGGTTCCGGGCTTTTTCCTCCTTTATTAAATCATGAGTGAACCGTATCCTGAGCCGCCGAGCCTTCCCAAGAAGGTGCGGATCGTGACGCATTACGCCGAGGACGATCCCAAATTCATGGGAGACTACTGCGAGATCAAACTCTACTTCGATGACGATCGAGTGCCTACGGTCGCTTACGGCGACTCCTATCACGACAAGGGTCAAGAGAAGATTCAAGGCTGGATCGACTGCCTGAAATACCTGACCGATTACAGACTCGTCGTTGAACGAGAAAACGTCGCCGGCTATCCCGTCTGATTATGCACATCACCGAGCTCGTTCAGCACCTCGAGATAACGAGGCCTGGCAAGCACGCCTTTGACTACCGCCTGGTCTCCAAGGCCCTCGGCTACAACAGCCAGAAGGTGACGTTGGCGGATTACCAGGAGATCGCCCGACGGTATAGCGAGCTCGATCAGCTCTTCCGGAGAGCTTGCCAATCCCTGATCGCCCTCGCCGAAGACAACAAGCGTCTTCAGGCCGAGAACGATTTCATGCTACGGCTGGTCAACAGCCGAATGAACACTGAAGACATATGAGCATCACACCGTTTAAACCTAATCCGACCTCCGTTTTCCACATCCGGCACAAGTCGCCCTCCGACACCAAGATCTTCCTTGATGAATCAGGTGTCGTCGACATCTCTCGCTCCGACGTCGTGAAATACCCGATTTTCAAGAAGCAGGCAGAGGCGATGTTCTCCAACTTCTGGAAGCCTCACGAGATCGTGCTGACTCGAGATAATATCGAGTTCAACAACGAGCTCGAGCCCCACGAGCAGTTCATTTTCACTGCCAATCTAAAGCGCCAGATCATGCTGGACAGCATTCAGAGTATGGCGATGAGCCAAGCCCTCCTACCGCTTTGCTCCGACTCGATGGTCAAGCGCTGCATTAACTACATCGAGTTCTTTGAGGAACTGCACGCTAGCGCCTACGAGCATATCGTCCGAAACGTTTACAACGACCCGACGGCGGTCTTCGACGAGATGCGGGAGATTGAGCCGATTGTGACCTGCGGCAGGGACATTGCCCGCTACTACGACGATCTGATCCTTGAGATCTCGAAGTACCGTCTCGGCCAGACGTCGACGCACAACGTCAAGCGAAAGCTGTGGCTCTGCCTCAATTCGATCAACGCCCTTGAGGGTATTCGGTTCTTCGGTAGCTTTAGCAATACCTTCGCTTTCGGCAACACCGGACGCATGGTGGGCAATGCTAGCGAGCTTAAGCTGATCGCCGGCGATGAGCTTCTGCACCAGGCCTTCACCACCGCCCTGATTCGCACGCTGCCGGAGGACGATGAAGAGTTTGTAGACATCAGCCAGGACTGCCGGGAAGAGGTGATTCACATCTTCATGGAGACAGAGAAGCAGGAGAAGGATTTTGCTAAGTTCAAGTATCAGCACGGTTCGCTGATCGGAATGAACGAAATCATAGAATGCCAGTATCTTTCCTGGATCACTGCTAAACGCATGCGGGCCGTTGGCCTGGCCTATCCCGGAGAGGCTCCGCGGACCAACCCGATTCCCTGGATGGGTAAGTGGCTGAACGAAGGGGACTTTCAACCAGCCCCGCAGGAAACGGAGATCACCAGCTACGTTCAGAATGTCCAGGCCGACGTCTCCGCGGACACCTTTGCGGGGTTCGAGCTGTGAACCTCACCGAGTTGACGCAGGTCCTGCATTCGATCTGGGGACCTGCGTCGATCAAACCGAAAACCATCACACTCTACCGCGCACAGAACATCGGAAAAACATGCCTGACGTACAACAATCTCCTCTTGTACCTGCACCTCCTGCATCCCTACCCGACCCCGACTGGGGCAAGGTGAAGGACCTCGCGGTGAATCATATCGATCGCCTCGATGCTGGCCGACGTCTCCGCGGACACCTTTGCGGGGTTCGAGCTATGAAGGTTCAACCATGCGTAGTTCAATATTCTCTGATTTCTTGATCGATGGGATCGAAGGCTACTGAGTGGAACAAAAGTACTCAATAGGCATTGACCCTGGCTGGAAGAATCTCGGTCTGGCTATCGTAAAAGAAGACGAGAGCGGATTGGCTCTCGTCCTTAGCCAGACTTTGAATCCGTCCAGCCGGGGTCTTCATAAGGCCGTGCATGATATAAAGAGTATCATTCAACAAGCAACCTCCTCTGTCGCTCCGATACCGGCCGCCATAGAGCGATACGTCAGCTATAATAACGTACTCACCGCTGAATCCGAGAACATTCTAATGCTCATCGGAGGGGTGAGCTGCATGCTTGAGGACGCCGGCTGTCCAGTGTTTCTCCATCGGGCAATCGATTGGAAAATGGAGCTTGTGAAGCTTCTGGTAAAGAACAAAGGTTTCGATAATCCAAGCTCAACGCTTGACAAGAAGTTCAGCGTCGCTGCGGCCAAAGCATGCCTTGACGTACAAGGAGAATTCAATGACCACCATGAAGCAGACGCTATCTGCCTGGCTTCAGTCTGCCTGCTTAAGGACCGTTACGCCAAAAATCGAAGCCGCTAAATCTCGTCTCCGTGGACATGTCGATACGTTCTTCGAATCAATCTGCGAAAACACGATCTATCCTCTTGTCCCAGCTCCTCCAAGGTTAGAACCGTCTGAGACAACGAAATATCTATTTGCGATTTTGAAGCCGAAATTCAACTCGAAAACCGATCTTTTGTTGATCTCTGAGGATCAGCTAGACGAGGCCACGTATTTCGATGATGATGAGTGGCTATCGGAAATCTCTGATCACATGATTGTTCTTAGCAACGATCTGAAGAACGTCGCAATCGTTCGCGCCGGATACTCTGGCGGTCTTTTTTAATTCCAGACTTTTTATCTACTTTCCATTTCAAAGTTCTGTTCTGGTATAAGTGAAGCGGAAGGAATCATGACTCCTTCCGTTTCCGTTTTTATGCCGGGACGATTTCCCTGCGCGTCAATTTCATTGAGGAGTATTATGAGCGAAGCCGGGTCACCTAACCTCAAATCTGTACCTCCACCGCTTCAAATTACGAAAGAAGGCAAGTCGAAAATAGAGGTATCGAAAACTGAAATCATTGATCGCGGCAAAGAAGGCAAATTCATTTTTGCACCACACGCCGTGCGTCATCATATTTACACCTATCTTGGAATTGATTATCTCTTTCCAGAGCGATACTTGGACGTTGACGAAGCAGGTCTAAGGTCGGATTATGATCGTCGTCAAGTCAAGAACTACAATACGATCCCGGTTCTCACCGTAATCTTGCGTATCGACGAGATTAAACAGGAGCTCGATGAATACGGGTATGGTGATCTCGATGAATCGCAACGCAAAGAGTTGCGTAATTTCATTCAGATTGTTGAGAACGAGAAACATCTTCTGAAAGAGAAGTTTGGCGCAGAAGGGGTTCCGACCGAAGTCGCTGCAGAGGAGCTTGCTCTCATACTCAATAGCCCCGGCCTTGCTTTTGCCTATCACGACGGAGAAGAAGTCTTTGGCTTTATCAGTAAATCAGCCTCCATTCGTGCCGATCTATTCGGTAAACATATCGACGTTCAAGGAAGGATTCACGCTAGTTTCGGGGAAGGAATTTCGGCGATAATATACAACTTCAAAATTCCGTACTTCGAGGGCTACAAGAGCCTTAAGGAGATCGGGATATCGATGCTTTCCTCCGACAAGAAGACGTTCGATTATCTGGTTCAACGAGGTAAGAAGTACGTTGACCTTGTATCGAAGCCTTCTTATCGCCACTACAGCGGAACGATCGCTCGTCGAAGCTGGTGGACTACTCACAAGTTCAAGGCCGATGGACGAGTAATGGTGGACATTGCCGCCATGCGTAATATCGATCCGGACTACAATGCGTATTTCGGATGGAGGCGTTTTGAACCTAGTGACCAGAACCGACCGAACGGTCTGACCGAGTTCACGAACGAGCAGTACATTTCGATGCCTCCTTACGTCTACGGGTTCTCCTTCACCTCTAAGGTATGGGGAGAGATGACCGTAGACTCCATCTCGGACATCGTTTTCCGCGAGGATGCCTACGACATGTTGGTGATGGACGAAGATCGAAAGAGCATGATCTTCGCTCTTGTCGACAATAGCATCTCGGGAGCCAAGGACTTCATTGATGGTAAAGGTGGCGGCTGCATCTTTCTGTTAGCCGGACCGCCTGGGGGCGGCAAAACCCTCACAGCGGAAGCCATTGCCGAAAGATTGAAGCGGCCGCTCTACATGGTCGGAGTCGGTGAGCTCGGCACCGATGTTCAGTCGCTCGAGGAAAGTCTGCGTAAGATCCTTGACGTGGCAACCACCTGGAATGCCGTACTCTTGATCGACGAGTGCGACATCTTCATGGAAGAGCGGACAGATATGGATGTGCATCGCAATGCCATGGTCGGGGTATTCCTGCGTTTGCTGGAATATTACGAAGGGGTGCTATTCCTCACGACCAACCGGGCTAAGAACATCGATAAGGCGTTCTACTCCCGGATCAGCATGGCGCTGCACTACGCTCCGTTGAAGACCGACGATCGCAAGATCGTGTGGAGCAACCTGCTGAAGATCTACGGCATCGAAGGGATCGACGTCGACACTCTAGCGAAACACGAGCTCAACGGCCGCAAGATCAAAGGTGTGATCCGAATCGCCAAGGCTCTAGCTGCGGCAGAGAATCGAAATCCTGAACTGCGCGACTTCGAGCGAGTGATCGAGCGAGAGCAGGAGTTCAAGGAAGCTGTTGGATACGACATCTAACAGGGTTGAAAGCAGGGTCTGCGTACCCTGTTTTCAACTCCAAACTCCTTGTTTGGTATAAGTAAGATGCGGGAAGGATACGTCTTATCCCTCCCTCCTTGTTTATCCTGGAGAAGTACGTGGATCTGAGAACAGCAATTTTTGAGATGTTCAAGCTCTCTCCGAGCGCCGTTCTTCTATCCGTGCCTGATCTCTGTGACAAGAAACGCAGTAGGATGGCAGTAGATCGCAAAGGGAGGTTCGTTAAGATCCACTATCGAATGCGCCGACGTTCGATAGAACAAAGGGTGATATAATTCGGTATAATTCGCCGTAACTCAACGCGGGCGTAGCTCAGTTGGTAGAAGCTTCTGCCTTCCAAGCAGAATGTCGTCGGTTCGAATCCGATCGCCCGCTCCAATCATTAGCTGGAATAGCTCAGTCGGTAGAGCGCCGCACTTGTAATGCGGATGTCGTGGGTTCGATTCCTACTTCCAGCACCAGGTTCTGTCGAGGTTCGACTTCCTGTTACCTCGACAATCAATTCATATCCCTGAAAGGAGCTAATCATGGCCAAAGCCAAAATCACTTACCGTGTTGGTTGCCAAATACATGGTTCCCCCAGCAAGGCGACGAACCAGTTCAAGGATGTGAAGGTGCCTATGCCTCTGAATAAGCGCGAACGACTGCACGGCGGTTGTCCGTTCTGCAAATCAGGCGCTCCGGCTTCTTGACAATGCCCAAACAACGAAAACTGCGAGTCAAGCTACCCGCCCTTAAGCCTCGCAACAAAGCGCTTAACGATCTCCTGATGGCGAAATCCAAGCGAGGTGGCTCGCATAAGGACAAGCGTCGGGAGATCAACGAACGAGAGCTCCAGAAGAAACTGAAGGAGCTCGAGTAGCTTTATGGTCCCGGGGTAGCGCCCCGAAGGGAACGCTGGCACTCGAAAAGGGACCGGGTTGATCTCCGGGAGGATATCGAGAAAGCGGCTAGTACCTGGACTGCCATCATGGCTGTGCCTGGATAGGGGCTGCATCCCCTAAGTGCCGTGCAGGGCTACCTCGTGGAGGGCCGGGCACAGCCATGATGGTGAATCTGCGATACGCGTGTCGCAAGCTGCGTGACCTAGGCACGAGGCGTTTAGTAGCCGGTGGAGGAACCCCATCAAGCCGGAGATCAGCACCGGCCACCATCAAACTTCTTCATCTTCAAATTCATTTTCACAAGGAGCATTTCTCATGGCAAAGCTGCATGAAGTCCTAGCTGTTGAAGCCGATCTCGAGGGTAAGGCCCGCCGCGTTACCGACGAAGCCACGACGACGTTCAAATCGAAACCTCATCTGTTCCAGGGCAAGATCCGTACCCTCGAGCTCTTTCAAGGCGATGACGAAGTGTCGAAGAAGGCTGCGGAAGATGCCGAACGCCAAGAGCAGGTCCTGGTAACCACTGTTCACGACAAGCTCGCCTATGTTTGGCAGTCGCTAGTTGCCTACTGGGATGCCGTGGCTCAAAAGGAGGCGACCAACCAAACAGCCAAGGCTGACGTGATTGTGAACGGCACGACGATTATGAAGGATGTGCCCGTAACGTTCCTGCTGTCGCTGGAGTCGAAGCTCAAAACCTTGCGATCGATCTACGAGGCCATTCCGACGCTCGAACCGAACATTCAGTGGGCGGACGCTCCGGATGTAGGCCCCAACGTCAAGCGAGCTCCGACGGTGTCGACTTTGAAAACGGCGAAGACCATCGACTACCGTATCGTTGCACCGGCTACCGATAAGCACCAGGCTCAGATTGACAAGGTCGAAAAGACGGTCAACGTCGGAGTCTACAAGCAAACCGTGACTTCAGGCCTTGTCACTCCGGCTCAGAAATCCTCTTGGCTTGGCCGAATCGATGAGTTGATCCGTGCTGTGAAGCAGGCCCGTCAGCGTGCCAACGAAGCTCCGATTGTGTCGGTGAACTACGCCAATGCTCTCGTCCGTTACATTCACGGTGATGAGCTGGCAGGGGCTGCCGGCGAGAATGCATCGGCTACATGAATCGTCACTTGATCTGGTGAAGTAACGATTCTATAATTTGTACTTCTTGGACAAGCTTAGCGTCAGTCTCAGCTTCATGCCAGTCAAAGAATCGGCCGTTACTGATTCCTGTTACCCCGTTACCGATTCTTGTTACCTGGCTCAGTTTCAGTCTATCGCCAAGACAAGCTCATAGAAAAGTCGTGAAAAGGAACGATGCACGTATCTTTCCGGAAGGTCCTTGGTTCAAGTCCAAGCTCTCCAGCCTAAGCACATTGAAAGAGGCAGTGTGCTTTGGTGGAGAGTAGCTCAGTGGCAGAGCGTCCGTAATCAGCAAAGTGCGTGCAGTTGATTCTGACAGAAGACTTTTCGAAGGTACGCCATAATTGGCAATCGACTTTTACTCGATCTCATAAACCTGACCGAGGCAGGGAGTGGGCTATACTCCCTGACCTCACTAAACCCCATTCCAACGAGGTGAGACAAAGTGAGTGGTGTTTAGTGAGGTTATTTCGATACCTCAGTTCCCCTCCCGCCCCGGCCCTCCGGGGCTTTCCTTTTGTAGGAGTCTTACATGAACCAATCCAAGTTCCTGAATCGCATGTTCCGCAAGGTTAATGGCGTTGTGTGGGATCTGGCCTCCAACAGCATGGGTCTCCAGAATACCAACGGCATCTATACCTTGAACCAGCGGACGGTCGAGCGTGAAAATCAACCGGCCGAAACGGTGTTCACCGTCAATGTCAACCCCTTCGATGCGTTTGGTCTGCCTGTTCCTGCCTTTGCTCAGCTGACCAAGCTGGAAGACGTTTCGGTTGGCGATATCGTCGTCGGTGACAAGGGTGCGCTCGGCTGGGTGACCAAGAAGCACGCTCGCTCGTTGGAACTGATGGATCAGAACGGCATGACGAAGAACTACACGCCTCCGAAGGTCTCTGTCATGGACATGGATGGCGCTCTCGTCGTGAAGTCCCTGACGGGTCTGTTTGGCCAACAAGGAGGTGCTGGCTTTTCCAACGCCCTGCTCCCCCTGGTTCTGGCCGGGGGCGACAACCTGGACGACCTGCTGCCGCTGCTGCTTCTCACGCAACAGCAAGCCGGTGACAACCCCAACGCCCTGGCCCAGGCTCTGCCGACGATCTTGATGGTCAAGACGCTGTCGGACAAGTCCGGTAATGCTCGTCTGAATGACCTGCTTCTGCCGATGATCCTGTCGGGTAACTTCGGTGGCAACGCTGGCGGCTTTAATCCGATGCTGTTGCTGGCTCTGAACGGCGAAGGCTTCGGCAACGTCCAGTCGCAGTTCATTGCCGGCGGCGCTCCGGCTCTGCAAGCCCGTCAGCTGACCCCTCCCCCGCTGACCATCCGTCAACGGAGCTAAGCAGCTAAAGAAAGCGGGGTTCGCTCCGCTTTCTTTTAGTCATTGGAAGCTGGTAGAATTGGTATAAGTAAGTCGGAGGCAATGGCAAATATTGCCTACTCTTATTTTTGGCACTGAGGTTGATATGAGTTGGCCCGACGCTTGTGTCTACATTGCAATAGTCATCGCTGTTGCGTGGATGTTTGTTAAATCATAATTTGTGTTAAACTTAGGTTCTCAGCGGAAGAGTGGCCGAGTGGTTTAAGGCAGCGGTCTTGAAAATCGTCGAGCCCTGACAGGCTCCGTGAGTTCGAATCTCACCTCTTCCGCCAATCGGTTATACGGAGCGTAGCGCAGCCTGGTAGCGCATCTGCTTTGGGAGCAGAGGGTCGTCAGTTCGAGTCTGACCGCTCCGACCATTATCCTCACTGCGCACCTGTGGCGTAATTGGTAGCCGCGCTAGGTTGAGGGCCTAGTGTCGAAAGACGTGTCAGTTCGAGTCTGACCAGGTGCACCAAATCAGTTTCAAAGGAGCAATTTTGTACAAGACTCGTAAGTCCAGTATCAAAGACTATCTCGTCATGACCTTAGCCGCTATCGGAATCACTGGCGGCTTTGCCCTATTCCTCGCACTCATTCTTCTCGGACCGATCCTAGGTGCCCTCCTGTGGCCCTACACGGTCAACGCCTGGCTGGTCTATACAGGAAAAGAACCGGTCTTTCTCTGGTGGTATGGGGCTCTTCTTGGCTTCCTCCCCTTCCTGAACCCTATCATCATCGTCGGTTCGATCGGTACCTTCATCGCAATGATGTTTCTGACCTAAAGGATTCCACCATGATCAACCACCATTTCTCCAACTTCTCCACGCTGGGACTCAGAGTTCTAAGTCCCCCAACCAGGAGAAACTATGGAGAAATTCAATCGAGCCGTCCGTCGCCATCACGTTGAACGTCTGAAGAAAGCTCGTAAACTCTATTGGTGCCCTGCTTCACTAGAGTGGCCGTATCCCTTAAAGAAAATCGAAGGGCTTGATCCCAAGAGGCTTGGAAAGGTCGTTTCGACGCCTAAAGCCTGCTCTTGCTGGCTTTGCAATCGCCCCCGTAAGGTGTTCGGGCTGACAATTAAAGAACAGTCATTTAACGAGTTTTTCAAGAAGGTAGAGGACGACGATACTTCTGCGCTATAATAGACGTTAGACTACCAGTGTAGCTCAGTCGGTAGAGCAGCGGACCGATAATCCGCCGGTCGTTGGTTCAAACCCAACCGCTGGTACCACCTCATCACTTCCTTCCGGTGTAGCTCAGTCGGTAGAGCAGCGGACTGTTAATCCGCCTGTCGCTGGTTCGATCCCAGCCACCGGAGCCAAATTCACAAGGGCAGATCTCAGTCTTCCCTTTTCATTTCCTGTATAATCCCCTTCTTCACAGGACTTTTATGAAGACCATCACCATCAACGTCGACTCGTGGTTCAATCGCTGTTTGAGCAGTTTCTACACCGATCTCTACTGGGACGACCTGGATTTCTGCAGTTACTGTAGAAAAGCCCTTTGGTTCATTCTCGTCGCGGTCGCAGGGCTGACGGTCGCTACTCTGCTCAGTGCAATCGTCGGCCACGGCCTTCTCAGCGACCTCTATCCGACTTTTCTAGAATGGTCCCGGTGGATTAGATTACCAACAATCCTCCTCGTAGGTTTTCTCGTCATATGTATCGGCATCTCGGCCTTCTTCGGACTGATCGTCGCCGTCTTCGCTACCTTCGAAACGCTCAAAGCTAAATACCGGGCCTGGAAACGAAAGAACTTCGATTCCGACCAAGAGCCGTCCGCCATCGCCAGCGGATATCTCGCTCTGAAGGACAAGGTTTGCTTCAAGATCAATCCGGTCCGGAAGTCGTAACAACCACACGCCATTAGCTCAGCTGGACAGAGCAACGGCCTTCTAAGCCGTGGGTCACACGTTCGAATCGTGTATGGCGTGCCAACCTCTACTCTTCAAGGAAATGGCAACGTGAGCTACCGCATGTTCCTCGACGATGAGCGGATGCCGGCCGAGAAGGATATGGACATGATCATCGTCCGGTCCTTCGACGAGGCCGTGGCTTATATCAAGAGGCACGGCTGCCCGATCTTCATCAGCTTCGACCACGACCTGTGCTTCGAGCACTACGGCAACATGCCTACGAATGAGAAGACCGGCTACGATCTAGCGAAGTGGCTGGTCCTTCAAGATGTCTACTCCGAGGGATTCATCCCGGAAGGGTTCGGCTTCCAAGTCCATTCTCAGAACCCCGTTGGGGCAAAGAACATCCAGGCTTACCTTTCCCGCTACCTCGAACTTCGAAAAACCGAACACAAAAGGACCCAATGAAAGTCATTCTGCACAACGAAGACAATCCCGAAGACAACGCCATGCTCCAGGCGCTCTACTCCCGTAGTCCCAAGAGCGTGCTAGATCACCTCGAGAAACTCGACAAGGTGGGCTCCGGCAAGTTCATGGAGCAGTTCTACCTGGGCTACGGACATGCGTCGATCGCCGACTGCGGCTTTGTCACGATCTACTTCGAAGGGATCTCGATGCTGGCAGCCAAGGCAATCGAGGACAATCCGCTGTTTAATGGTCAGGAGTGCTCGAGCCGGTACATCGACTTCTCGCAACAAGAGTTCTACAACCCCTATGCCGAAGGCGATCCCTCCCATGCCGTCGTGGCTTTCGTCTTTGATGAACTGAGAAGCTTCTACACTTCTCAACTCGAGCCTATGCAGCAATACCTTGCTGAAAGGTTCCCTAGGGAGGCCGGAGGGAATTCGAATGCATATGAAAAGGCTATTCGAGCACAGGCCTTTGACGTCCTACGAGGCTTCCTACCTGCCGGGGCAACGACAAATGTCGCCTGGACGACCAGCCTAAGAAAGGCTCATGAACGTCTGGTGCTGCTGATGCACCATCCTCTTCCTGAGATTCAGGAAATGGCTTTCAAGGCCTATGCCATGCTCTTCGAAGCCTATCCTCATTCCTTCAAGAAGGAGTATGCCGAGATCTCAGCTTTTGAAGATCGAATTGTCGCTTTGAAGGATCTCGAAGGTCCAGACCTGTTCTCCTATCTCAGCGACAGTTATAACTTTTATGCAACCACGCCATACCTTAATTGCAACCCTTGGTTAACAAAGGCTGGGGATAACTTGGCCGTAGAGATAGTCGGACCGGATCAACCCATTGAACTTCCTAAAACCCTGTCCAATCGGCCTGTTAAGACTCTTTTGCCGCGCCACGAACTGGCGGCTCATACGCCAATTAAGTTAGAATTGACGCTGGATTTTGGATCGTTTAGAGATCTTCAAAGACACCGCGGTGGATACTGCTCCAACCCGGTTCTTGAAATCGATAGGGGCTTTCATCCGTGGTACTACGACCAACTTCCGGATTCGGCAAAACCTAAAGCAGATCGGCTTTTTAAACAAATTTCCGAGGCTTCGGCCACCGTACTTAAAACAGCTAAGTCGGATCCGGAACTTCAGTTTAATAAGCTGCTCCTGCAATACGTGACGCCCATGGGGGTTCTCGTACCGGTCACACTTGTTTATTCGCTGGCCCAGATGATCTATGTCGCTGAACTACGTTCCGGAAAAACCGTCCATCCTACTCTCAGAGCCCCGGCTCAAGCCATGGCTACGTGGTTGAAAGATAAGGGAATTCAGGCTTACGCGGATATGGACGAGTCTAACTGGACCGAGCGCCGCGGCACCCAGGACATTATTAAAAAGTAGTTACCTCGTCAACCCTTCGATTTTGTAAGGAGCATTTATGAGCATCACCTCGATTAAGAACGAAGAGGTCATCTTCGTTTCGTTTCTGGGCCTCGGCGTTTGCTTGAAGGTCGAAGGCAACACGTTGGTTCCTGTCACCAACTCCGTGATGGGAGACACGGCAGAAGTCGTTTTGAATAACTTCCGGGATAACCTTTCTGAATTCATCGATAACAAGCTGTTCGAGATCCAGAAGGCTAAGGCGGTTCTCCCTCTAGTCAACCTCCTCGAGAGGATGGACGAAGAAAATGGAGGCATGCCGCCTGATCTGGCAAGAGATCTGATCTCCTCTCTGGATGCTACGATCAAGAAAATGACGGAGCGTCTCGGAGAAGCCCGGGAGCTGATGCTCGATGTCACTGATCTGATGATCAAATACGGCATCACGATCAAATCTCGTTCCGAGAACGATGACGAAGATCAATCGCCTGCTGTCGATATTCAGCAACAGGTAAGCGATCTTCTAGCCCGTATTCGCAAAAAGCAGTAAACTATAAGTATTCGGACCCTTTATTTCAGGGTCCTCTCGCAGACGAGGCGTCTGCTTTTTTTTACGTGAGGTACGTAATCATGTCACATGCCGGAATTTCCCCGGTTGCATCCCTATATTCCAGCCAGCTGTCAGGCAACATATTCGCCATGAGCAGCCGCGGCTCGAAAGGCAATTCTTCCCCTGAAAAACCCTATCACCTGGCTGTCATCATCGGCCGTTTCGAGCCATTTCATGCTGGGCACGGCCTTTTGCTTAACAAGGCGGTGATGGTGGCCGATAGGGTCCTCATTCTTATCGGCTCCTCCTATCTCCCACGCACAATCAAGAATCCGTTCACCTATCAGGAACGGGCTTTCATGGTTCGGGAATACTGCGAGCAACACAAGATCGATCTCGACCGTGTTGTGACGGTTCCGCTTCGGGATAATTTGTATTCCGACGCTGCCTGGGAGAAGCAGGTGCAGGACATTGTCTCCGAGCACCAGGGCGCTGTCTTCAACTTCGGTCCGATCCGCACTTGCATCGTAGGCCATAAGAAGGATGAAAGCAGCTACTACCTGGATCGCTTCCCTCAGTGGGACTTCGTCGATGTCGAGGAATTCAGGCTGCCAGGTCTGGATGCCACGAACGTGCGAAATCTGCTGTTCACCAACAAAGACAGCATCGCACTGCTACAAGGCGTAGTCCCGGACTCCACCTTCGAGCTCTTGACCGATTTCGTCAAGACCGAAGCTTACGAACGGCTCGTGCGGGAATACACCGCGGACAAGGCTTATAAAGCTCTCTGGGCCACGGCTCCGTTCCCGCCGGTCTTCGTAACCACGGATGCCGTGGTCTCCAAAGCCGGACACGTTTTGATGGTCAGGCGCAAAGAGGCCCCCGGTGAGGGTCTCTGGGCCCTCCCGGGTGGCTTTCTAGACATCAACCAGGACCTCTTAGACTCCTGCGTCCGAGAGCTCTACGAGGAGACGAATCTCGATCTACCGCCGGCGGTCCTTAGAGGCTCGCTGGTCAAGAGCGAGGTATTCGGACATCCGAAACGATCGACCAGAGGTCGCACGATCACTCATGCCTATTTCTTCAGCCTGGATGGTCGTGACTCCAAACCTGGATTACCCAAGGTTCGAGGCGGAGACGACGCGGCCGAGGCGAAGTGGATCCCGATCGGCGAGCTCGTGAGCATGAGTGAGTCCATTTTCGAGGATCACCTTTCCATCGTGACCCGACTGCTGGGTCTTTAATTTCCGCGCCGAGGCGGCGCATCATTCATTTAACGAGGCGTTAAATTATGAACTTTCAGCGTAACATCCTTCTGTCCACGGACAGCTATAAGCTGTCGCACTTCCTTCAGTACCCCGCCGCGACGACGGGCATGTTCTCCTACATCGAAGCGAGGAAGAACAACAGCAAACTTTCCAAGGCCGAAGGCGTGGTGTTCTTCGGGTTGCAAGCCTTCATCAAGGAGTACCTCCTGACTCCGATCACCATGGGGCAGATCGACGAGGCCGAGGCCATCGCCAAGGCTCACGGCGAACCCTTCCCGAGGAAGGCCTTTGAAAAGATCATCACTCAGTACGGTGGCTATCTGCCCCTCATCATCAGCGCTGTCAAGGAAGGTACGCACGTTCCCTTTGGAAACGTTCTGGCGACGGTCGAATGCCACGACCCGGTGCTGTTCTGGCTGGCATCCTACATCGAAACGGCGCTGCTCCGTGCCATCTGGTATCCGACGACGGTTTGCACGATCAGCAATCAGACCAAGCAGATCATCTCTCGCTATCTCGAGGAGACGTCGGACGATCCTGCCGGTCAGCTTCCGTTCAAGCTTCACGACTTCGGCGCTCGAGGCGTGAGCTCTGGTGAGTCGGCCGCTCTCGGCGGTATGGCCCACCTGGTCAACTTCATGGGGACTGACACCGTGGAAGCTCTGGTTGCAGCCAAGCGTTACTACGGCGCTGAGATGGCCGGATATTCGATCCCTGCAGCAGAGCACAGCACGATCACGAGTTGGGGACGAAGCAGGGAAGCTGACGCCTATCGAAATATGATCCAGCAGTTCAGCAAACCCGGCTCCATCTACGCGGTGGTCTCGGACAGCTACGACATCTTCAACGCAGTCGACAATCTTTGGGGTGGCGAACTCAAAGAGGAAGTCATCGCCGGTGGCGGAACCCTCGTCGTTCGCCCGGACTCCGGGGATCCGATCGGAACCCCTGTGCGGGTCATTGTGAAGCTCGCCGAGAAGTTCGGCGTGACCTTCAACAGCAAGGGTTACCGGGTTCTGAACAACGTTCGAGTGATCCAGGGAGACGGCATCGGTCCTTACGAGATCGAGCGGATTCTGCAGAATCTGAAGTTCCTAGGATTCTCGGCCGACAACATCGCTTTCGGCATGGGCGGTGCCCTGCTTCAGCAGGTCAATCGGGACACGTTCAGTTTCTCCCAGAAGTGCTCAGCCATCTTCGACGCTGAAGGCAATGAGATCGAGGTCTACAAGGATCCGGTTGGCGGTGGCAAAACTTCCAAGCGTGGCGTGATCACGTTGACCACCGGGATCATGGAGTTTCCTGAGCACGGCTCGTGCATCCAGAAGCAGACCTTGGTCACGAAGCGTGTCTCCGAGTTGAGGAAAGATGAGCCGGAGCTGCTCGAGGCTGTCTATAGCCACGGCACTCTCCTGCGAAATCAAACCTTCGACGAGATTCGCCGGCTCTCCAATGAAACGAGCTGCAGCCGAGTCCTGACTTTGGACTCACAAACAGCGTAATCGCCATCCAGGTCGGGGCTTTAAGCCCCGGCTTCCTACGAGACGACTATGAGTTTCGACAAGCACTATCCGAACCGGAAAGATTGGAGGAAGCCCTATCGCGGTTCGAAGCGGTTTGACCGGACATGTCGCAACCACGGAAGTTGCGGCTACTGCGAGGCAAACCGCACGTTCAATCGAAAGCGTCAGACCGAGAGCCTCGATGCCGACTTCAAAACCTTTCTCACCGACGACGCTTCCGACGACTAACCTACCCTTTCTAGTATGAATGTCAAAGAACTGAAACAGATCTTAGAGAAAGTCCCGGACAATGCGGTTATTCTCCTTCCTGGGTACGATCACTCATACAACCTCGCCAGCGTCGAACTCAGCACGGCCATGTTCAAAGACGGGGACTGGCTGGAAGACCATGGAGATACTTACACTCCAGAGGGGCCTGTTTACGGTTCGAGAAGAACCGCTCTCATCATCCGACCTTGAGCTCCTGCCGGTCCACCTCCCCTTCTTTGAAATAGGGGAGGCGGTGGTCTGGAGAGACGAGTCTGCCCGTATCGTTTCCCCGGCCTTCATTTTCGAAGAAGCTTACCACTACGACCTAAGACTGGTTTCGACTGGGCAGATGATCCTCGGAGTTTGCGAGGAAGAGCTTCTATCCCTTTCATCAGTGGCTGCTGACGAGGCTCCAGACCTATCTCCGTCCGTCCCCTCGTTTGCTGAAGTAATAGAAATCCCTGACTCCGTCTTGCGTCCGTTGTTTCGTGATAGAATTCCTTCAAAGAGGTGATTCATCATGTTATTCAACGACTTTAAGAAAGACGAACGGTGCGGAGATTGCGGAAAATTGCTTTCCGATCTTGCCTCTGGTGAAGCTACTTGCCGTCCTTGCCAAGACGAGGTCGACTATCTTCTTGCCAGAACTACCGTCCTTGGACACCTGAAGACGGCTCTCTACTGCTTCTGGAGCTTCGATTTCATCGGCGCTCTTGTAGAGCTCATCTGGGCTGTACAGAGAGCGACCGGAACAGGCGATTACGGAGAAAACGGCCGTTTCACCAAGCTTTTAAATCAACGCGCCTCGAAATAGGGGCGACATTTGTTAGTAAGTCATGGAACACAAGTACATTCTTTTAATCGATATGGACGGCGTTATCTGCGAGTGGACCGGCCGGGTTCTCTCCGCCTATCGAGAGCGTTTTCCGGATCGCCCCTGCCCGTCTCAAGACGAAGTCACTCAGTTCTACCTGGAAGATCTCTTCCCGGAAGAGCACCGTGACGACGTCCTCGCTATCGTCCGGGAAGCCGGATTCTATTCCAGCCTCGAACCGATACCTGGTGCGATCGACGCACTCGAGAACATGATGATCGAATGCCAGGGCTTCCTGGAGCCGTTCATCTGTTCGTCTCCCGAGGTGGATTATGCCGGCCTGCAGTGCCACAGCGAGAAAGCGGTCTGGGTTGAAAAGCATCTTGGACCCTGGTGGACGAAGAGATTGATCCTGACTCGGGATAAGACTCTGGTCCGAGGCCACATCCTTATCGACGACAAGCCAGAAATCAAAGGAGTCACAACGCCGACTTGGTATCAGCTGGTCTTTGACCAACCTTACAACCGCCACGTTGCAAAACAGCGCTTCACCTGGAGTGATTGGCCGATTCTACGTCAATCGATGGCCGGGTTGAGTAACGAAACACAATCGTCGACGGAAGAAGGTCGCATCATCCTTCTTAGCTAGCGACCTGCAGCAATATAGTTTGATCATAGAGGCTCTTATGGACGATCTGCCATTCTTCAGACCGGACGATTTCCGCCTGCTATTTCTCGATATCGACGGCGTGCTGAACTCCACGAAAACCGCTGTTGCCTATGGATGCCTACCTTGGCCATCGTCTGTCATTGAAGGAAATCGAGCTGAGCCTGCCGACCCTCCTGTTGAAGACGTTGAAGCCTTCGATGACGTCAGCGTTCGGTTGATCGAGAGGCTGTGCGAAAAGACCGACACGCATATCGTCCTATCCTCGACCTGGCGCTCCGGTTTGAACGTTGAGGAGGTTCGGGCAATGCTAGGCTACATCGGCCTCTCGTCCGAGCGAGTCATTGGTCGAACCGGGCCCAGTCTTCCCGGACGTGGCAGAGGCTGGGAAATCGAGCAATTCCTCATTGGTCTTGAGAGGGACACGAAGTACCTGGTTGAGTCTGGGCTTATCGTACCCGGCCTCTACGGGAAGTCCCTTGAACCGCGTAGCTATGTCATCGTCGATGACGACGACGATATGCTGGAGAGCCAGGTCAAGAATTTCGTTCAGGTCAACTGGGACGAAGGTCTGTCTTTTGCCGACGTACTAAAAGCCGGTCAGATCTTGACAATGAAAGACTTCATGAGGTATAACCTGATGTAAATAATCTCTGTTTTCTTGGTACAAGAGATTAGCTAAGGCCGGTTTACTTTGGTGCGCTAAGCCGGTCATTGATCCCAAGACGCACCATTGTTTTGTTAACTTAACGAGTATTGATATGGCAACTCTGAATCAAATCGGTCGAACCCTTGCCCGTAACACCGCCATCCTGCGTAAGGATGCCGCTCTGAACCTGTCCGACATGGAACGCATGACCGGAGTGTCGCGTCGCACTCTGGGGCGCATTGAAAAGGCACGCAAGGAGCGTCGTCCGTACAGCCCGATGCTGAAAACGGTGCTGAAGCTGGCTGAGACCGCGGGCGTGTCGGTCGACGACTATATCAAGACCTCTTTCTAAGCATCCTTTTGAACAGGCATTCAACAAAAAGAAGAACTTTGGTATAAGAGAATTGCAGAGGAACATTATCCCTTTGCACTTCGCTTCTCCTTGGCTATTCTTTTGCCTGCGCAAGAGGTGTCTTATGACGATCCTGAACGTTATTGAGTACGAAGATGAAGGCCTGGCCATCATCGAAGATGATCATGGCAAATATGCCGTCACCTCTGACGATCCGACCTTCATTCCATTGGACTCCGTGTCCTCATATTCGACGGTCGGGAACCTCGAGCGTCAGCGAATGCTAACCTAGGGTGCATGGGGTGAGCAGGCACTCAAGTAGGAGCGGTTCTTCGCGCCGCTCCTCGCTCCTTCACGTTGGACTGGGCAACCCGATGATTCCTGCAGAATTGCCCTCCCTTCGGGGAATCAACGTCGATGAAGTCTTAACCGCAGTAACCGGTTTGAAGGTTGAAACGACCTTCTATACACCACCGGCTTGAAGCCGGAATTCGGCAGCCAGTGGCCCTGGCCACCACCCCTCCTCCTAAATAGATTAAATGAAGAGAGGGCCCGGGGAACAACGCCGATGAGTTCATCGAACAGTTTATAGCTTAGAGTCTGATTTCTGAGAAGTCAGGAAGGGTGCAACGCCCTTCATTCTTCCTTCTCCTTCGGAGAGGAACTACGGACCTGGTTGATGTCTACGAGCTGGAGCTCGCATGCAGCTGCAGCTGAAGGCAGAGATAACGAACGAAGAGTCTAAGCTTTCTTGATTCTCTGTTTCATAGGTTTTCAAGTAATTGCGAAAGCAGCGTAGGATGCACCGTCCTACTTAATTGCTTCCGGCCTGCAGGCCGGAGATCACAGCTGGGATCCGCGGCGCCATGGAGGCTGTCGTCTTCGCCGGCCGCCGGGGTCGAATAACGGATCGATGAGTTGAAACTGAAACAGAGGTTCTTTGGCCTACGCCGGACGCTCCCCTTCCGGCGGTTTCTTTGAGAGCACGGCACACAATACGTGCTCTCTTTTTTAGTTTATTGAAGTTAGTCCAGTACATAAAGGAAGCCACTATGGCCGACAGGTTATCAGGCATCTTGTCTATGCCTCCTCTCCCTCCACGAGTTCGTGACAGTGAGCCGACACCTCAAACAGATTCCCTATTCGAGACTGGGGTCCTCCCCCCTACCTGGAATCTAACAATTGAGAGTCCCTCCGGAGGCATTACTCGCTATCTTGTCCCAGAGGGGCAAGAAACGTTTTTCCTTCACGATGTAAGGAATGGTAATGGTTTTGAGATACGTCATGTTCGGAGTGTAAGTCTTCCTGTCCCGCGCCCGGGAGCAACAATTAGCACTCCTGAGGGGTACAGGATTACCAACAGCACGTTCTCCGAATACGACAGATTATCGGGACCTCATACTCACAACTCTACGGGCTTTTCCTCGAAGCAACTCATCAACGCTCTTAAGGACAAAGTGGAGATTCGAACCAAAGCTGTTCTCGATGGTTCCGAGTTATCCATTCGTACTCAGCTAGTAATCCTGGATATGGATAAGGAGACAATCATCTCCGAGGATGAGGATTCGGTCGACCTCACGGAATTGCTCGACCGGCTTTGATAATTAAGGAATATTGCCTTGAGAACTTACGTGCTTTATCACGCCAATTGCCAAGATGGGCTTGGCGCTAAATACGCCGCATGGAAGAAGTTCGGAGACCAGGCTACTTATATCCCGGTTCAGTACGGGCAACCTCTTCCTGAAATTACCACTTACCTACCTTGGGATGAAATCAAGGTCGGGGAAGAGTTCTACGTCGATTCAATATACGGCTTGGATGTTAAGACAGCCGACGCTCCGGCATCGTCCTCAGGCATGGTCTGCCGAGTCCCGGTCGAGGTTTACATCCTTGACTTCAGCTACCCTCGAGACGTCCTAGAAGAGCTAAGGAGTCGGGTAACGAAGCTGGTAATACTCGACCATCACAAAACCGCCAAGGAGGCTCTAGAGGGGTTTTCTGGAGCTCACTTTGACATGCACAAATCCGGGGCCGTCCTGGCCTGGGAGTTCTTCCATCCTGATACTGAAGTGCCTGAGCTTCTGCAGTACGTTCAGGACCGAGACCTTTGGACTTGGAAGCTCGAGGATACCCGGGCCGTAACTGCGGCACTGCCCCTGCTCAAAGGGGACATGAAAGCTTGGGATGCCTATGTCACACATCCAAAAAGCCTCAACTCTCTGATTCAGCAAGGAGAGACCCTGCTTGCTGCCGATGACATCAAGATCGAAAACGCTCTGAAGAACGTCAAAGTTCTGCCGTACAAGGGCTATCGCGTTGGCGTTATGAATACTACAACGCTTCACTCTGAAATCGGCAACGCGGTTTGCAAAGATGAAGAACTCGGTGTAGACTTCTCTTTGACTTATTTCTTCGATACTGATGGTCAACCGGTTTTGAGCTTTCGCTCCATTGGAGATTTCGATGTGTCCGTCTTGGCTAAAGAACTGGGAGGCGGAGGCCATCGAAATGCCTCGGGAGCTCGGGTTTCCTTTGATTTCATCCAACAACTTTACCAAGGCCTTCTTTGAGGAATTGCAATAGTGGGACAACTACCTTTGTTTTCTGACCTCCCGGAGATCGATGCTTCGGCCGTATCTGACAACGAGCAAAAACGCAAGGCAGTTGAGCTTGTTTCCGGTTATCTGGTCGAAGTTTTCGAGAACGATCCGACGACCTGGGAAAAGCTTGACACCCAGGCCTTAGACGCCATTGCCGGAAGCGCTTCCGGCCTCATGTTGATGGGGGAATACGAGAAAGCCGCGCTCGGACTCGTTTATCTGATTTATCAAAAGAGGTTTGAAGAGACCAACAAGCTTGAAGCTCGGTTAAAGGAATTGACTATATGACAATGATGGTTCACATGAAGGATGACCTTGAGTTTGACGTTTCTGCCGCACATGTATCTCAGGAAGTGCTTAAGGACGTCCATTCTAAGCACCTGCCCAAGCGTCGGCCTGCCGTATCTTTCCTTGAAAATGGCGTCAAGATCCTAAGGGAGAGAGCTGCGCTTCGTGATCAGCCTAATGGGGAGCGGAGCATGGCGAAAACCGTGGCTATCTTCAACGCCTGGACAGGCAATAACCTGTCCGTTGAAGATGGCTGGCGTTTCATGATCGCCCTCAAACAGGCTCGAGAGATACAGGGCTTTTTCAACGCTGATGATTACGAGGACGGCGCTAACTACTTCGCCCTACTCGGTGAAGAAGAATCGGCCAACGAAAAACGTCAAAAGCCCCAGACCTAAGCCATTTAATCTCCATCTTCTTGGTATAAACAATCAGAGAGGGTATTCCCTCTCTCGAGCTTATCCTTTCAGTTTTATAAGGAGCTTTCATGTTTAAGAAAGCACTAGACCGGCTACTCAATAGCCAACTGCTCTGAGTATTCTCCTGGGTTGTCTATATCGCCCTCTTAGACCCATCCCCTATCTCCGGAATATCTCACTCGAAGCAGTAACCCTTATGGAGCCGGCCTGGATACTGGCCGGCTTTCTTTCTCTCAAACGCAATGAGTAATATCGCACACAAAATCGAAACCATGCTCGTTATCCAAGACGAGCTCAATCAGGTCGTCGACCCTAATTGGCGAGACCGCCGTTTTCGCTGGGAGGACGCCATAACGATCGAAGCCGTTGAACTCTTCGACCACCTTCCTTGGAAATGGTGGAAGAGCTACAGCAAGCCGGTCGACCGCAGCCAAGTCGTGCTCGAGGCGATTGACATCTGGCACTTCATTCTGAGTCGCGTCATCAACGAGTTTGATATCGATTATGGGGTGGAATTCCTCCTTGACTACTTCGAGGATCACGAGGCCGAAGAGACTATCGACTGGGATCATGTCAAGGAGGACGCTCGGTCTTTCCTCAGAGAGGTTACTTACGACAACGAGGATCCTGATGCTCTGTTTGAGCCGACCTATGTCGAACACTTCGCAGAGCTCCTCTCTACGCTTGGCGTCACCTTCGACGAGCTCTACACGCTCTATGTCGCCAAGACGCAGCTGAACCGCCTGCGCTGGGCCAATGATTATGGAGGCTCTTACATCAAAACCTGGGGCGGTCAGGAAGACAACGTTTGGCTTGCCGAGTACGTGAAGACGCTCGACGTCGACGCGCCTGACTTCAAGGATCAGGTCTATGCTGGACTTGTGGCCAAATATGAGGAGGTCAAGAAGGCAGCTTCAACTGGCCTCTCTGAGGAGTAACATGATGGAAGGCAAGATTACCCTTGAACTCGACTATCACTACGAACCGTTAGAAAACAAGGTCTACCTGAGTCACCCCTTATTCGAAGGTCTTCTGTCTCTTGCTGCCAGCAATGAGGACCTGGCCCGAATTCAGCTCGACGCCCTCAACATAGACAAACCCAAGACTCCCATCGAGGAGATCGTCTCTGACGGTCACCAGCTCATCGCTACAATCCAGGAGTTGAACGAGCTGATCCCAGGGGTTGTCGACGCGGTCAAGAAGAAACTGAGTGGAGGTAAGGATTGAGCGGCGGACACTTCGACTATAAACAATACTATATCGACTGCATCGCCGACGAGGTCGAGCAGCTCATCCTGACCAACGACCAGGAGGACGGCAATCAGTTCTCCGAGGAGACGATCGAGGAGTTTAAGAAAGGCCTCGAGCTGCTCCGACAGGCCTACGTCTACGCTCAGCGGATCGACTGGCTGGTCTCCTGCGACGATAGTGAGGAGAACTTCCACGAGAGGCTCAAACAGGAGCTTTCCGACTTAAGTAAGAAGGAAGCGCTGTGAGCTACAACGGCCCTGAACAGGGCATCCCCTGCCCTTACTGCGGATCTCCTTGTGACTGCGACGTGGTCGACGTTGGCGTTGGCTTCGTCCAATGCGGCCCCTACCACTGCGAGAGCTGCGGTGCCTCTCAGATCGGGCCTTACGACAAGGAGCGGCCACTCTCCGAGCAGGAAAAGAGGACAAGATGGTATGCGCCTGGTTCCGAGCCGGGTAGCAGCGCCAACGTCATTGCCGGCCAGGTCGTCTCACATCAGGAAGCACGAAACGTCTACCGGGCCCTTTACCCGTTCAGCGCGACGGAAACAGGCCGGGCCTTTATTCGAGGTACGACACATGAATTTGAAAAGATACACGGTCACGGTTCAGTGGCTGCACATCAGTTCTCAAACCCGGTACTCGCTCAAGAGCAAGATGATGAAGCTCTGGGCTAAGGACTTGATGGCAGCCAGCCGAGAGGCCCTCTCTCAGTTTCAGGACAAGATCAATCCCAGCATCAGTCAGATCTGGGCTGACTGGCCTCAACCAATTCAAGGAGATACATGAACGATCAAGAAATTGAAAACGAACTCCAGGCCAAGGACCTGACCGCTCCGCGGGTTACGCTGGAGGACATTGAGAACAACATCATCGATGAACGGTATTTCACCGCAGGCGATGGGATCCGAGGAAAGAGCTATGGAGCATCCATGCCGGTACCGGAGCGTCTCGATCGAATCACTCTTTGCGTTCTTACTCTGAGTAACGGATTTAACGTCGTCGGCGTCAACGCCGGCCCCGTGAGCCCTGAGAATTTCGACGCTCAGCTTGGCCGCAAGCTGGCTCGACAGAATGCGATCGACCAGATCTGGCCGCTGATGGGCTACGCGTTGCGAGATCGCCTGTCTCGAGGAGAATTGGGTTGAGCAGCAGCGCATTCGGGATCTGACCTGGGGAGCAGAAGGTGAAAGTCACTGAACTAAGAGGTGCCTATCTAGACTACTGGGTAGCTCGGGCCGAGGGGTATACGAACATCAACGGCCCTTACGAGACCGATTGGGTGTTCTGCCTTAGAGAGCCTGACGGTAGCGATGGTGATGCTCTGCCGGAATATTCGACGGATTGGTCGGCAGGCGGTCCGATCATCGAACGAGAAGAGATCTCAATTAGACATATCCAACTGATGCCGGGTTATTGGGTGATCGCAGCTTCCTTGGAAGTGCGAGCAGCCGAGGCCGGCAGAGACACCCTCAACGGCAAGCCTTTGATCGGTGCCGGTTGGTACATCGGGGACACTCCGTTGCAGGCTGCCATGCGAGCCTTCGTCGCCAGCAAGTTCGGCAAAGAAGTTCCTGACGAGGAGCCGGCATGAAACTGATCATCGCCGGCGGCCGTGATTACGTCTTCACCGAACGCGACGCCGCGGACCTCGATCGCCTCCACGCTATCATCGGCATAACCGAGGTCGTCGAAGGTGAACAGCGCGGCGCGGACCTGGCTGGCAAGTCTTGGGCTCAGGAGCGAGGCCTTTCAGTCAAACCCTTCCCGGCTGACTGGAAGCTTCACGGCAAAGCTGCGGGACCCATCCGCAACGAACAAATGGCTCAGTACGTTGGTAGAGCCGGAGCTGTTGTACTGTTCTCAGGCAGGGCTGGGACAGAAAACATGTACAAGGCTGCGAAAAGGCACGGCCTGCAGATCTTCGACTGGCGAACCGAGCCCAGACGGTTCCCTTAGAATTGAGAAAGCCCGGATTTCTCCGGGCTCTTTTTTAGCCTTCAGAAGAGATTATTAGCCGTCTCCGTTGCCAGCAGCGTCTTCCAGGTCCTTGATACGCTGGGCAAGCGCCACGAGAACGGTTTGCAGATCACCTTCAGCCAGGCCGGTGTCGTCGTCGCCTTCAACCTCAATGTCTGCCGCCGTAGGAGGCGTGCCAGAACCGCCGCCGGAGTTGCCGGCTGCGTAGACAACGTTCCAGTTGGCACCGTCGCTAAACACCGTCACTTCCGAGTACTGCTCGGACAGGGTGTAGGAGGCAGCACCGTCGATCGTCTGGTTATTGCTCGCAGCAATCGTCGCGGTACCAGTGCCTTGGTTTTTGAAGATGTACGAAATCCCTGGCGTGGTATAGGCATCGGGCAGGGTGAAAGTCGAAGCAGCAGATCCGGTAAAGACCACGTACTGGTGTCGGTCATTGGGCCACCGGGAGACAGTAAAACTTGGCATAGTTCGAAAATCCTTTAAGTCAACAATGGCCCCGAAGAGCCGCTCACTGTATTTTAGTTTACAGGACGGGGAACGGCTTTCGGGTTGGTTCTTAACTTAGAAGCGTTGGCGGGGTGAAATCGGTGACGTACCAGGCGTAATCATTGGTGATCCGGAGGTCGTCAAGGTATCCTTGATATGGATAGCTCATTGAAGAGGAATTTCTATAGAACTGCCCTATCGATACTACTAAATCAGTCGGAGTCACATCGTCTGTAAGTTCAGTCGATCCACTCAATACGCCATTTATGAATACTCTAAGCACTCCTTCTTTTCTTGTAAAAGCTACATGAGACCACTCATTTAGTTTTACTGTATTGTTAGAAACAAGTATATTATTAATATTATTGCCCGGATTTGTGGTTTTGCGAAAACACAGGGTCATCGAAGGAGTACTAGTCAGAGAAAGGCCGATAGTATAGATAGTATCGTTGCCAGAACCAAAAAGTCCGAACATCACTATATGTTGCTCACTGCTATCCAGCGGATACATGGCAAATTCAATAGTGAAATCTCGAGTGCCAGGAAATATATTGGAATCCCCATTGAGACGAAGGCCGTTCGTCATGATTCCAGAACTACCCTGGAACCTCCCACACGACTCTCCTGACCAAGGCGAAATTGCGGTAGAGGTTGTAACATTGTTCAGCACGGTAATCTCTCGGTTTCTCGGAGAGCTATCAACGAAAACGGTGCCTCCATTTTGCCCTTCAAAATTCAGCAAGAGTTCGACAGAGCCGGTATAGGGCAGCATCTGCTCTCCGGTATAGACAAGGTATCTTGACTTGTCGTCAGGAGAGGGGATGTCAGGGAGTTGGACGACGGTTGCGGAGCCGGGTTTGTAGATGGTCGCGTAAGGTGAGTTAAAGTGAGCGATCACAAGATAATTGCCGTCGGGGCTGAAAGAGGCTCCGTTGCCATTCCCGGTTGGAAGCACATCCGGATTTGCCAGCTTCGTGAAGGTATCCCCTTCACGCTTGTAGATGGTCACGTAAGGTGAGTTAGTGTGAACGATCACAAGATAATTGCCGTCGGGGCTGAAAGAGGCTCCCCATCCAATTCCAGTTGGAATTACATCCGGATTTACCAGCTTCGTGAAAGTATCCCCTTCACGCTTATAGATGGTCACGTAAGGTGAGATATTGTGACCGATCGCAAGATAATTGCCGTCGGGGCTGAAGGAGGCTACGTAGCCAGCACTGGTTGGAAGCACATCCGGATTCGCCAGCTTCGTGAAGGAGTCACCATTGCGCTTATAGATGGTCACGAAAGGTGAAGAGAAGTGAGCGATCGCAAGATAATTGCCGTCGGGGCTGAAGGAGGCTCCTCTGCCAGTCCCAGTTGGAAGCACATCCGGATTCGCCAGCTTCGTGAAGGAGTCACCATTGCGCTTGTAGATGGTCACGAAAGGTGAAGATTCGTGAGCGATCGCAAGATAATTGCCGTCGGGACTGAAGGAGGCTCCCCATCCATTTCCAGTTGGAATTACATCCGGATTTGCCAGCTTCGTGAAGGAGTCACCATTGCGCTTGTAGATGGTCACGTAAGGTGAAAGGTAGTGAGCGATCGCAAGATAATTGCCGTCGGGGCTGAAGGAGGCTCCACGTCCAACATTGGGTGGAAGCACATTCGGATTCGCCAGCTTCGTGAAGGTGTCTCCTTCACGCTTGTAGATGGTCACGAAAGGTGAAGAGTCGTGAGCGATCGCAAGATAATTGCCGTCGGGACTGAAGGAGGCTCCTCTGCCAGTCCCGGTTGGAAGCACATCTGGATTAGCTAGTTTCGTAGCCGAGTCCCAACTACTACCCCCCTCAACCCCAAACACCTCATCCAACTTCGGATAAACACCGAGCTCAAACGTACTGCCATCGGCCGGCACATACGCAGGCGGGCCTAGCTCTGGATTAGCCGACAGAATGATCTCTCCAGGATATCGGTCAATCTGACTGCCAAGCTCAATCACCTGGCCTTCTCTCGTCAGAAAGACCTTCCCGTCGTGGTCATTGATCGCAATTTCTCCAGGCTCAAGCGTGGCTGGTACAGCGCCGGGCATGCTCGAGCGTTTGAATTTCAAGACTGCCACGTTGCCTCCTACAGAGTCGCTGCCTGGATGAAAAGCTGATCCATATCGTCCTCAGACAAGCCAAGAGCTGGAGTCAGAGCAAGGACAAGCGGAGAGTACCGCTCAATGGTCGTGGCATACTCCCATTCAATCTTCGCAGCCGTCTTCTCGGGTTCAGACAGCGATTCCAAGGCGTTTTCGACGTCCGATAGCTTTCCGATCGCGTGAAGAGCCAGGCGAGCCTGCCGAGGCGTCACGGACTCAGGCACTGGCGGAGGTGGAGTGTACCTCTCGTCTTCAATGACCCACTCGTTGCCGTTTAGCCGAGCGAACTTGCCTTCAGGAATTTCCGGCAGCGGCACTCGAGACCAGCGAAACGGAATGCCTCGAATGGGAGTCGTGGTTTTAGACGCGCCGGTGTAGTAGCCGTACTCGTCGTATTGGTGAATGAGGAAAGGGTCGTTGTTAATAGCCAAAATTGTTCTCCGGTGAGAATTTACGGATGATCGTTAGCAGGCAAAATCTCCAATCACGCTCGACGGCGGTAGGAAATCAGCTACATGCTGCTTATTTGTAGGCGGTGGTGCAAATCCTGTATTCCGTATCAGTCGTAGGGGCAGGAAGGTTTGGGATTTGTATTACGGTTTCCGAGCCGGGTTTGTAGATGGTCACGCGAGGTGAGCCATCGTGAACGATCGCAAGATAATTGCCGTCGGGACTGAAGGAGGCTCCGAAGCCATTCCCGGTTGGAAGCACATTCGGATCTGCCAGCTTCGTGAAGGTATCTCCATCGCGCTTGTAGATGGTCACGAAAGGTGAGTTAACGTGAGCGATCGCAAGATAATTACCGTCGGGGCTGAAAGAGGCCCCTCGTCCATCTCCAGCTGGAAGCACATCCGGATTCGCCAGCTTCGTGAAGGTGTCTCCTTCACGCTTGTAGATGGTCACGAAAGGTGAGTTAAGGTGAGCGATCGCAAGATAATTGCCGTCGGGGCTGAAAGAGGCTCCCTGTCCATTATTTCCAGTTGGAAGCACATCCGGATTCGCCAGCTTCGTGAAGGTATCTCCATCGCGCTTGTAGATGGTCACGTAAGGTGAGTTAAAGTGACCGATCGCAAGATAATTGCCGTCGGGGCTGAAGGAGGCCTTCCGTCCCTCTCCAGTTGGAATTACATCCGGATTCTCCAGCTTAGTGAAGGTGTCTCCTTCACGCTTGTAGATGGCTACGTAAGGTGAGCCATTGTGAACGATCGCAAGATAATTACCGTCGGGACTGAAGGAGACTCCATTGCCATTACCGGGTGGAAGCACATTCGGATTCGCCAGCTTCGTGAAGGTGTCTCCCTCACGCTTGTAGATGGTCACGAAAGGTGAGCTATTGTGACCGATCGCAAGATAATTGCCGTCGGGACTGAAGGAGGCTCCGAAGCCATTCCCGGTTGGAAGCACATCCGGATTTGCCAGCTTCGTGAAGGAGTCACCATTGCGCTTGTAGATGGTCACGAAAGGTGGGCTAAGGTGAGCGATCGCAAGATAATTGCCGTCGGGGCTGAAAGAGGCCTTCCGTCCAGTATTGGATGGAAGCACATCCGGATTTGCCAGCTTCGTAGCCGAGCCCCAACTACTCTCCTCGACCCCAAACACCTCATCCAACTCCGGATAAACCCCGAGCTCAAACGTATTCCCATTCGCAGGTATCCAAAGCGTTCCCGTGTCGACGTTCTTCCCGAACAATTCTACATCTCCAGGCTTGTTCTCACGTCGATCGGGACGGACGATGTGGTCGTTGACGGTCCTCGGTGCAGACGGGTCAAAGTCTTCGGTGTATCTAGCCACTCCAACTGTGATCCGAAGATCGTCCATGTATCCTGTAAAGGAGAAATTTTCGCCTGAGTTGGACCTGTACAACTCTCCGATAGTCAAACGGGGAGTTTCTACCGAGAGACTGCCTGAATAGGAGGTAGAAGCTCTAAGGACCCCGTTGACGAAAATGTTGACCGTGCTTCCGCTTCGGACAAAAGCAAGATGAGACCAGGTATTAAGCGGGATCGGTTGAGCTGATGTGACTGATAAGAGATGACTTAGGCCGTCGAAGAAATCAAGCGTTGGTACCGATGACCGAAGGTGAATCACGACAGTGCGCTCAGCGATCCGAAGTCCCCATTGGATGAGCTGAAGCCCTTGTGTTCCAAACACAAATGAAGAGGTCGGGTAGCACCATAGTTCGGCAGTAAAGTCCTTTGTGCCGAGATCGAGGTTTGAATCAACCTCTGTATAGATGCTAGACAGGTTCTGTCCGGCCTTGGTGAAGGAGCCGGAAGCCGAACCTGTTTTAAACTGAGCCGTACTGATTGTCGTGCTCGTACCGTTGCGGGTGAAAGTCCGACCTCGAGAAGAGCTATCAGTGAACGTGGTTCCTCCATTAGGACCTTCGAACTCGAGCATAACTTCTACTTGATCTGCGTAAGGATCGGAGGTTTGCCGGATGTAAGCCAGGCCGTCAGCGGTGTTGATAGCTACTTCGCCTAGCTCGAGGTCGTCGGTGGTCGGAACTTTGCCAGCGACGTTGGATCGCTTAAGTTTGATGGTTGCCATATGTATGGTTCTTTAAGGTGCTTCTTTGAAAGTGGCTATGTAGCCGAAGCACCCATATTTTAAGGCTTTGGTAGTCGGAGGTCTAGTAATCCAAGTAGGGCTCTGTAGGAGGCGTGAAACTCTCCGTATAACGGCCAACGCCTACGGTCACGCGGAGTTCGTCGAGGTAGCCTTGATAAGGATACGTTGGAGTAATAGATCCTCTATTAAGCTCTCCGATATAAAACGATGAAACCGCCGGAGTCAGACTTCCTGCGTATTCGTCTTCATCCTCCAAGACACCATCTTTAAACAATCTGATGACGCCATTTGATCTAGATACAGCTACGTGCGTCCAGGCGCCGGTAGGTACGGTCGTGGAGCTAGCGATGTCGACTACCGTTGATCCGGAGATAGAGGCAAAAAAGTTCAAAAGACCATTGGCCAACAATGAAATTCCACATGAAGTGGCATTTAAGGTAGATATTATCTGACCTATATGAACCATTCGACCGTCGTAACCGGTGGGGCGCATCCAGAATTCAATTGTAAAATCCTTAGCGCCGATATCCAGATTAGAATCCCACTCAACAAGCAGATGGCGGTTCTGATTGCTACCGGATAGAAACGCTCCAGACGCCGTGCCGTACTTAAACTGAGCCGTACTTGTCACAATACTAGGCGTCCTCAATACAGTCCTGCCTCTCCGAGAGCTGTCCGGAAATATAGTTCCGTTGTTCTCACCATCGAAATGGAGTAGCAGTTCGACTTTATCCCAATATGGATCTCCAGGCTCCCTTCCGGTATAGATGTAATAGGTCAACCTCGGATCCGGCGAAACATACTCCGGTACCTGAATGCTGACCTCTTCCGGAGTAGCCTTGTAGATGTTGACGAAAGGAGAGTTGGACGCCACGATAGCAAGAAATTGATCCGTCGCGCTAAAGGCTGCGCTTTGACCACCGGTACCTCCCGGCAGTACGTTGGGATCGGACAGCTTGCTGAAGGTGTCACCTGAACGTTCATATAGAGTGACGACTGGAGAAGCGCTATGCGCTACGGCCAGAACGGTTCCGGTCACGTTGAAGTCCACGCCATGAACTTCACCCGTCGGAGCAGTGTTTGGTCCAGATAGTTTCGTGAAAGTGTCTTCAGAGCGCTTGTAGATCGTAAGGTACGGATAAGTGTTGTGGCCAACAGCCAGGTAAATGCCGTCCGGAGTAAACGCCACAGACCGACCGTTCCCAGTGGGAAGACTGTCCGGATTCGACAGCTTGGTGAATTCATCCCCCTCCCTCTTATAGATCGTGACGTAAGGAGAGTTGTTATGAGCCGTTGCCAAGTACGTGTCGTCTGGGCTGAAAGCTACGCCAAGCGTATTGGCAGGAGGAAGGGAGCTTGGACTGTTTAGTTTGCTAAACGTGTCCCCATCTCGCTTGTAGACGATCAGATGCGGGGAGATATACGAAGACACGGCAAGATAAGTGGAGTCGGAACTGAACGCTACTTCATGGCCTAGGCCATTAGGGATCACGTCTGGATCGTCAAGCTTGGTAAACTCGTCCCCTTCCCTCTTGTAGATGGTAATGTAAGGCGCATTGTCGTGCCCAACTGCCAGGTAAGCGTCGTCAGGACTGAAGGCTATAGCCCTCCCGGTGCCGGCCGGCAAATCATCTGGATCTGGAAGCTTCGTGAAGGTTTCTCCATCTCGTTTGTAAATCGTGAGATATGGGGAATTACCGTGAGCCACCGCCAGATAGGTGTCGTCCGAGCTAAAGTCGACGCCATAAGCGGGTCCAGTCGGCAAGTCCCCTGGATTGGAAACCTTAGTCGCTAAATCCCAGCTGTAGATTGGATCTCCGAAGATCTCGTCTAACTTCGGGTATATTCCGCGTTCATACACACTGCCATCTGCCGGAATCCACTCCGGAGCCCCGTATGCAGGATTTCCGGAGAGAATGATGTCTCCCGGCTGGTTGTTGGCCGTGTTTTTGATTTGAACAACCCCACTGCTTTTCTTGATGAACATCCGGCCGTCGGCCGTGTTGATGGCAACCTCGCCAAACTCGAGGTCGTCCACAGTCGGCACCTTTCCAGGCACCGCGGATCGCTTCAGTTTTACAACGCTTGTCATATATAGACTGTTTCAAACCCTCCTATATAGGAGGGGCTTGCTCCTTTAGAAAGTACCGCCGTCAATCTCATCGAGACTGACTTCAACCCAAGTTCCGTTCTGACGGGCATAGAGCTTGCCGTCTTCCGGAGCCTCGCCGACCTGTCCGACGACTTCAGTCCATTCTCCGTCTTGACGGGCATATTGCTTGCCGTCTTGAGGAGCGTCAGGAATGCCGGCTTCAATGTCGTCCGGGATTTGCTCGATAGGAATCTTACCATCCGAATCCAGCGTAGCGACGCCATCAGCAACGCCCTTCTCGGACGCCGGAATCATCTCCTCGAGCGCCGTCCAATCCCCATCCTGACGGACGTATTGATTGCCGTCTTGAGGAGCGTCAGGAATGCCAGCCTCAATGTCGTCGGGGATCTGCTCGAGCGGAATCTTCCCGTTTTCATCCAGAGTAGCGACGCCTTCAGGCGCCCCCTTCTCGATGGCATGAATGTACTCATCGAGTTGAACCCAGATACCGCTTTGGCGAACGTATTGCTGGCCGTCAAGCGGAGCTTCGGTAACGTCGAGCGCCTTCCACTGTCCATTCAGGCGGACATACTCGACATCATCATGGTTGGCATCGTAGACGTTACCGCCACCCAAATGGCCGAGCAGAGCCCAAGAGGTCGTGCTGACCTTCAGGTAGTAGGCGTTGCTCAGGGTGTTGATGAAAAGGTCGCCCTCGGAACCGTCAACCGGACCTGGGTCACGATCCAGGGCAATCCAACGGTTTCCAGGATCACCCTTGTCGCCTTTATCACCCTTGTCACCCTTCTCCCCTTGAGGGCCAGGAATACCTTGAGGCCCTCGCTCGCCTTGCGGACCTTGGATGACGCCGAGATCCTCGTATTCCTCCCCGGTCCAACCCCAGAAGTGTCCGTCGATCAGGTAACCTTCGCCGATAATGCCATCCTCGGGAAGCTCTGAAGGATCGTCGAGCTTACCAAGAATGGAAATGCCCGGACCCATCGGGCCTTGCTCTCCCTGAGGCCCTTGCTCTCCTTGCGGCCCCGGCTCACCTTGCGGCCCTTGCGGACCCTCTGGACCCTGCGGGCCAACCAGGCTAGCCAACCACTCTTCTACAGAGCCAATGTTCGGGTCGGCTTCCCGGGCAACTTCATAGGCGGACTTACCCTCCGGACCCTGAAAGTCACCCATGTTCTCCCAGTTGTTGTCGATCCAAACCCAGAGGTTCGCATCGACAAAGTACGCATCTCCATCGACGTTGGAGCCGGTCGGCAGGTCATCTGCGGACTCGAGCGTGCCCTTCAGGGACAAACCTACTCCCTGGTCCCCTTTTTCTCCTTTCAGAGAGTCCAGCCACTCTTGAAGAGTGCCAGAAAAGCCTTCCTGAACGGCGAGTTCATAGGCTGACAGGCCGTCCGGGCCTTGTTCGCCTTGAGGACCTTGTTCGCCCTGAGGGCCCTGAACGGGACCGAGGTTCTCCCACTCTTCGCCCGTCCAGCCCCAGAAGTCTACGCCGATGATATAACCATCACCGAACTCTCCGGTTCCTGGAAGTTCTGATGGATCGTCCAGCTTGCCAAGGATATGTATGGCCGCGCCCATGGGGCCTTCCGGGCCTTGAGGTCCAGGAGGACCTTGTTCTCCTTGAGGCCCTTGAGGCCCCGGAGGACCTTCAGGACCCTGAGGACCTTGCGGCCCAGGAGGACCTTGAATGCCCTGAGGACCAGCCGGGCCCTGAGGACCCATTTCCCCTTGAGGTCCGGGATCTCCCTTCTCTCCCTTCTCGCCTCGAGGACCTTGCTCGCCTTGCGGACCCTGTGCGCCGTCCTCGCCCTTGAGGCTGTCAAGCCACTCTTGCTCCGTTCCAACGAAGCCGTTCGCAACTGCGATTTCATAGGCGGACATGCCTCGGAACGGGCCGACGTTATGCCACTGCCCTTCGAGGTAAATGTACAGGTCGGTATCGACAACATAGGAGTCGCCTTCTTCAGGCTCTTCCGGCAGGTCGTCGGTGGTCTCGACAATGCCCTTGATCTCGAGGCCTTTACCTGGATCACCCTTGGCACCTTGCATGCCAGGATTGCCCTGAGGGCCTCGGAGAGATTCGAGCCAGTCTTCGATCGTGCCGACAAAGCCATTGTCAACGGCGACCTGGTAGGCAGACATGCCGTCTGCACCTTTGAGACTTTCCAGCCACTCTTCTTCGCTGCCGATGTTCGGGTCGTTCTCGAGGGCGATTTCATAGGCGGACTTGCCGGGATCCCCTTTAAGCGAAGCTACCCACTCAGAGCGAGTTCCTTCGAATCCCTCTTGAACGGCGACTTCGTAGGCGTCATAGCCTCGATCTCCCTTGTCACCCTTAGGACCCTGCTCGCCCTGAGGCCCCTGTTCACCTTGAGGGCCTTGGATGGGGCCAACATCCACCCACTGAGTGGAATCCCAGACGAAGAGGTTCAGGCCAATGAAATAGGCATCGCCTGGCTCTGCGTCTTCTGGCAGGTCTTCTTCAGAGTCGACCTTACCAAGCACCGTGATGGCGTTGGCAGGATCACCCTTGTCACCTTTATCGCCTTTGTCTCCTTTCTCACCCTGCGGACCTTGAGGACCGACGAGGGACTCCAGCCAGTCGCTCAGAGTTCCGTTAAACCCTTCCTGAACGGCAAGTTCATAGGCACTCAGACCATCAGTGCCGTGAAGCGATGCCAGATATTGACCAAGTGTGGTGCCTGGAGGAATAGCTCCGGAGTTCAAGGCAAGCTGATAGGCTGACTCACCCTTCAAGGAGTTCAGCCATTGATTCAGCGTCACCGACGGGTCGATGAAGCCGGAATCCTTGGCCAGCTGATACGCGGACTTACCTTCTGGGCCGACCTGGCCAACAGGAGACCACCGTTCGGTGTCCCACACCCACATCACATAGTTGATGATGTAGGCGTCACCAGATTCGTTACCGAATTGAGGCAGAAGATCAACCGATGGGAACGAACCGAGGATTCGCAGACCGATGCCGTCCTTGCCCTTCAGGGATTCCAACCATTCTTCGATGGTTCCAGAGAATCCCTCTTGCACGGCAACTTCGTAGGCCGACAGCCCCGCCGGACCTTGCACGTCACCAACGTCGACCCATTCTGGGCCAATACGGCACCAGAAGTGATGGTCGATGATATAGGTATCGCCCTCCTGGACGGTCGACGGGTCAGGCAGCAGATCGGTGCTGCTCAGCGTGCCGAGAACACGAATACCGACTCCGGGATCGCCCTTTTCACCCTTTTCCCCTTGAGGGCCTTGAGGGCCTGGAGGACCCATTTCACCCTGAGGGCCAGCCGGGCCTACAGGACCTTGAGGACCGGGATCCCCCTTGTCTCCTTTATCGCCCTTATCGCCTTTGTCACCCTTAGGACCTTGAGCGCCGTCAGCTCCCGGAGGTCCAGGCTCGCCCTGAGGGCCCTGAGGCCCAGGAGGTCCTTGAACACCCGTAAACTGACCGTAAGACTGCCAGCCGTTTTCTGGCGTCCAGCCGATGATCTTCAGGCTTTGATCGCCTTCAAGGCCAACCGGGACGTCTTTATTCTCACGAAGGTCTCCTTCTGGGTTGACGACGAAGACGAACGGAACGCCGTCGGTTTCGACGAGTTCAATCAGATCTTCATCGAGGTTTCCGTACCCGTCCGGAATCAGGCCAGCGCCTTGAGGTCCCTGCGGGCCCATTGGGCCTGTCGGACCAGGAGGACCTGCAGGGCCTCGTGGACCCTCTGGACCTTGCGGGCCCTGCGGTCCCATCGGGCCCTGCGGACCTTGTGGCCCTTGAGGTCCCGGAGGACCTTCTGGACCTTCCGGACCTTGCGGCCCAGGAGGACCCTGTTCGCCTTGCGGACCTTGAGGCCCTTGCGGTCCAGGAGGACCCTGTTCGCCTTGAACGCCCGTGAATTGGCCATAGGAGCGCCAGCCATTCTGCGGGCTCCATCCAATAATGTTGCGGCTCTGATCGCCTGCCAGCGTAGCAGGAACGTTGTGATTGGTGCGGTAGTCCCCGTCCGGATTAACGACGAAAACGAAATCGACGCCCCCTGCTTCGACCTGAGACATAAGCAGGTCTGTGAGATCACCATAGGCGTCGGGAATCAGCCCCGCACCGCGAGGACCTTGCGGACCCTGAGGACCTTGAGGTCCAGGAGGGCCTTGCTCGCCCTGAGGTCCAGGAGGACCTTGAAGGCCTCTGGGTCCACGCTCACCCTGAGGACCCGGCGGGCCCTGCTCACCTTGCGGGCCTGCGACACCGGTGAACTGGCCATACGACTGCCAGCCGTTTTCTGGCGTCCAGCCGATGATCTTCAGGCTTTGATCGCCTTCAAGTCCTTCCGGAACATTGAAATCAGCACGGAGATCGCCTCCGTTGTTGACGACGTAGATGTACCGCTCGCCAGCGGTTTCGACTTGTTCGATCAGCTCGTCGGTCAGGTCTCCGAAACCGTCCGGAGTAAGAGCCGTGCCCGGGGGTCCTTGTTCCCCTTGTGGGCCCTGAGGACCTGGCTCACCTGGATCCCCCTTTTCTCCCTTGAGAGATGCCAGGAAGTCTTCAACAGTTCCTTCGTTACCTTCGTCAAGCCAGGCTTGATAAGCCGATTCGCCTTTCAAGGAGGCAAGGAAATCCTCGACGGTTCCTTCGTTGCCCTCCTCGAGCCAGATTTCGTAGGCGCTTTTACCGTCTTCGCCCCTATTCAGCTCCTGGATGTTCTCAACAGCGTTTTTGATGATGTTGATATTGGTGGAGAGATCCAGAAGCGGGCGATTGTCGACAGTGTAGTGATAGGCGTCGTCTTCGGTGTGATAGCGGACAGGGATGAGATCGATTTTGGCCATGTTTAATTCTATTAAGACCCAGTAATACTCGGGTCAGCGTTCCTATGTATTATAGCCCGTTGAGGAGTGAAAAAGCCCGGATTGACACCCCCCGCCCTAAAGGACGGGGATTCCCACTTCACTGAAGCCAGCCAGTGCGCACTTACATGCACACAGGACTTACAGCTTCTCCATGGGCTGACACCGCCAGTCCGGCGGCCAAAACATTGCGGGCGGCGTTTATGTCACGATCGTGGATTGATCCACATTCCGGACATACCCACTCACGCACGCTGAGCGGCATCTTTGGCATGGTGTATCCGCAATCAAAGCAACGCTTTGACGACGGATACCACCTGTCGATGCCTATCAATTCACGCCCGTACCAGCGGGCCTTGTATTCCAGCTGCCGAACGAATTCAGACCAGCCTGCATCGCTAATAGACTTCGATAGGCAACGGTTCTTCTGCATGTTCGACACGGACAAGCTCTCAATGGCGATCACTTGGTTCTCGTTTATCAGCCTGGTTGATAGCTTGTGCAGGAAGTCCCTGCGAGCATCCGCGATCTTCGCATGCAAACGTGCAACTTTGAGCCTTGCCTTCTCTCGGCGGTTCGATCCCTTGGCCTTTTTGGCGAGCCGCCGCTGTAGCTTCGCCAGCTTCTTTTCATACCTGCGGAACGTGTTTGGTGCAGCGACCTTCTCACCAGTAGAAAGAATGGCGAAGTGAGTAAGTCCAAGATCAACACCAACCTTTCCATTCGAGGCAGGCTTCTTGGCGACCACATCGTCGCAAAGCAGGCTCACGAAGTACCGTCCGGCGGAGTCCTTGCTGACCGTCACGGTTGTGACCTTGGCGGCCTTCGGTATCTGGCGCGACCATCGAACGGCCAGCGGCTCGCTCATCTTCGCCAGCTTGAGCGACCTGCCATCCCACTTGAACGCGCTTGTCGTGTACTCCGCCGATTGAGGTCCATTCTTCCGCTTGAATTGCGGGTAGCCGGCACGCTTGGCAAAGAAGTTGGCGAATGCGGATTGCAAGTGGCGAAGCGCCTGCTGTACAGGGACGCTGGACACTTCGTTGAGCCAAGCGTATTCGGGCTGCTTTTTGAGCGCCGTAAGCGCCGCAGAAGTTTCGTGGTATCCGATGCGCTCCCGCCGCTGCATCCATGCATCCGTCCGAAGACGAAGCATGTAGTTGTAAGCAAAGCGAGCGCAACCGAACGTCTTGGCAAGAATCATTTCTTGCTCAGGCGTCGGATAAAACCTGAATCTGTATGCTCGCTTGATTTCCATTCACACATTATACTTGATCTGTGTAAAGATAGCCAGCCAAACGGAGGATGTGAGAGGAAGGGGCACGCTTGGCGTGCCGCGCTATCCCTCCTCGGCATGAATACCGGGGTCTCTCGCTCAGAACGATGAACCCCGGGCTTTTCTTCGGCTAGACGCGAATAATCAAGGATTAGACACCGTGTCTTCGAGGATCTTGATTCGATCTGCCAAGGCTTGGATCACTGCTTGCAGATCACCGGCTGATACGCCGCCATCCCCATATGCCGCAACCGTCACCGTGGTAGCAGCCTGAGTGCCTGTATGATTGGAGCGATCAAGCAGGTCTTCATCCGAAGAGTTCGCCGTAGCCCCCTCTTCGATGCCGTCCAGCTTGGCCTTATCGGTCGACGACATCAGACCGTTGGTGCTGGTTGTTGCAACGCCAGGAGTACCAGTCAGATCGCTGTAGGCTCCGGTGGTAGCGACAGTAGCCAGAGTCGGAGTGTCTTCCAAATCGTTGTACGATCCGGAGGTCGCCACAGCAGCCAAATCGTCAGGTTGCACCGCCGTGTCGGCCAGAGCTCCTTGAGCAGCCGTAGCGAAATCCTCGATATCGGCCGCAGCAGCGCTTCCCAGGCTCGGGAGGTCTTCGAGATCGTTGTACGATCCAGACGTAGCCACCGCAGCGAGGTCGCCAGGTTGCACAGCCGTGTCAGCCAGAGCGCCTTGAGCGGCAGTGGCGAAGTCCACGATATTGGCCGCGGCCGCGGTACCAAGAGTCGGACGCCCGCTCAGGTCGGAGTAGTTACCGGTGAGGGCCACGGTAGCCAACTCATCGGTCGTCAGGGTCGTTTCAATCCAGACCGCAGCGCCCTCGGTAGCGTCAACGCAACGATAGGCCTCTTTGCCTTCCGTATCGATCCACACCGAACCGACCATCCAGCCCTGCGTTTCATCGTCATCGACAGTTGGAGGTTCCGTAGCGTCGAGCTTGGATGGAACGATGTTGTTGATCTTGGCAGCCAGCCCTGCGTCGAGTTGCTCTTCCGTGACAGAGCCGGACAGGTCCGAGAACGAGCCAGAAGTGGCCACCGCAGCCAACGAAGGCTTATCGGTAAGATCGTTGTAGGAACCGGAGGTGGCAACAGTTGCCAGCGAAGGCTTATCGGTGAGGTCGTCGTAGGAACCGGTCGTAGCAACCGTAGCAAGATCGCTTGGCTGAACAGCAGTGGCAGCCAGGGCGCCTTGAGCAGCCGTGGCGAAGTCTTCGATATCAGCCGCAGCAGCGCTTCCCAGGCTCGGGAGGTCTTCGAGATCGTTGTACGAACCTGAAGTTGCGACTGTCGCAAGAACCGGCTTGTCCGACAGATCGTCATAGGACCCTGAAGTGGCGACGGCGGCCAGATTCGGACGGCCATTCAGGTCGCTGTAGTTCCCCGAGAGGGCAACGGTGGCGAGCTCCGAAGTGCTCAGAGTCGTTTCGATCCAGACAGCGGCACCTTCGGTAGCATCGACGCAGCGATAGGCTTCCTTGCCGACCGTATCAATCCACATGGATCCAACCATCCAACCTTCAGTCTCGTCATCATTAACGGTCGGAGGTTCCGTGGCGTCGAGTTTCGACGGGACAAGGTTGTTGATCTTCGCAGCAAGCGCGGAGTCGAGCTGGCTCTCGGTAACGAAGCCAGTCAAGTCTTCGAACGAGCCTGAAGTAGCGACCGGGGCAAAACCGGTAATCGTGCTTGCAGGCTGAGTACCAGTGTGAGTCGCACGGTTGCGAAGCTGAGCGTCGGTAGCGTTAGCGGTTGCCCCTTCTTCGATGCCGTTCAGCTTGGTCTTGTCCGCAGCGGACATAAGACCGGCCCCAGAAGTCGTGGCGGTCGGAAGGGTAATGTTGCCGTTTCCGTCAGGGCCTACGCCTTGAACGGTCAGGACGGGACCTGCCTCACCGCCATTTCCCCCGCCTCCTTCTCCGGAGACAGGGCCGGTGTTCCAGTTGTCTCCGTCACTAAACACGAACAAGCCGTCGTACTGAGAGGTCAAAACGAAGTTGGCTTCTCCGTCGATGGTCTGTCCATTAGGGGCACTGATCGTTACTGGACCCGTGCCTTGATTTTTGAAAACGTAAGAACGTCCCGGAGTAGATTGTGCATCCGGGAGAATGTATTCGTTAGGGCCGTCCCCAGTGAAGACTACATACTGGTTGCTGTTAGGCCAATGATTGAGGGTAAAGAAGGCCATTTGTTATTAATGTCTCCGAAGGTGGTGATCTTTCTCTTAGGTGTAATTGTCACTCACATATTTTAGATCAGAGAGAATCTACGAATAAGGATCCGGTCGTAGCTACATAAGTGCTTCGACCGGACTCGTCTTCAAGGATACGTCCAGTGTCCCCTACGCGGTGCAGCGCCCCATCGGGGCTTACTGAAATTTCCGAACCATTCGTAGCGATCGTCGTGTGTCCACAGGAGGCGTAACCCAATGTTCCAACGACACAAACCCCGATACCATCGGCGAATACCCGCTCGCTCCCGGTGTAGAAGGTCGTCGTGAAAGGCGTTGGGTTATCATGGAGGTAGCAAATACCCTCTCCGTGATCTCCGATGCGACAAACAGGTCTGAAGTCCGCCATGTTCAATATTACGGGTTGTTGACCTTGACGGTGTAAGCGTTCAAAGAAATCGTCTCCTCGAGCACGCTCATCTGTCCAGTGATGGTTAGAACCTGGTCTTGAGTCATGTCGAAATGCCAGGTCTCCCAGTTTCCTATGCCTCGATAGTTCGTAGCCGTACCGAACCAGACATTCTGCTCCTCGCCGGAGTCGGTGGCGAAGACATAGGTGTCGAATTCGGTTCCATTGACTGCCCTGACCTTGATCTCGTTGATGATCGTATTGCCCAGCCTGACTCGCAGAATCTTCTGAGAATCGCTGTTGGTGACCTGGAAGAAGGTCGAGATCTTCAGCATGCCGTTCGGTTCGACGGAGTTGGCGGGAATCATGATCGTCGCCAGCGTCTCCTCTTGAGTCGTGTTGTAGATTCGGATCGGCGTGCTGTGCTGAGCCAGCGTAAACTCGGTGAGATCGTTAGGATCTCCTGGATAGCCCTTCGTTGCGCTCGGAATGAGCGTGACAAATCCTTCCAGAAACTTCGTGCGCTTGCCGGACGGTGCGATTAGGAAAAGGTCATAGACCGCTTCATTGCAATTCAGGAATCTTGTGTGCTGCCCTTTCAAGACGATCTGAACCGTGCCGTCTTGACCTCCTAGGAGAATGCCGTATCCGTGGTCCGCGGTAGCCGAACTTAGCGATAGAACCGCATCACGTTTGCTTTGGCCGTTGTAGCCCTGGCGAATCTGCATCCGAGCTTCATAGTCGGTCAGATCGACTGGCAGCCCGGTTTCTCCATCTTCAAAAACGAAAGTCCGGGAATAGTCGGCGCCTTCGTCGAGCTCAATATGAAATACGCGTGCCATTCTACGGTTGAGTTATTCAGATTCGATCGGAGCACGGCAGCCTGCGATGGCTCCCTCGAGCTCCTTGATGTAACCCTTCTGAACCTTGTCCTGGGCGGCCAGGAGCTTCGTCTTCTCGAAGAGAGTCATGTCTTTCCGAGCCTTTGTGTCGAAGGGGAGTTCGGGCTTCTTGACGTCCTTCACCTTGCAAAAGACGGTGACCGGAACTTCAACGGTTTGAATTTCCGTGACGACCTTGGGCGTTCCGCAGCCAACTAGAGTTCCAGCAAGGACAAGGGTAGAAAAGAGTGCCTTCACGTTATCTCCGGTTCGCTTCGATAAGGCGGTTCAGCAGATCGTTTGCTGCTTCGGCGTCAGAAAGATCAGCCGGAGCTGTTCCGGACAGAATCTCTTCAGCCTTGTCGTACTCCTTCTTCGCTTCTTTCTCGGCTTGCTCTTGTCTGCTCCGAGCAATCGCCTCCCAGGCTTCAGCGTCTTTCTGAAGCTGCCTGGTCCGAGCTGATAACTCCTCCAACTTCTGCTTTTGAGACGAGAGCTGTATCGTCAGCGTTGCATTTTCAGCTTTCGCCAACGCAAGGTCATCTCTTAGCTCATCGATGTAGAAATAAAGACCGATCGCCGCCAAGATAGCCACGATGGCCGCGATAAGCTTAACCCTGGATAAGATTGAAGCTGCGACCGCGCCGGTTACCTGACGGGAGGTAGAGGGAGGGCTTGACTTGAAAAGACCGACGAAAGCTTGGAAGACCGTCGAGATGAGGCTCCACATAATTAACCGACTCCAAGAGCCTTTTTCGCTCGGACCCAGTACTTCAGTCTATCCTCAAGACCGTTGTAACCCCCGTTGATGCGTCGAGTGACAAGACGGAAGGCTGCCTCGGTATTGCTTTTAGCTACCTCAGTCAGACCGCGGGAATTCCAGAACCAGGCCGCGGATAGAGCTGCGTTTTCAGGCTCTTCAAGAAGCTCAGGATTGCTGACAAAGTCCTGTCCCAGGGCTTCGCTTACGGCTTTGTAATTAGCTCGGCCCGTGATTTGGATCAACCCTCTACCCTTGAAGCGGACACCATCTCCGGGCTGCGTGTTGCCCAAGTCCTTTCGGCCTTCATACGCCTTGCCCGAAGCGATCTCTTCGACATACCGAAACGCCCCGCTCTCATGCATGATTTGAGCAAGAAACATGGCCTGGACTTCTGGTTCCGTGATACCGAACTTCTCCATGGCACGATTGATTGGGCCGAGGAATTTATCGATACGGTATTTGGTAATAGTAGGTTCAATAGCTTTGAGATGTGAGGCCGTAATGCGCATAAAAAATCACCAGCAGTTAGAGGTCTACTGGTGATTTTAGTTGACCGCCCGGAGCGATACTCGGAGATCGAGTTCTTAGTACTTGATGATAAAGTTCATGGCTACGTTACGAGGCCGAGTTTCGACGCCACCTGTGCTGTTGATTGATAGGCTGTGAGTGTGACTGCCGGCGGCGTTGATCGTCAGCGAGTGACTGTGATTACCGGCAACGTCGGTGGAACCCGAGACGGCTTCCCGGAAGGGAACGTCGTCGCCGTCGATAAGCTGGCGGCCCGGCACAGCAACCCCACCGTGCTGGTGAGCCCCCGCCACTGATGTGGAACCGGTATGAGTGTGGCCGCCATCTGCTGTCGTTGAACCGCTGTGAGTGTGCGATCGGAACAGATCGCCTTGCGAACTTCCCAGAGTCCGACCGATGTCTACGCCTCTCCCGGCGTCCAACCCTCGGATAAACTCACCGCGCAGATCGGGAACATTGAACGTAGTTGTTCCGTTGCCGGCCCCGTAGGTTGTTCCAATAACTGAGAACAGCTTGGAGTAGGTGGTGCGACTTACCGCAGCTCCGTTGCAAAGCAGATACCCAATAGGAGCTGTCGATCCGGCGAAAGCCTGTACGGTTCCAGTAGGAATCGAACCAACGTTACTAACAACCTGCCAGCGTGTTACGTTGTTTTCGATTTCCACAACCTCTCCGGGACTAAGCGAGAGGCTGTTAACACTAAGTGCTTGATACCGGATGATGTCATTGCCTTGAGCTATGACCGTCACCTCATTGGAGCCCATGTCGTTGACGATCATGAAGCGATGCGCCTTAGCCCCGGGAAGCAAAGGCATCAACGTCATCGTGATATCCGAGGTTCCTCGAACAATGAACGTGCGCTCAAAAGCCTCAGCGTTCAGTACCGTCGACGAGAAGATGTTGACGATACTTTCTGGATCGATCAGGCTTGGAGGATTGACTCCGTAACCGAAATAACTCATTCGTGTTCTTTGTTAATTGCGATCAGTCGATCTATCGAAGCCGTTCCGGTTTCACCGTTGTAGCTCTTTCTTTGACGACCTCAGTATGAAGGAATTTTAGTATCTTCTCTAAGTTCGAAGATCCGGCATTCTTAATCAAAATGAACCGATAAAAGCTGCAGATCCACACAAGCAACACGAACATCGACATGTTCATGAAGAGCTGCGTGGGGTAGACCTTAATTTGGTCGATAAGAAGAATAGACCAAGCGTTGCTTAGAGACGAGATGGAAAGCAGAATCAGACTATGCCGCAAAGACAGGTACCAGATTCCGGTCAGGATGTGTCGCTCTTTAAGGCACAGGGTTAGGAGCAGACCGGCCCAACCCAGACCGACCGAGATCAGGAATTCTGCGATTGTCATGCAATCCCAGAGATCTAAGAATGGTTCAAACGACATGTTTCACTATGACTCCACTTCGGTTTAACCCCCGGCTTTGTCACGGTCCTGTCGCTCCACCCCGACTCGGTCCGATTCATCAGTATGATTTTCTGAGGCAGACTCGGTCCCCGTGACTTTTGAAAACAGCCGGTCTACTGCCGAGACTCCTCTGGATTCGAGCCATTGCAAAACAGCTCGGATCAAATAAACGCCGATCACTCCCATCGTCCAGGATAGACCGGCAATGGCCTCGAGCGCTTGAAGCTCGAGATACATCGCTACCCAAGGTCCGACAAAGATTGCAAAGCTCGAGCCTGTTGCCGCCATGAACAGGGCATTCTTCAAGCTCACCTTGTTCTTATCAGACAGAGCGATAACCGGTATGACTGAGCCGCAAACGCTGGCTATAATTGACCATACTTTAGTCGCTGAAAAAAATGCTGCAGCCGATGTCGTCGTTGGCTCCGCCATTCGTTGTAATTCCTATTTTATAAAACTTCCCCGGCCGAACCGGGTGAATTCTGTGTAATTTTAGTGTTATTTTTCAGACGGCTTCGTTTCGCCGATGATTAAACGCATTTAATAATGTAGTTCACGATCAGGGTGGGCTGTACGTTATTGTGTGCTTGGCCGCCCCCAGTGTTGCTAATGTTAAGTGTATGAGTGTGCTCGCCGCCCTCAACTATTCTCGTAGAGCCGGTATTATTGGTAGTTGGGACAGGATTCCAGCCAGGGTTAGAACTCCTGCCCCCAAGTCCAATCGGACTCCATGCCCCGCCGTCGCCGGTACCGCTCGTAGGCGCATAATATTCCATACCGTGCGTGTGAGCTCCGGAAGACGCTGCTGTGCCGCTGTGACTGTGGGCGGGGATTTGGTTTTGGTTCAATGTGACGTTCTGAGCTCCTCCTGCAGCACCAATCAGCAGACCGTTGATACCGGAGCCGGCAGTGGTCAATCGGTTCGCCGCGGTACCCCCGATGTCATCCAAACCGGCCGGAACACGACCGCGAAGATCGGGAAGGTTGAAAGTGGTGCTTCCGTTTCCAGAGCCGAAAGACGTGCCAATGACCGCAAAAAGCCTGGAATAGGTCGTGCGGCTTACCGCCCGGCCATCACAGAGCAGCCAGTAGTTACTGTACTCACTGGGGAGCGTCTCAGCACCGAAGGCCAGGATTGTTCCTGTCGGAATGAGGAGGTGAACGAAATCCGTCGTTGCGAACTTCTGAGACTTGTCGTCGGCAGGTACGGGTTGCGCCGAACCTAGGAAGACATCATTGCCTTCCGGGATGATTGCGGTTGAGTCGGGATACGTCCCAAGGATGCGAGTGGTATCAAAAGCCATAAATGAGATATCATCGACAAATACTTTCTTCTGCTAAGAAGACCTCCACCCACGGAGACCTTCTCTATTCCTGATCCAACAATGCTAGGACGTCCGGATTCTGCCTCAGAAATCGACGCAGCTTCTCGACAGGATCCTGAATTTCTGAAGGACGAGGCTTCGGAACCAGGACCCACTGTCCGTCCTTCCAGCAAGGCCATTGATCATCTGGCCAGGTTTCCGGTGGCGCTTCCAGAACCGCTCCTGCTGGGATCAGGAACACGCCATGCTCCAGAGGAGACTCGTCAGCCTCCGTTACTCCGGCAAACATTCCATCACGATCGGTCTGGTACGCGGTCTTCCCCATTCCCTAGTATTTGATACAAGCCAAGAGGGCCACGTTTCGAGGCCGAGCTTCCGCTCCACCGCTGGCGTTGATCGTCAGGCCGTGCGTGTGGGCTGCGACGGAGTTTGTCGCGCTGTTCGGCGTTGAGATGAAATATCCATACGAGTCGCTGAGCGATCCTCGGAAAAAGTTCGCGGTGCCCGAAGTCGTCTGAGTCAGAATCAGCCTCGAATAAACATGGCTATGCGCCCCGCCTTCCGTCGTCGATCCAGTATGGTTGTGCGACAGGTTCTGACTTTCCTGTATGCTTCCGAGCTGACGACCGGTATCCAACCCTCTGCCATCATCCCAGCCACGGATAAACTCACCGCGCAAGTCGGGGAGGTTGAAGGTCGTAGACCCGTCTCCGTCCCCAAACATTGTCCCGATCCTTTCGAACAGCCGTGAGTAAGCTACGCGACTAACTGCCGCCCCATTGGCCTTCAGCCAACCTTCCGGAGCTGTTTGGGACGGAAAGTATGCAATCATCCCAGCTGGAGTGATGCGCTCGAGGTCATACGTTGTCAGCGCATCGCTAATCGGCATCATCAATCGGGAAACGATGACGACGGTAGCCCCCTCGATTGCTGGCTCAGTCAGAACGATCTTCTGTCCATCGGTGCCAGTGAATGACACCCGTGGATCCAGGTGAATCCCATTATAGTAAACATCGACATGGCCGATGGTATACTCTGCGGGAAACTCCGTTTGTCCAGCCTCTGCCGTGTAGGGATAGCGCCGTTCCAGCACCATCTGCGTGGCAGGTGGGACTCCGAAGTATCTACGGTCAAATCCAGCCATCAGAGCTCCTTACGAAAGGATCAGGACTTCGACACTGCACGAAACAGCATCGTTCTGATCGGCCGTCACATAGAGAGATTCTCCTGGAAGCAGCACCATCTTCGGACACATGGACGAGCTACCGAATGGAATAGGCACCTGGTACAGCTTCTCGGTGTAATTGCCGCTACTGTCGACTGATTCCAGTGTGATCCAGTGGGTGCCGCGGGACGCATCGTCGATATTTGCAAAGGTGCCAGAGAACACGACAACAGTCGTGCCTACTCCGACAGGGCCGTACAGAAGAGTCCGGCTCGTACCAGCTGTAATCGAAGGAGGGGAGTGGTTGAATTGTGTTGCCATTGATTAATCGCTTAGGAGAATTGCGTAAATAAGCCCTTCGTCTGCTCTTACTTGAAGCTCAGAAATCAGAGACGCCGTGCTTCGATACACTTCAAAAGAGTCGCCAGACGCTGGAGCGACAGGAAGAGGTGTCTGCCATGAAATCCCTTCTGAATCAGAATTAGTTACGGCACGTGCCAAACCTCTGTTGCTACCGCTTGTGAATTGAATGATGTACTTTCCAGCGAAAGGCATGCTAACCGACCCGTCGGCACCCGAGAGCATTACCTTGGTCGTCGTGCTGTCTTCTTCGGCTATCGCCTCCAGAATAGGCATTGTGTAATTGGCGAAACGCCAGGTGTTTTCATCTTTCCTGAACACGACAATCGGATTGCCAGCATCGTCGGTTGAAGCACAGAGATAGCTGTTGCCGTCCGATTCAGAAGGTGGAAGCAGCTGGTCGACGGAGGTAATGTTGTCCAGCCGGTCCTGGTAGCGAACAAACTGAGCCAGTGTATCCCGGGTAACTCGGCACTCAATCTCCGTACCAGGGAGGAAGTTCTTCGGCGTCGTTCCTTCTTGGCCTCGAACGCAGTTCAGAAACGTATCTCCAACAACGTCGAAGACGAAGATCACTTCGATGTCTACGCCGTTGTCGATCGTGACGCGGAAGTACTCGTTCGGGCCTGGCTTCGGAAACGACGCGGCCGACACCACTTGGATGCTCGTATCCGACGGTCCGAGACTCGTCGCCAGCGTGGTAATAGCGTTGTTGGCGTAAAGTTGTTTAAGCATGTATCTAGAGTTTAGACGGTTACGATTTGCGTGGTGCTGGACGCGGTTTGCAAGGCCAGGCTAAGCATCTTGGCCGTCCTAATCATGTTGTTAATGACGATTTGCGGCGTCTCCGTAGGTCTGCTTGCAGCGTCGATGATTATTTTAGCCTGACTGTGTCTCACAAACCGGTTGCCGAACTTTGGGATCGGCTGCCCCTCCCAGATCCGCAAGCGCAGAAGCTCATCCTTTCCACACACGCCGACATAGGACCCGAGCTGATCGGTCCCGGTGTTTTCGTACATGAAGATCTCTGCGGGCAGAAAGCTTCCGGGCAGAACCTCTGCTGTAATGACCCAGTGGTCGTCGTTGAGCTGTGTGGTGATTTGGAGCGAGGACTCGGTCATTGTGGTAAATTACCAGGAAAGTAATGAAGTATGTCGTTTTATAAGAAAGGCGTCCCTCCCAGACCTAGAAAATCCAAGAGGGCGCCACATTAAGCTTCACCAATCAAGCCATTTCTATAGTCCAGGCGAAGTGAATTGCGAATTCCGCCGTCTTAGGAATGGCCGGAAATGTTTTGATGTTAAACATCAACCCTGACACTTTAAAGAGACCCGCCTCGTTAATGAGCTCGCCGTTTGCCGTACCTTGATCAAGGTCGGCAATGAACGTCACGGCAGGCATGGAATTGTCGACATGATAAGACGTATCAACGCTCACAAGTGGGGCGTAAAGATTGGTCATATTCTGAGCTACGGGTTTCGGAAACTGACCTGCAGGGTCAATTGTCCCTCCTGTTCCAACCCACAGCTTGTTGATTGGATCTGACACCTGATTTGGAAGATAGAGGCCGGCCAGAAGCACCTGCTTTGACGGAAGAGTGATGACGTTCTCCTCTTCCCAATGCAGCTTCCGAGTGCCGTCCGGAAATAGCAATTCGACTTTCAGAGTTCCTGCCAGAGGCAGCTTGTTCTTGATTTTCATGTAAGGTTAATGGGACTCTATCGCATGAACCCTCTTCACTCCGGATCGATTGATCACGATGTCGGGTTCGTTGTACTTGTCTCGATAAACTTGAAGCAATCTCGGCGTTGCCACGCTATTCGCGGCATTAATTCCGCCTTCGTTAATCGCCGTGTCCACATTATTATAGTCCAACCTCCCTCTACTCCTAAGAGCGTAGAACGAAGTTCCGTTCAGACCTCCATCTCGAGTCAGCGGACGATCGTAGGTGATCAACAAAGGATCGGATTCGCTCACCGGGAAGTAGGATGGAGCATCAACTTCAAAATTAGACGTGACCCAATAGACGCCGATCGCTCGGTGAGTGATGCGAATCCCAAGCAGATAATCCCTATCTCGAATGTCATCGACCGTCGGGGCGTAAGTCTCCCAGCCCTTCTCTGGGATTTCGGCTCCGAGATAGAATACGTCAGGACCTCGGAAGAACAGAGTGTCGAAGTGCTCCCTGAGGATGTCAACCGCAGTGGAGCTACGCTCTTCGTTGATCCCAATGGCGTTGATCGCCTTAGTTCCAGTGTTGGCTCCGAACAGAGGGAACGACCACAGCTGAGGCGAAGGCGGCGGTTTGTTGACAGCAAGGGACTTATCGATGATGTCCTGCTCGGTCGTGATGTACAAAGGGATCAGACGGAAGCCGGCCGGAGCCCCCCAGCGCCTTGACGCCATATTGACCGTCAGGCCGTCAATTACGTCAGGATCAACCTGCTTCTTGTGGAAGCCAATCTGAGAACGTTTGGCCCTCCAGGTTTCCGAGCCTCGAGCAAGAATGGCTCTCATCCAGGCTTCTTCCTGCTCCGTGTTGCCGCGATATTGAGCAACCCAGTTCGTAAAGCCTGTCACTTTCATCCCGTTCGATGACAGGGACTCCGGATCTCCATTGACATAAGGATCTGTTCCGCAGAGCTTGGCAACGTAGTAGGGAACGTTGAAGCGAATGAATTGCGGGCAGCTTCGATAGGCCGGATCTACGTCGTTGCCTCGATAGAACTGAGCGATTGGCAGACCGATGTTCTCGCAACGGATAGGATCCACTCTGGTCGTGAACGCTGTTTCAATCAGCGTCAGCGTTTCCGTCAACCGATCGATGGTCCAGATATATATAGGCTGCGTATAAGTGGGCTTGGCCCGACGAATGATGTCGGACAGCTCTTGATAGGTCTGGATGTTCTGGAAGTTCGAGACGTTGACGTTGACGAGGAACGTGTGCTTCTTCAAGTAGTTCCTCATCAGATAGTCGAAGTGACTACCTGGAGAGGCGTAGCGGTCCTTCTGACCTTCTGGCAGCGTCGGAATGATCGACGGTGGAATCTGTAGATTGATCCACCATTCTCCATCGCTCTGATAGTCCTTGATCTCTACCCATTTAGCCAACTCATCTCCGACACGAATCGTGTCCCCGATTGAAACCGAAGGTGGGAGGCCATACGGGATCACATACTGATTCTGATCGGTGATGACGATGAACTGGTTAGTGTCCAGATAGTTTCGAATATCGATGACAGTTTCCGTCGACCTGGCCAGAGGGATTCCAAGCGTAAGGTTCAACCCCTTACGCATCACATCCAGGGTCGGGCCCTGGGTGTAGACGTAGAATAGGCCGTACACGAAGCTGTGAAATGCTTCAGTGGAGTTCTCTGGTTGAACACCGATCAGCTGGCCGTAGTAGGTCGACAGAAGGCGCTCATCGATCTCGGCATCGACGAACCACAGGGCATATTGCCTTACTCCACCCGGTAGGCTTCGCTGAGAGAAAGCGTACTCTTCGATCGGCCGAGCAAAGGTGATGGTCGTCCTTCCGTCTCGAGTTGTTTCCAAACCGAAGTCGACGTCCGACTCCAGCGTGGTCGTCGGCAGGAACGGCCTATTGGCAATGAACTTCGCTTCCAGGATGGTCTCAGACAGAGAGTAGGTGTTAGGCCTGTCCCTGACGGCGCTTGTCGAGTTCACCAGAACAAGTTTGATACTGGAACCGACCGTCAAGCCGATTTTCTCCAGGCTCAGCGTCGAACAAAGCTGAAGGAACTGGCTGTAGATTTCCGACGCGCCCTGAGCCTCTGCCTCGAGCAGCAGATTGACCGTCGCCGTATCCTGGAACATGACCGTGAAGAAGTCAGACAGACCGTACAGGTAGGTCATGTTGACATCGTTCTGGCCAATAGGTAGTCCGGTATCGGTGAAGTTCGAACGGCTCATAGCTTAGATTACCGCGGAGGAAGTCGTGACGTTGCCCAACAGGAACACGTTGGTCCTGTCGTTGGGATCGAGATAATCGACGATCGTCCCGGTTTGGGGTTCGCCGAGATCCCGAGTGTATTTCGTATAGGTTACGTCCGGTGGAGTTCGGATACCGGTGATGCCGCCTCTCTCAAGAGCGGCGACGAAATCCGACATCAAGAACGGTGCGCCGGGCTCCAGGGAAGATAGATATTCCTGGGCTATTTGCTGAACAACACCAGCGCTCGGTCCGATACCGCCGTAACCGACGACCTCGATATCCAGCATGTGGAAGTTGAAGCCTCGAGCCAGAAGATCCGCACACAGGACGCGATTGAGTTCGTTCTCGAGGTAAGCCTGAATGCTGTCGATATAAGCGAAGTAGGAGATCTCGAAGCTCGCCGTCTTGTTAGCGTAATTCAACCCAAAGCTGATTCGGTAGGTTTGTCTGGCGCTAAACCCATAGTCATACCAAGGGATGACCGAGCGACAGGTTAGGGTTCCAGTGGCATCTTCCTCTATCTCTTCCGGAACTATGTAGGTGAATTGGTTGCCGTTGAGAACCTCTGAGATGAGCCAGCGACCATTGTAGGCCTCCGGAGTTGCTCCAGAAATGGTCACGTAACGGTTCGGTATCTGACCGTGATTAGGCAAAGTGACGGTCACCGTCGTGCCTTCGCAGGTTAGACTGAGAATGCTCTGCGACTGCTCATAGGGGTTGGTGACTTCATACTTGATATCATGAGTGATAATCGCCTCACCTGTGGTTTCCGCCTCTGTCCAAAGAGTCGGGACGGAGATCGTAAAGGAGCTTGGGAAGGCGACGCTCACAGGGAAGGTTCCGATAATGCGGGGATTGGTCATCCGCATATCGGTACCGCTGCCGGCCTCTGGGATGTTCGCCGGGACTGTATAGGTCAACGTGTCCTCGTCGACGACAGTCACGACGTACTCCCCATTATAGGTAATAGGAGCAACCCCGGTGATCATGACCGGCGTTCCAGATTCAAGGCCGTGACCTTCGGAAGTGACGGTAACCGTGACGCCAGAGCAGGAAATCGCCGAAATTGGCAGCGACTGCTCCAGGCCGGAAAGCTGCACTTCGTCACCGACCGTCAGGCCGTGAGCATTCGCAGCAACGACGATGGTTGAATCTTCCGGGTGGACTTCCACCGAGGAATACTCGACAGTTGCCTGGAAGGGGATCGTATCCTCTTCCGAGCCTCCGCTAATCTCGCTTCGTCTCAGTGCATACACCGGTCCGGTGAGCTCAGCCACTCCGGATTCGTCCGTAGTTAGCTGAACGATCGACGTGGCCAGCGTGTGGTCGCAGTAGACGTCCACCATGCCACCATTGTGGATCAGCACGGGAGCCGTTACGGACTGGACCGTCGGCAGCGCCGTAACCACTCCTCCGATCGCCGGAAGCTCGTAAGTGAACGTGTTGGCGTCTAGGACAGTGATTCGATACGTGCCGTTGTAGGTCGGCGGCGAGGCATCGCTGATCAAAACCCTCTGACCGGTAAACCAGCCGTGATTTGGAAGATTAGCGGTCGCCAGGGTTCCTTCAGCCGACAAGTAGGTGAGAAGCCTGGGTTCTTCAGGATCAAAGACGGCTTTGACCTGGTCTCGGATCATCTCTGGATCGCCGTACCCGATCGGCACGACATGCTCCAGATAGTTGAACTGTTCTCGGAGGTTGGAGTCGATCGACGGGTTGTTTATCAGGTTGCGCGTCGAGATAGCGGTCTCGGCACGGGAGATGAATTGCTCGTTCGTCTCTCCAGCGATCGACGCCTCGGTCAGATAGTTGATCTCGGCCCTAAGGAAATAGGGGTCGAAATTTGAGAAATACAGCAAGCTCCCTGAGCTCAGATTATACGACGGACCCTGTTGCTCGGCTTGCAGATCGATGTCGATGTACCACTCGTTGACAGAGGCATCGTAGCTCATTGCACTAGCCGGGATAGTCATCGACTGCTGAGGATAGAATCTCAGCGTGTTGTCCGTCGAGAAGAAGACGTTCGAAGAGATCGTAACGTTCTTCTGCCTGGCAAAGTACAGCCTGGCATTTATGACGGCGAAGGTTCCGAGATTGCGTCTCAGGAACCAGTTAGACAGAATATCGTCGACCACCTCCTGAGGAGTGTCGTTGTTCACCCCTCGGAGCGTATTCTGTGAAAAGTAATAGTTCAGCCCCTTGTTGATCAGGGCTAAAAGAAATGCGCTCGGCCGTAGTACGAGATCCCGAAGCCCCGTCCCTTGACGGAAATCCATATCTGGGAACTGGGCCTCGAGTATCTTAAGAGCCAGCAGTTCAGCCTGGACAATCTCCTGCTGTGTGGGTTGAATACCGGGTAGAGTCGTGTATAGGCTTGCCATGAGGGTAATTCGTTTGCTTACCCTCTAGTTTAAACTCTTATCCGCGGTTCTATTGGTCGCTTAATTTTAGGTCGAGCTCTGGGAACGGCACGGCAATCGAAGCCGTGACGCCGGCATTCGTCGTCATGCTGAGATAGAGAACGATAGACTCCGTCCCTACGTCGAGGCCGAGGACATCCATTGACGCAAGCTGGCTGGCTGGATCCGTGTTGGCAACGTTCAAGATGGCCCGAGTCTGAGCCGCCGCATCGTTCACCTGGGTAATGATCTCAGAGTAGAGCAACGTGTCGTTCATGATCTTGTTGGCATGAACGGTGTAGCTAGAGAAATGCGTACCTAGATCCGGGTATATGACGTCGCTCCCCTTGCTGGTAAACAGGATCTTGAGGAACAACTGGGCTACCTTCTGGACGCCAGTGACCTTTCGAGGCTCATTGCTAATATCGAAAAGCAGTTGGCTTTCCGGGAATCCATCCGGGAAGCTGATCATCAGCAAATCATAGGTTCCGCCTTGAGCCAGGTTCGCCGTCGTTCCGATACGGCTGTTGAAATTCATAATCGCCATTATGCCGTCGCTCCAGGTACGTAATTTCCTCTCAGCATATTGACATAGAAGAGCTTCATAGCGTCGTAGTAGGCGGCCTCATTACCGGTCTCGCTCTGACCGTCGTCGTAGTACTGGATCTTACCCTTGGATCGGAGCCCGAACTCCCGCTGAACCGCCACCAGGTGGTGCACCACTTCGACTGCGGCTGCTCCTGGGTAACTGGCGTTCCCCGTCTGACCGCTCAGGGCAAATCGATGCAACTCGGTATAGTCGATCTGAGGCAGGTAATCGGCCAATTCCGGACAGCTTCCGGATCCATTCAGATACTCCGCAAGCTCGGAGAAAAACCTGGCCAGCACGCCGTATCCGGTGTGAGCCTGTCCGATTGCGGAGTTGGGGTCTAGGTCAGCCATTCAATCCCATTTCTTGCTGAAGCTTTTTGATTTTCTGTGTCAGCTTAGATTTTAGGTAGTTCAATCGGTTGATGTTGACCCCCAGGCGATTGGCCAGTTCCGTCGAGGATAGAACCTTCGTGTTTTCGAGAATGAACTTTTCGTCTGGCGTTAGCTGAGCCATGAGGTGCTGCATCAGAATGGCGTTGTCGTTGAAGTGCGTAAACTCCGCCGGTCTGGCCGAAGCGGATTCGACCAAGTCGGCATAAAGAGAGTTCTTGAACTTGACGACATGAGGCTTGCTCCAACCGAGTTTCTCGGCAAGCTCAGATTCGGTCGGTTCCCGGTTAAGTTGATCGGTCAGGTCCTGAACCGCCCGGTTGTACTCATGGAACTTAAGCTGCATGTTTTCCGGGAGCCGGACGGCGTTCTGAAACCGATAATTTAAACGACGGGTTTTTGCTAGCCAGGTATACAGATGGGTTGATAGTGACGCCCCTTTGTTAGGATCGTATGTTTGTATAGCTTTTATCGCCCATTTCTTCGCCTCGGCCGATAATGCCGCTGTTGGAAGAGATCCTGATTGATTACGCACCTCATTATAAATCAATGGGCTTAGCTGATCGATAAGATCCGCCAGGGCTTTTTTACTACCCGTTGTTTTCCACTTGTGATAAAGCTCTTCGTCTTTGCTACTAAACGCGTTGCTCATATATATCAAATCCGTCCAAATTTCGTTCGTTTACTTGTAAATCGAGTAGTAGCTGTAAACGCTATTCGTGTAGCCAATCAGGAATGCCTGCAGTTTGGCTGAGAACTTTTGATACACGAAGCAGTCGGCAGCCTTAGAAGTCGGTGATATGAGATCGGACGCCAGCAGAGCTTCAGGAATGACCGATGCTCGAGGCATTCCCCCGATCGGAGGCAGGGAGGGGTCGAGGGTTACGGTAGCGTTATTTGCCATGTTTACTCTTCAGTATCGTCACTTCTTCCTCTTTCCGACCAAGTTGACTTCACGAATTCCGCCGGATCTTCGTAATCCAGGAAGAGGCTGGCCCCTGGCTCCAAGAGGAGATCTGCCGTCAGCAACGGGTTCTGGTAGAACATACCAGTCGCGTTGTAGTTCTGCGGCACCATGTCAATAAATTTTATACCGAACTTGTCTTCTATGGCTCGCTTGCCTTCGATCGGTCGACAAACTAGGCGCAGGTTTCCGACAGAGGTATTGAAGTCGTTGGCGTCTCCTCCGTAACCTCCATGGTCGGTTAGCTTCATCACAGGAACGGGATTGCTTGCACCGAGCGTCCAAACTCCTGCATTACGAGCGATTGGAATAGGTTGCCCGAGCGAGAAGTCGTAGATTTCGTCGGGAGATGCCGCTCCAACGCCTAAGACGCTTCGATAGAATTCGTCAGCCGTTGCCTTGGCTACGGGATTACCGATCAGACCGGACCGAACGGCTATGGCCTGGCTGACGTCTCCGAACTCGGAGGTATCCGAAACCGGAGGCTCGTCGGTTACTTCAGTGGTCCCGCCTCCCTCCGTCTGTCCAAGATTCTCATTTCTCCAGGTCACGTTCAGCATCTTCAGCGTAGTTTGTAGCCACGGGTGAAGATGATGGAGATAGTAGTTCGACATCTCGGTATAGGTCGTCGCTGCGACGATTCCTATCGTTGTGCCGATAGACCGAGAGGAGATGGTGTGCGTTACCGAGGAGCACAAGCCGTGAAAGCTTGGCTGGTTCGGAGAGTCGTTAATGATATCCATCGGATATCCAGGGATGATGTAAGGGTTGAAGATTCCGTCGATTACCCCGCTTCGCGCCTGCGCCACCTGTTTAGTAAACTCGTAGTCAACCGTTGAGAACAACAGCCTTTCCGACGGGTGAATCATCGACTTCTGGCTGTATGGGTTTAGAACATCCTTGCTCTCGTCCCGCTCACCCTTGAGGACGAGGCCGTCGTCTTGGATGATCTTGTAGCCGTATCGGTCAACCCAGGCAGCATACAGATTGAGCAGGTCGATGTACTCAGGGCTACTCTTATCCATCCACGCTTCTTGAGTGACTTCTCCGTCCTCTTTTGCATCTTTGATCATAAGAGCCAGCCAATATGGCATCATGATCTTTCGATGAAGAACTCCCCTGCCCTGTTCATACTTCCCAGGAATGTTCCCCGAAGGGCCGGTCGTGTTTTTCAAGTTGACATCTACAGGCGTTTCTCGAGCCTGGCGTGCGTTGGCAATGCCAATACCTACGGCAATGGCTTCCCGGATCGAGTGGGGCCCGCGGTAGTTGGTGCCCATGAAATTCGGATCGGTAGGAAGATTGTCATGGAAGGCCGTGATACGTGTCGGGACGATGTCCTCCATCTGGTCGATGTTGATCGAGTGATACATCTTCGGCAGAAGGACGTTGCAGAGAGGACTAAAGTAAAACGGCATCTGCGGCTTCACGATCGTTTCGACCGCCGCCATCTCAATGTTCGCACTTGAAAGCGGATCGTCCGGATTGACGGTCACAGTCGGATCGGCTGGAACGTGTGCCGGGCTGGCCAGGGTTATCATCTCATACTCAACTGACAGGTAGAAATCCTGGAAGAGCTGGGCAAACGTCGCCATTTCCCCTGAGAAGTTCAGCTGATTGGCAATGGACTGCAGAGCTAGGGTCGTGCTGATGGCAGTGATGCTAGGAAGCCTGAACGACGGAGGGACCATGGCAACCGTCTCATCCGTATTGGGAGAAGTTTCATTCTCTGGACAGAACGGCTCCTTGGAGTCCTGGATGATCTTCTCGAGATAGTAGTGCCCAGATAACCGGTCGAAGAAGCCTATTCCCTCCTCAATCAAAGGCAGGTAGATCTTCTCCATTATGGTGTTGATGCCGGGGTTTCGGTAACAGGTTTTCTTCAGCTGGTTCCAGAAGTTCATCACCGCCGCAGGCATGCCGATGAGTCGCTTCTCGACGCTCCTCCAGCGCTGATCAATCTTGGTTACGTCCGCTTTGTCGATATCTGGATTGTCAGGAGATAGAAGATCCTTTGGATCTGTCTGCATCCCGGTCACTCCCTTGAGAGCATCCAAGAGGCTCTGCCTGGAGTTGAGCGAGACCGGCTGGCTCACGGCCAAATTCGGATTCGGATCCCCGCCGCCGAGCAATGCGTTTCGAACGTAATCAGACCATTCCAAGGTGACCTGATTAAGCAAGGCGTTCTTGTGAACGCAGCGAAAGCTAATTGTAGCCATACCCTGTTGACGGGACTTGGCGTAGTTGCAAGCCACGATGTGGCCCCAGAACAGCAGCCTATCGCCACCCAGGTTTTTGTCAGTGAAGAAGATGTGAACCTTGGGTTGATAGTATCGAGCGATATCCATGAGGCTGGCCTGAGGAGGCACCTGAATGGATGCGGTCGGCAGGTCTCCCATAGTTTGGGAAATCGATATCGCCTCGAACGGGACCTGAACTCCCTCGATGTAGAGCTTGATGTCCTGGTAAACGACATCAGTTGTATTGATCCCTTCTGGAACTGGATCTTCGACACCGGCCCAAACGCCTTTTCCGGTAAACATGGCGTTGGTCTCGTCAGGAGTAGGATTGACGCCGTCCCCGGATTGCGCCTCGGCATTCTGCGCTTGAATGTCAGTGGCTAAGGTGTTGTTGATTTCGACGATTTGTTCGGACAGAGAGGAGCTGGCAGCCCTATAAGAGGACTCTGATATCGTATCCGCAGCTTGGCGAGCCTGAGGGATATAGTTGTTACCGATTTCTGTTGCGGCTTCGGCAATCGAAGGGCCAAATGACTGAAGGCGAGTCGAAAAATTGCTAACCCCGCTCGCAATTGCCTCACCGGCAGCGTTCTGAATGTTCTCCAGTGAATCCCCGGCACTCGTTTTCTGAGCAAAGACCTCTTCCATGTGGGAAGAAGCCTTTCTTGCGGCGTCTAGAACCGCTCCTCTCTGAGAAGGAGGCGTATTGGCCAGAGCATAGTCCCTCATCCTATCAATAGGAGCCGTCAAAGACGAAGAGGCTCCAGTGGCGGCAGACGCATTGCGTGCCGCTTCAGTAGCTCTTCTCTGAATCTGCGGGATCGAAGTTCCTGTCTTGGCTAAAGTTGTGCTTGTGATGTTTGCCAAGGATCGGTTCGAAGCCATGGCAGAATACACAGACCTCGAAACGATGGACTCATGAAGTGACATTGGCGAAGACGGAATTAAGAGCTAGCATGTACAAGGCACGTTCGAGAGGATGCTTGATCTGAGGCATGTACTCTCGGTAGTGCTGAGGAATTTGTTCTAACGTGTTCGTATACGATATTAGCAGGTCTAGCCTGTTCTGAGGCACGAGAGATGTCAGAAGCTCCGAACGGACGGGGAGCTTGGGTGCCGGCAGAGGCTTTATTCCAAGCAGGGAACCTGAATAGGTTTTTGCTAACCACACTAGGAACGGGGACCGGTTTAAGGCCGTGTACTTGACTGTGATGTTATGTCCTACGGTCAAAGGTTCGGCCAAAGTTAGCGTCTTGCCGGATACGGAATAGGACGACTCCGGCAGCAGAACTCCTTGGATGTAGACATAGAGGAACTGATACTCCGACTCGTCGAGCTCTAAGGGGAAGTTCGCTTGTCCGACTGCGCCGGAAAACACCGTCGTGGTAATCTCGTATTCCGGATTGATCGTCACCCGTGTCCCGACTTCAGGTATGGGGTGTCTCGGCCGAGATGCAGCAAAACACTTCTGGCAGATTCCGCCTGGAGCCACGCAAGTGTCGAGCGATCGAGTTGCGACACGGTAGATACCTTGGAAGAGCAGCTGCTCGATCCGAGCCTTGCTGATCACCTCACCTGTGGCGAGCTCTGTCTCTCCTTCAAGTTCGTAATTGACGGCCTGAATCTTACCCAGAGTGGTTCCGCAGTCAGCTTGAGTCACAGCCACGTTAGGGTTGAAGATCATCGTCGCAAAATTGGCGATATCCGGATTGTTATCCGGGATGAACTCGAAGATGTTTTCGAACAAAATCAGAGCCGAGTAGCTGCGCATCGTCATAAGAACGCTCCGGATTCAGGAGTCGGAGTCGGGCCCGATCCAAGCAGCGCTGCCTTCGGCACAGAACGTCCTACACTGCGAGACAGCGTCGGGATGCCAAGATCCTGCAGCCACCTCGTGTTCGGAGAGATGACTCCGAGCTTCATAAGGCCGCGCAGTGACATCTCCAGCGACATGGGTTGAGTCGGGATAGATCCTTTCGAATTCAGAAGCGATCCGAGGATGATCCGGAGATTGGGCTCACCGAGAGATCCGATTCCGAGATCCAATAGACTCCACGGATTTCGGGCAGCCGCATTGACCATGTTGACGATGCCAATCGCCTGATTCGTCACGTTGACGACATCTCGAATGATGTCGGCCACTGGGGACGTCAAGGCATTGAACACCTCAGAAACTGCGCCTCGGACGTTCTGGATAAGCTTCGTTAGCGAAGACAGCACTCCGTAGATCGGGGAGAACAACGCAGCTCTAATGCCTGCCAGGTTCGCACTGACGCTGTTGAACACGTCGGAAACATTCGACGAGACCGTTCTGATTGCGCTGCTAGCAGCATCGATACCTCGACTGATGGCGCTTGACGTCGGGTTTGAAGACCGGCTGGCACTCGTTCCTCCGGACAGTCCCCCTCCGAGATTGGCCATACTTCCGGCTATGTCGCTAATCGTAGAAGCCGGATTCTTGACGACGTCCAGTACGGCCGCGGCCTGGGCCTTTATGCTGTTGATGCCCTGCTGGCTCAGGAATGAATCCGCGCTGGAAAAGTCAATTAGGCTAGCCGCATTCGACAGAGGTGCGCCAGGCACAACCACTGGCTTCGGGATGATCTGCTTAGCAAGAAACTGAAACTCGAAGCTGATCAGAGTGTCGTTGCTCGAGTCCTGAGACCAGGACATGTGGGGGATCGTTCCGATGACATCCATATTCGGAAGAACGATCTGCAGCAGCTCATAGTTCTGCGCCAGCTGGGTGCCGCGCATGACCTGGCCGTACATCGTCATCCACTTGACGAACCACTCGTTGTCAACAGAGTCGATCAGTATTCCGGCCATCGTGAATACGATCGGTTGCCGGCCGAAATAGTAGACGACCTCCCCGTCGCCGAACGTCTCGACAATCTGCAGCTTTTCATCCAGAGAGCAGCGGACCTGAGTTAGGAGAAAATCCGCATAGCCTCCATGCTTTCCGCCGTTAATGGCCTGGTCGAGAGGATTTCCTGCGCCAGTCAGAATCGGCGGGGTTTCGATTCCCTCTCCGTGACCATGGCGTTGGCTTGAAGCTGCCGGATTCGACGTCAAAAGTCGGATGTAGGCTCTGGTGCCTCGGTCTCCTCCGAGCTCCTGGTTTTGGAACGCACCGCGACTGCGCATCGTGAAAAGGCGTTCCGTCTGCGGTATCGTGCCGTTGGCGTTCGGAGTAGCCGTACCAGGCTGTTGCCCTCCAGCAGAGACCAGCGGAGCTATATTGGTTGGAGGAGGCAGCGGGACTGGGAATGCCTGGGCGGCCGTTGCATTAATCATTCGTTTCGTCCCTCACTTCAAAATCGATTAGTTGCAAAAGAAGCTGTTCCTTCATGACCTGAAGCTGTCCGCTAAGGCCTCCTAGTTGAGGAGGGACATAAGACAACCCTTGTCTTTGAGCCCGAAGACCGTCAGTTACCCCTCTTACCTGTTGAAGATAGATCTGATACGGCGTCATCTCGACGAGCCGAGGGGTGATGTTCGTCGTGTTTCTTGCGTTCCTAGTAGCCATTATTGCGGTCCACGTGCTCCAGAGACTTTGGCCGTGTCAGGGCCTCCTAGCCAAGGCGGAGCCACTCTGCTTGGAAGAGGGGGATAGCTTCCTCCTGAACCGATCCTGCGTTCGGCCCCAGGCATGCGATCCACAGCCGCGTCAAACTTGGACACGGCATCTTCAAATTTCTTCGTCGTTTGCCTCTGATCGAGCGAGTTGATAGTGCTCAACGCGGAGGTGAAGTCCACTTGTCCTGATTTTACGAGCTCCAGGAGTTTGCGCCGCTGTTCCCCGGTTTCGATCATTGGCGCGATGATCTCCATGACCTTGCTAGTTTCCAGATCCTCCGGAACCTTCAGCGGATCGTCTAGGAGTCGTCCGCCACCAAGGCCTGCTACATACTGAAGACCGATGCGATGCATCGCCTCTTCATCTCCTGCTTTCAAGGCCTTCTGGAATTCTCGACGAAGCTTGGAATCGGTGATCAACCTTCCCTTGCTCGACTTAAGAGATTCCATGCTGATTCCGAGATCGAACGCATCGTTAGAAATGCCGATCGTCCCTTGCTCAGCTGCTCGGCGGATCAGAGCGTTGATTGCATCTATGGCGTCAGCTCCGGTCTTGTCTCCTATAACCTTCTTCAAGGCCGCATAACGGGGATCTTCCAGGATCTGGTCGATCGTCCCAAAACTAAGCTCTCCGGATTGCTTCAGGTTATAAGCCGCGCCTACGGCAGACATGGTGTCGAGCAATCCGAGATTTTCGGATCCCACAGTTTGCTGGAACGCCCTAAGGACCCTGGACTTAGCCGTCATAGGTTCTGTTTCGGTCAGGACAAATCGAGATGCCCTTCCGGTCTCTTCCATGAACGTTCTATAGGCAGACGTGTCGTCGGTGTTCAGAACTCGAGCACCAGCTTCACCGAAGTAGTCTCTGTTATTGCCAATAACCCTGGTCAAAGCTCTCCTTCTCTCTTCCGGAGTCGTGGCTCGGAGGAATGCTCGGGCATCGGCGTCGCCTTGTCTTGCCAGCTCATTGATCTTTTCAACGACGGAGGTTGTTGTGCTCGACAGTCCGTCGAAGAGTCCGGTCCTAATAAGACGGAGAGGCTCATTCGTTCTCGGCTCAGTATCGAAGAGAGTCGACACGTCGGAGACTCGTAAGCCTTTGCCGATCGTTCCTCCGAACTGAAGGGAGTCAACGACTTCCTGTACGGTGTCCGCCAGAGATCCGGACAGTTGAGTGACCGGGAAAACAAGGTTCTCAGCTATGCCTTCTGTCAGGTTACGGCCAAACCGCATAAGGGAATGGACAGTACGTCCAATCCGACCACCGTAAGCGAAGTTCTGAGAAATGGCTTGCCGCATCTGTTCCGCAGAGAACTTGTCCGCTCCTCGGAGCCGTTGAGCAAGTGTCGTCGGGTCGGCCATAGTTGCTTGACTCATGATGATACCCATAGCCTCATCAGGGCTTAGGCCCATCATATGAGTCAGAATTGGCACAAGGGTTTCAGCATCAAACTTGCCGTTCGCATTCCTAGCGATAGGCAATTGACTCAGGATCGATACGGCCTGATTGATGATTGCCGACGGGCCTTGTTCACTTAATTGTCTACCGGCCATCTGAGAGCCGAACAGCGACATCTGACCCATGACTCGGAACGGATCCATAGCCACGCTGTGGCCGAACTGCCGAATCGTATCGGTGAAGCTCTGATTGAAACCTGGAATGGCTCCGCCTGCGGCTCCACCAATGTACTGGTTGTAGAGACCCATCAAGTTGTACGGTGTCTGAGCCGCCCTCACCATGGCAGACATGGTCGATTGAGTGGCCCCTTCGAGGCCTCCCATGCGGGCCAGCTGAGCTGGTGACAGAAGGCCAACGCGTTGTGCTGCGGCAAAGCCAGAGTAAACATTAGCTGCGGCCATTTGGCCCAGGTACGGCGTCATACCTGCAGCCTGGAACATATACTGGCCTTGGGCCCCAACCGTGTTCATCAGTCGCTGAATGGAAACCCCTGCCTGAGATGCCAGATTTCCCAGACCCCGATAGGCCGCAGCCGCGTTGCTGAATTGACCTCCTGTAACTGAGGCACCAGCCAGGTTGAGCTTCGACAGCTCTTCGATGGCGTTCTTGATATCCGGATCCTTGGAGATCGCCATGATGAGCTTGATCTGCTCGGCGACATCCTTGACCCGTTGTGTAATCTGCCTCGCCTTGACGTTGTCCATGAGGCCAGCTCGGGCCGACATATCCGCAATGGCTGCGTAGTCAGACGTCGAAAAGGCCATGTCCTGGATACCGGCCCGGGTAATTTCCGACGCCATCTCATACGATTCCCGGAATCCAAGACCGCCCCCGGTTACCGGATTACCTGCGGCATCGACAAAGCTTGCGCCGGCGAAATTGCGGCGAAGATCCCTAGCCTGCATTCGAGTGTTGATGTAGGGATTCCAAAGGGCCTTCTGGCCTCCCCATAGAGCTCCTTGGGCAGCTGCAATAGGAAGCAGAAATCCGCCAGCCACGCTTCCGACAACACCGGCTGCAGCGCCCATACCGGCCGCCGCCGCGCCTCTCAATCCGATTGCAGAGGCTAATCCTCGGCCGAAACCTGAACCGACAGCTCTACCCAAACCAGAGGCAATGCCTCCTCCGGTGAAGTAACCCCCGAAGGTTCTAGGCCCCAGCAAGCGAAAGGCACCGCCAAAGGCCAGGGCAGGAGCCAAGATCCGTTGGCCGGCCCAAGCCAGAGAGTCGAACGGTCGGGCAGAAATACCTTCGATAGACGGCTGCTGCTCGTCGATCGGATTCCCCCAAATTGGCTCTTCGACAAACGGATTGAAAAGCCTGTTCACGCCTCCGAAGAACCCGACGCGACCGTACTGATTGTACGGCTGTGTTCCTGAGTATCGAGGGCGATAAGGGGCCTCATAGCTAGGAGTCAGAAGGCTAGGATCCATGCCCCAGCCTGGATTCATATAAGCCGGATTCATCGGGCTCGAGAACGAGCCTTGAAGACCAGGTGACCGGAAAATGTCAGGAGGACCGAAAGACGGAAAATATGGCAGCATACGGGTATTTTAGGACGATGCCAGCTCAGTTTCAGAGGATTGGATTGGTATAAGAATTAAGAAGTAAAACACTCTCTGGAGGAGTTCGTATGGCTAAATTCAAACTTTACCTATACTTCGTTTCTAGGGCCGATTGGGTGGGCAACATCATGAAAGAAGGCCTGAAGCCGACTTCAATTCATGGAAGCGATGAAAAAGGGATACTGCTCTTCTTCAATCCTGCCGATGCAAAGCAGCATGGCATTCACGAGCTAGGCGAAGACGCACACGTTCTTCAGGTCAACTGCACTGGCTTGAAGCCGACCGCATTCCAAGACTTCTACGAGCTTCGTGAGAAAGCTACGAATCCCGTGCTTGGTCAGCACATCTTTTTCACAGAACCGATCGATCCGGTTCGCATCAAGGATCTGTCCGTCATTCAGGAGGAAGCTTTATGAATTCCCTGTCGGAAATCCCCACTCTGTTCCTTCCTCTCTACGTCATCGCCGCCTTGGCGATTGCGTATTTGACTGACCACGAATGATCTTGTCACAAACAGCAGTAGGACCTATGATCAATGCCGAAAATGTCGTCGGAGGTCTTTGTCGCCTTCCGTAGCATCGGAGTCGAAGAGGCCCAGGCTCAAGCAGCCGCGGAAGCTCTGAACAGATCGGATGAGATCGTGGACACGCTAAAAACAGACATGCTCGCTTTGAAGTGGATGGTCGGGACGAACGTCGCCTTGACCCTGATACTTCTTGGGAAACTCCTTCTGCTTCCATAACAGCAGAAAGGGCCGCCTTATGGGCAGCCCTTTTTTCGCTTCTACGGTTTTTGTAGAAGTTTGTCGACTCCGGAAACGTGTAGTTTCCCCATCTTGTCCTTGAACAGCTTGAGCTCCGAGTTTTTGACGACGTTCTGATAGTACTCCAACATCTCCATCTCTTTCGCGGTTTGCTCAGGCAGTTCGACGTTCAGCAGCAGAGATAGTGTCTGAGTCCAGATGGTCTTGATGGCCTTGGCCCAGTCTCTGCGCCTGTTCGGATCCTCGATGCTCGGATTGGTCAGCGTCAGCAGCATGACCATCTCCAATTTTTTAGCCTCGAGTTGAGCCTCTTTGATGAGGTACTCCCTGTAAACCCGATCTTGAATGGTGCCGAGCTTCGGAAGTTTGACCCCCGAGAGATGCAACTTCATCCGCTGCATCGCCCAGGGGTGTTTTAAAAATTTTCCTCACCGTCCTGGCACGCGGCGTAGACCTTGGCGTCGAAGTCGTTCAAAGCCGTCAGGAGAGCTCCGATCACTGGGCCCGGCAGGCGTTTGACGAACTTAGCTCGATCTTCAACAGACAGAGATCTCAGATCCTTGCCTTGGAACATAGCCAAGCCATACTGAAGGTTCAGGACCGCCCTTTTTTCCGTCAAGGTAGAGACCAAGTTAGCCTTAGTGGCGTCAACCACCGCGGAAATTTGCTCGATCTCCTCTGCTGTGCGGGTACGGAACCGAACGCGCAGTTTACCACGAACCGTGACGTCTTCCGAATACTCTCCGGAGAAAATGATCTCATCGAAGATACGGGCAAGCTCGTCCGGATCATACTTAGGCGTCTTTTCACCCTCAGCCTCTTCGTTCTCATTCTTTTCGGCCGCAACCTTTTCGTCTTCATCTTGTGACGCCACAAGGGTGGGGTCGAGCTGAGCCGCGGGCTTTGCAGTTGGCTTACTCACTGCCCCTAGTGCGCCGGCACCCTTACGGGGCTTAACTTCCACCGGGTCGGTGAACTCAAAATCTGACATGTCGTATTCCTTTCTGAAATCAGAGTTTAATCAAAATTCAAAGGCGGATGCGTCATCTGCCGCTGCCGCCTCATCTACGTAGATGAATTTACCGCATTGTATCATGTACGCGACGTTGGCGAAAACAATACTGTGCAGCCAATCATCACAAGTTCCTTCGTCTTTTCTGTAAACACGTCTACCGGACAGGGTTATTTCTTCCGTTACCGACAGAGCGTCTTTCCAGAAATCAGCCATGATTTCCCAGCATGGCGTTTCGAACTTTGAGATGCCCATCTTCGACTTGATGATCATCGTATCCATGTTCTGAGTCCGGTCAGCCGAGAAGAATCCGCCCGCCTTGTCAAAGCGCAAGGCATGCTTAGCGGCTACGTATTGAACCAGGTGAGCTCGGTCGGCACCTAGGTCACGTTGGAAGATCTGGCCTTGGAGCACACCAACGCCTCGATCAGATCCCAGCATAGAACATTTATACTGGCGAAAGAGGTACTTCGCCCTTTCAACCTGTTCGAGAATGTCGATTCCATCCAATCGCTCAGCGTAGAGCAAGTAGCACTTACCCAGCGAATCATATCCAAGCACAGAGAAGACCGTATACGAATCCGTCGAGCCGCTCACTGACCAGTCGCAACCGAGGAACGTGCATATGATGTTCCGATCGTCCATCGGGAAACCTTTGTCGAATTCCCGGCGGCTTGGGTTGCAACAGGCCATCGCCTCTTTGAGAGAGAGGATTCGACCTGAGAGGCCGCTAGGAACCCCGAAAACCTCGTTAGCGAGCTTGGTCTGATTGTAGGTCTTGACCTTGGTTTGAATGTCTTTCCATTGCTTCGGCCTGGATCGGGCGGGGATGATGACCTGAGGCAGGTGAAAGCCTAGGTGATCCTTCTCAGATGGCCGTCCCGCCATCCAGGTGCCGTTCTTGACGTTGAGAAGCTTACCACAGTAGACACACCCAGGGCCTTCTGGATTGTCCGTCATTTTCAAGCACGCTTCGAACGTGTTGGGGATTGTGTAGCGGTTGCAATGCTCGCACTTAATCACCCACTCGCTCATGTTCGAGCGTTCGAATTTGATCGTAAGCGTGTTGTTGGACGTCTTGGCCGTGCCTGTGTTGCGGATGAAGCCGTAATCGGATGCCGACAAGGTTTCTGCAAGAATGGGTCCGGCTTCAAGGCTCTGATCCTGGATCTCGTCGTTAAAAAGAGCGTCCGCCGAAATACCACGAATCCGGTCGGCGTCCTGTTCCGTGTCCGCATAGCCAAGGAAGATTCGGCTACCGTTGTTCAGCGACTTCTCGAAGATGTTTTTTCTCGAGGAGGAGTCGATGAAGTGCTTCTTGACGATAGGGGAGTTCAGAAACGGGTCTAGATACTGGGTTGAGAAGCGGGATGTTTGCTGCGCAAGAGGGCTGATGAACAGCGTCGAAAAGAACGATCGAATTATGCTGTTCGACGTGATGTTCCCGCCGAGGGACACGGACTTCCCAATCTGCCGCCCAGCCATAAGCGTCATCTCGGGTGGCGAGATGTCATAGATCAGCTCGAAAGGTTTGTACTCCTCTAAGTCGAGAGGCTTTCCTTTGAGTTGAAGGATAGCTTTTGCGAGCTGGGAGGGTTTAAGTTTAAGGATTCGTTCAACAGCCATGTATTTACGATTTGATACCCGTATTATAGCCTTTTGCCTCAAATCCCCAATTTCACACTGTTTTAAGCTCCTTCAATTCAATTCAGAAGCCCTCCTGTTGGTATAAGAACTACGAAGACATTCACGTCTTCTTCGCCGAACCTATCGGCAACTCCCTTAACTGCGAGGAGTAAGCTGGCAATGCGAGCCGTAATATCGGCAATCTATCCTGTGCTCATCCAGCCATTCATCAGCACCGAGGAGGTCCGTTATTACATCAACGGATTCTATGTCCACAGTGATCCAAACGAAGGTCTTCGGATCGTCGCCACCGACGGTCACCGATTGGGTGTCTTCCACGACCGCGAAGGTTTGTGGGAAGGCCCGACGAACGCCGGGATGATCGTCAAGCTAAGCAAGCCTGCGCTCGACATTCTGAAGGACAAGAAGTCCAGGACGCCGCTTAAGAAGTGGCTGGTTGTTGAGGGCGACATCAAGGCTAACTCCGCGACGATCATCGAGGGGGATGATCCTCTGGACAACCCGAGGCTTGTGGCAACATTCCACGACGTCCTCATAGATGGAACCTACCCCGATTACACCAAGGTTGTTCCTTCCATCACGAAGCGGGACTTCAAACCGGCCAGCTACAACCCGAAGTATCTCGCCGACTTCTCTCGGGTCCTGCCGAAGATGGGGGCCCGGTGCATCCGCCTTGTCTCGGAAGACGAGGCTGGCCCATCGCTCGTTCTGACGAGCCGAGATGACTTCTTCGGTGTCCTGATGCCTATGCGGCCGGGATGGGAAGAGTCCAACTATTATCCGGACTTCTGGACCCGCAAGCCTTCTCACAAGGGGATGAAGCTGGTCAGAGGTGGAAAGAAGAAGTCGGCTGCCTTGGAGGAGGTCGAAACCAAAGTGGCGGAAACCAACTCTCAACCGGACGCTGCCTAGTCTGCGACCGTCTTGTGGCCGCCGGCGTCAGGAAGATGCTGGCGGTCTTCAACTTACCCGTTTGTTAATAACTCTCTGAAGGAGTGCATCATGAAGCTGAACTGGAACAAAGTCGTCTTCGTCGCTGTGAGCGCGTTTGCAGCGATCGGGTTTGTCGCATCCGTCGTAGCAAATCAGGAGCCTCTCCCTGCTCCGGAACGCATCCAAATCCTGTACGTCCCAGCCGAGTAAGGAGTCTGAGATGTTCTCAAAGCTTGCGAAAGCCGTAACGTGCCTTGCTGTCCTTTTGGTATACGCGGCTCTGCTCTCCCCGGCTTATGCCCAGCAAGTCAACGTCGTACACGTCCACCCGAGCGGGTGGGTTGACTACGTGTACTTTGATCGAGGGAGGGGTCGGTACCTGTACTCAGCCTTTGACTCAAACTCGATCTACGAGAGGCATGGCCTGACCTTCGTGAATGTCAGGCAGTACTATCGTACCGAGATAATCACGAAGGCCAACGAGGATTACGCAGACGACGTTGTAGACTTCGACCCTGCATACGATCACATCTACGCTCTTGACTGTGTGAACGGTCGATATCTGACTGTTCGCACGGAAGAGTTCTATCAAAGTGGCAACAGCCGAGTGTTCGACTTCACCGGACTCCGTCAACCCTGGATACGGATACACAGGTATGATGACTTCTGGTTTCTAGCAACCAAAGTCTGCTAAGTAGTCACTTGGGCCCTTTTCAGGGCCCTTTTCTTTTGGAGACCAGTAACGTGAAGCTGTCTAACGGTTACACCGTCAACACAATTCCTGACTTCTCGAACATCCCTTCTGAGCAAAAAGAGCGTTGCCGGCAGTGGATTGATGCTTTGCGTTCAGGAGAGTATCGTCAACAAACTGGCGCTCTGAAGGTTCCTGAAGGTTTTTGTTGCCTTGGAGTAGCCTGTGACGTAGCTCGTAAGAATGGGTTCGGAAAATGGAGGGAGTTCAAAAAGGTCTCCGTGTACGCTGATGAAACCGGAGAATCTAATGTCGTCCTAACTAAGGGAGTGCAAGACTTTTTCGGTATTCTTGGTCCGGACGGTTTCCGGATAACCCTCTCACCTCCTGGACTAGAAGACTTCAGAACGTGGAGGCTCGTAGATCTTAACGATGGAAAGATAGCATCTTTCACTGAGATCTCCGACATCATCGAAATCGCTATCAACGGTGGCCTTAACGTAGCTTCGGTTTCTTAAACCTCTGTGCCTCGAGAGGCCTTTTCCTGCATCTTCAGAAAGAAAGGAACGATGATCCATGCAGATCATTGCTCAGCAATCGATTCCCAAAATCGAAGACTCCGCCGCCAGGGTCACGGTCATTCTTCGTCGACATGAAAACGGTACCTACTGCACTCAGATCCGCAATGATGATACCGGAAACTTCTTTTCCGGTCATTACGACCTATCCCTGCCAGAAGCCTGGGCGGATTTCGGCGAACGGATCTCGGACATCTGGCCTCGGCTCGACGGTCGATACGTCCCCGAGCTCCCTCCTCTCATCAAACCTAAAGAGATCACGCTGATCCGTGCAACCGGGCCGTTACGAGGAGCGTCGGTCAATGTCGACGAACCGATTATCGTCAGAACCTACGATGAGGCCGATCGGGTGATCCGTAGGATCGCCGAGACGGCTCCGTTGGAGGGAGAAGGGTACGACAAGGTCGACATCGTCGTGGCGTTCGAGGACGGCCATGTCTTCCATGGCCGTTACGATGCGGTTCGAGAGGATCGGTCTCGGTCGGAAATGCTCCAGCAGCACATACGTGAGCACGCCCAGTTTCTGGCGGGGCTCTACAGGCCGTCCTGGGTCAACAAAAACAAGGACGGCGAGGAGATCTATCTCCAGGCCATGGCCAGGTATGAGAAGGACGGCACGGCCCAAGCAGCCCGAGAGTTTCTCGCCAAGTACGACGTCGGTCAACGGACGGGTTGACAATGTCTACCGGGTCCGCAAGAGAGCAGCAAAGCACCATAGACGATAGCAACGCTAAGCTGCTCTCTCTCATATCGGAGATGGGGGTTCCGGCTCCCGTCGTCTCCGCGCTGCTCGAGATGGGTGGTCATCAAATGAACCTGGACGATGCCAGGTTTCTAAGAGGGCCGATCCTCTATCACAAGGGTCCGAGCAACTGGGGAAAGACCATCCCGAAATGGATGTTCGACCAGGTGCGGGCAGAGCGTACCGAGATTGCTCTTGGTAAGCTCCGTATGCCGGTCGGGCCCACCGAAATTGCCGTGGTCATGTACCCCGCGGCCATGGAGGCACCCCTTCACTACCTCTCGACCCAGCTCTACCTGTGGGCCTCCACACATGCGGCGGCCCGCTACTATAGGAAGCCGGTCGAGGAGTACTGGAAAATGCTCAATCAAGAACCGATTCCTGACAGGGAGGTTCTCGAACCCAAAGGCCTTCTCTATCAACATTACAAGGAACTGGCCTCCGAGATCCGTCGTAAGGTCATCAATGCACAAGTCAGGAGGGAGAGACACCAGAAGAGCATGGAAAGAAGGAATGTGGTCCGCCACAGAAAGCCCTCTCGAACCTCAGAAATCCCTATCGAGGTCAGTGAACCGAAACCACCTGGGCGGAGGTCTAGCAACCATGACGTTCAGCCTAGCCTCTTCTCGTGGCTGCTAAAAGGAATCGTTGGCGAATGAGCAACCCAGTAACGAAGGATTAACCAATGTCTGCTTACATAGTCGAGAACGGCACTATTCAAAGAGCTCTTTACGCTCTCCAATCTCTTCGAAGGCCGTTTTATGGCAAGGATCTCACAAAGGACGAAGACCTTGCCGAACTCGGTCAAGAGCTGTACCGGCTCAACACCAAAGCGGTGAACGCCCGCTATCGCAGTAGACGACGGGTTCCGAAGTACGTGCACGAACCCGTCGATCCAACAACGTCGGTCATGCAGCTCTACAAATCCCTTTGCTGCCTCATCTACCAATGCTCGGAAGACAAGGCCGACAGAACCTTCCTATACAAGGAACTGTTGCGAGCAAGGGCCGACCTGGCCGTTCGACTGCTATCCGAGACGCAGGAATATCGCGCCTGTGGCTGGTTATAAGCGTGCAATCAAACTAGGCCTTGTTACAAGGCCTTTTTTAGACGACGGCTATATTTTGTCACTTCAACAAATTGCAAATCCTTGGTATAAGAGTTGCGGACAAAGGATAGTTATAGCCGGCTATTCAGTCCTCTCTCTTTAGCCTTTTTACTAGAGGTATTGTTTTAATATGTCCAACGTTACTACGACCAAGTTCATCGTCACCTCGACCGACACCGAATACAGCATCCCTGGGAACTGGACTGCCCAGCAGATCAAGGATAACTATGCATCCCAGGTTCCCGGTATCACCAACATGGTGGCTGAAGAAACCTACGAGGATGGCGGTGCGACCCGTCTGATCGTTTTCAAGCCGCGCACTGGCAACAAGGGCTGATAGCTCCGAGCTACGGGCTTGAATCGTGAAATAGGGCGCCCTTCGGGGCGTCCTATTTTGTTCGGCTTTTTTTAGTCACAGGTAGGAGCGGATTACAAAAAGCCGAACCTCGTATTCAAGGAATCATAATGCGAACAGCACTTATACCTCATGTAACGACAGGGCCACGGGCCCGAGCCATCAGGATACGGAGCGAATGTAGTCGACGCATTCAACAGTATTGCCGAGACAGAGTTATCGAACTGAAGCTTGCCACTAAGCAGTTTTCATACGACTTCGACTTCACCTCTGGCGGCACACCGACACGACGCTCTCTGGTACGCTTCAAGACTCTGCTTTCCCGGGCCATCGAAAAACAGCTTCCCTATGTGGAATACACTCAGAAGCCGTTTTTCGAAATACTGGGCCGATCAACTTTCTCAATCACTCTGTTATCCCGGCCAGTCCGATACTCCGGAAGCTACTATGGGTTTTCCAGGCTGGATATTACTTCTAAAAGACTGCTTTGCGAAGATAGTCGCTTTGGTAAAACCGTTGAACGTTACGTTCAATATCTCAGGTACATATGTTTGAAGCACGCCGTACCGATTTCGATCCATTCCTCTGGACATTCTCATCTCTCTGTAGAATCCAGGGCCAGATATTATGAGATTCTCAGTTCAAACTATGACGCATTAAAAACAGAGTCTCCGGAGGTACAGTACGAGGTCAAAATCATGGCTCAAATCGTGTACTGGAGTCATCTTCCGTACAACGACCTGGTTCGGGCTAATCACCCCCGTCTACTGTCGCTGGATGAGTTCATCGCAAACCGGCTCGAGCACGAGCCGGCCAGTACGGTGTTCTCACAATCTGAGTGGCATTCGAAAAATATCGCAGATGAACCCCTCCTGAGTTCGAAGGATTTTCTAGAAGGATATAGTCGTTACTGGGTTCCAGAGAAGGTATTCTACTACCTCCCTCAGATCATATCCACTCTTCGAACTTTAACCCGTAAGACCAGCTATGTTTCTTCAGCTTTTAGCATCGGAGCTCCTGAAGGCTCCTGACCTCAATTCCGACCTAGTTGATGGAGAAGCTGTAGTCTCTCGCATTCCTAGGATTCAAACTCTCGAAGATTTGGAGGTGCTTGGAAAGTACCGGCGCAGGACCTATAACAGCGAGGATTTGCGAGCGATAAACTTGCATCTCATGGAATCGGAGTTCTTTAAAGCCAAGCACTTTCAAGGTGATGCGCTCAATTTCGAAGAGGATTTTGTATGAGCGATATGGAAGCGATTGAAACATCGCCAATGGCGGAGGAGCCTAAGGTTGAAGTCCTGCTTCAGGATGTTCAAATCTTTACTGATCACGTCAAAGTTATTCTAAATGGCGGTGTAGAAAAGGCCATATCTTTGAATGATTTTCGGAATATCCTCAATTCCGTCATTGGTATTCACGAAGACCAAAAATTGGAAGGATTTAATCTTCCGTCCAATGTGTTCTATTTTGCCAAGTCGGGAAACGAGATTCAGCTAAGTTGCTACTATCAAGCCCGAAAGGCAGTTATCCAGTACTACGACAAAAAGATGCCCATTGTCATGCCGAACGTGATAATCAGCCACGTTCTCGAAAGGACAGGGGAGAAGATCTGGCGAGTGCGATCATCGAAGTACTTTTGCACGGATTTCAGTGTCTCTCGATTGCCTCGGGACTTCATCAATCGACTTGATCATAGTAATCACATCTTCCTGCTACCTATGTCGAATACATATGACAATGGGAATATGTGTTATGGCGGAAATCAAATGATCAGTCGGTTCTCGGAGAACAATCTGCGTGGACTGGATTGGTACTACCAGTATATGTTCGAATCCCCTTTCAATGACGACCTTGGCGTCTATGCGATAAGAAGATCCATGCCTCCAAAAGAGTGGTATGCACTTCTCTCGGAGCTGGCTAAAGAGGACAAGCCTTTTCCTTACGAGAAGCTCACGGGATACTCCCCGGCATAATATTCAATCTATTCATTAAGGAGTTAACATGCGTGTACTAGCGCCTCATATGAGCTGCGTTGTAAACATGCCGCTCAGCGATGACGAGCCAAACGAGCTCGAACAGGCCATCGCCGATGGCTATACTGAAATCTATGTAATTACCGCGGACGGCATCATCAAGCACCACAAGCTGCGCGGCGAGAATCGTTACATCCGAGTCAAGGTCAACAGTATCCCTGGCTTTGAAGCTCCTAAGCTTCCTCAAGCTATCAACTTCTTGCCGGCCGGCAAAATCCCCAAGGAGTTGTTCGATCAGATTCTCGCCTTCTTCTATGGTGTTATGAAGAAGAATGGCGACAAAGCTCTAGAGGCGATGGCATGGATCTGCTACAGCCAAGAGCGGGGTTATCACATTATCATCCCTGATCAGCAGATCTCAGCAGCGTCGGTTCGTTACGACTGGTCTTCTGTTCCGGCCGGGACGTCGATCATCGTCGACATCCATTCTCACAACAACATGAACGCCTTCTTCTCAGGCACCGACAACAATGACGATCGGGCGAATATCTCGTTCTCTGGCGTGGTTGGTAAGATGAACCAAACGGTTCCCGAAACCGTATGGCGTTTCAATTACCAGGATCGCAAGTTCGAGGCCAAATTCGAAGACATCTTCGATGTGGCACCGGTTGAAGTCCCGGACGAGTGGCTCGATAAGGTGGATGTGTCGACTCCTCGTATCACTTATGTAGGAGGTGGAAAGTGGCCGTCCTCCACGTTGGACAAGAAAGGCCGGGCCGATCACCTGAAGCCATATCAGTTCCGCAAGAAAGAGGATCTCGAGAAAGATCTCATCAATGGCAACCGAGCAGGGCCTCAACTACAGGCTCGCAATAGGGCTTTGATGGCAACAGGTCATCTCGATTTCGACTCTGACTTTTGGGGCATGGGAGACGAAGCCGGTATGTTGGCCAACGGCTACGTTGCCGGGGGTAAGAACCTGGGAAAAGCCGTGGGCGAGGAGGACGGAAGCAACGAGGTCGCTGACCCCTTCTCGCCTAACTTCAACGATGACGAGGCTGATCTCGACCTCTCCTTTCACCCTCGCTACGATGAGCTTGTGTGCAATCAAGGCAAGGGGGTGGCCGAAGCGTACTGCGTAATCGACCACTACATGTCGGAACTCGCCGGTCAAGATGAGCTCCTACAGGGGCTGATCTCGGACATGTTCGATCTAAGTTCGGACTCTGCCCAGATCCGGATCTTCCGCCAGCTCTATCAGCACCTGTCTCCGTCGGCTCAAGAAAGCCTCGCTTCCAAAGGCTTCTAGCTACTAAAGCCTCTGAATGACTCAGAGGCTTTTTTTAGCCAGTCAAGCTAAGGCCTTGTTTTCGGTATAAGAACAATGTACAGGCCTGTACATTTTCCTTAAGGAGTTTTCATGTTCCGCTTTACACCTCGCACCATTCCTTCGAAGATCTTCGTTATCGGCTGCGGAGGTACGGGATCTCGTCTTGTCCCGCTTCTGACTCAGTTCATCGCTTCGATCAGCAAAGACAAGAACCCTCGAGGCTGGCTGGATGATCCGACGATCTTTCTCATCGACGATGACGTAGTCGAACAGAAGAACCTGCAACGTCAGAATTTCGTCATGGCTGACGTCGGCAAGCACAAGGCTTCGGTTCTGGCTCAACGATATGGGCGTGCTTATGGGGTCAATGTAGTCCCTGTTCTGAAGCGTGTCGTTGGCCTAAATTCTGGGGAGCTGTTCAAGGACGTAACAGGAGATCCGTCGTTCTACAATTCCCTCGTTATTATGTGTGTAGATACGGCTGATGCTAGACGGGCGATCATCAACATGGTCGACTACAACAGCTCGTCTAAAGATCTTGGCCAAGGAGCCTTCTTTATCGATGCTGGAAACGAAGATAACTTCGGGCAAGTCCGCTTCTTCAATCACTCTGCCTGCATTCCTGGAAAAGGCTTGATGGACAGCAAGGATATACCGAAGATGTCTCCTATAGTCCTTGATCTTCCTGCCATTCCGATAGATATTGATTATTACGAAAATCTCACCGACATGCCTGGTCAAGGAAGTTGCGCGGATCTAGACCAGACTCTGGCGATCAATGCCATCATGGCGGCGGAGATCATGGGTATCGTGCAAAATTACTATTACTGCAAGCCGATGACCTACTATCAGGTCTCCCTCAGTCTGGATGGGGCCCGGTCTACGACCTACCTCACGGCCAATGAACTTCTTCGAATTAATAAAACTCAGGCGGTTTCCAGGTATGGAAAGCTTTCTCTATATAACATGTCACTGCTGAACGTCGGTAAGTATCTAGAGAGATTCAAGACTGAGACGGAAAAAGCGTTGGCAAAGATGAACGCCACAGTGGTTGCCGAAGAGGCTATTGAAGATGTTTCTAAAAAGACCACTGAACCGGCAAAGAGTCGGAGTCGTGAGGCAGAAGTCATAGAGGCGACCTCGATGGAATCTCTACCTTCTGAGGGAGAGACTCTTGAGGCTCCTTTCTGACGGCTAAATAAAAGCCCGGTTCATAGCCGGGCTTTTTTAGCTTCGCAGGGGATAGGCCTAAGTCGTCCGTTCTCGGCTTGCTTCAGTGAGATTGTCAACGACCGCGAAGGAAGCGAGTTCGGTCCCGTCCTGTCGAAGCATGATCAACGTACCCTCTGCCTTGTTCCATTGCCAGCTGCCCAAGGCCTCGTCTTCGAGATTCCGAAGGTAGGTATAGATGGACGTTGAGACCACCTCGACCTGAGCCTGGATAGCTCCGTAAGCGTAGAGGGTGTAGGTTCCCGTCGATTGAGGCGTAAAGGTGAAGTTATAGAGTCCGTGGATTCCGACGTCTGTCACGGTGACCTCTGTCGTGGTGACAACGGCTCCATCCCTGAGTAACACCAAGTCTGCCGGACCCTGTTCTCCGGTTTCTCCGGTCGGACTGAGGAGGGTCAGAACGACGGGAGTGTTTGCTTCTACTGTTCGATGAATCATAGGCTTTCCATGTGCTCGATATAGGTCTTGATTGCCTTCTTCTTAGCCTCGGTATCTGCAGGCGTCTGACCATGTTCGAGCATGGCCTCTGGGACAAAATCGAAAGGTTCGATCGGTTTCGAATATCCTTCTTGCCGAAGAAGGTAGGCGATTGCTGCAGTGAATGACAGCGGGAAGGTCACTGGTAGATCGTTTGCCTGCCTGATCTTCTTCACTTCGGATATGGCAAAGGCCAACTCGAGACTCGTCGGCATAGGTACCGTCTCAAAATCAGCGACGTGATTGTTGATGACCTCAGTAGCATGTAGCATGAAAGTGACGTCATCGAAGAACAGGTCAGGCTCTTGCTCGAGAATCTTAAGGACAGTAAGTTTCTCGAGAAGCAGGTCATCCATGATCAAGCCTAGCTCAATGCTTAGCGTTTCCGGCTCCCAGTCTACCCAGACGCCTTTGCCGAAGAGACGGTCCAGGTTGGCCTTGATATGGGAGATTGGTGCCTGCCCCATCGAGGCTTCGGCTTGTTTTAGAAGCAGTTCAGACATAGGCGTGCTACTGATTATTCCTCATCGGGATTATCACCGCCAAATAGACGGCCATGGCGAGTCCGATCGTATCTCCCCGCTCGGCGATGGATATGATCGGCGATACGTTGATCCTTGCCGATACGCCTGTCTTGGTCCTTGTTGTAGCTGTGACCTATGTAAACACCTCCCAGCGCCCCAGCGCCTCCACCGATGCCCGTAGCCATAGCGGTACGCTTAACTTTCTGGAGAAAAGGGTTTTTACGACTGGCGACTAAACCTACGCCAAGGCCTACGGCTGCTCCTAAGGTGCCAAGCGCCTTAATCGCAGGTCTCGTATTACGCCTATTTTCTTCGTTATAGATACGCTTACGTGCTTCGTCAGTGGCCGCAAATTCGCCGGTTTCATCATGATAATGAACACCTGGCTCCAGCTCACGCCAGGCGGCTATTTTCTCAAGGTATCTGTTCATCATGATTTAGCGATAGAAGATGTTCGGTTTATCACCGACCTTTTTCTTGAAGGTCTCGTTCACGGCAGGATGGCCACTGTTCGGTTGAGCGTGCAGCTTGTTCGCCGTTCGGACTAGTTTATCATGATCATGGAGCGCACGTTCTCCCCGGGGAAGACTTGATGGCGCACTGACGACACGGCCCTGGTGGTTGAGGAGAACTCCCTTGGTCCGTTGCAGCCGGTTGGCCGCGGCCATGCCCAGCTGCGCCAAGCGGCTGCCAATGTTTTCAGGGCTGCGGATTAGCGCAGAGGCTTTCTCGAGGTATTTGTTGGTCATAAGTTAAATATTAAATCATCCTCTTAGACTTAAGAAGTCTCTTCTCAACATGTTTATTCAGAAGATTTCGCATAGATCTTTCATAGTACGAACTTAGTGTAGACCCTAATCCCGGCCGTAGTTTTTCACCCTGGGTATATAGGACTCTCGCATCATGGGATATAGCTTTATCTACTAACCGTTCCAGAAGGTTATATTGGTCCCGGTAGGAGTCGGCGATCTTGATCAGATACCTGTTGGTCATAACCTTAGACGTTCTGGATCAGATCGCAGATCAAACGCTGCAAATCAAGAGGTAGGGTTTCGAGAACCTGCTTAGCGTTCATGGGGCCGGCGTCGATTTCCTTGGCGACGTCTTCCCCGATGTACTGAGCAATTCGGTCGCGTCCGACACGGAGAATGCTTTCGTAAGGAACTTCCTTGCCGCAAAGCTTGACGTTCAGACTGGTGACAACCGCCGCCTCCTTAGTGAGGATCGCTTCACGATAGAAGTCGAAACCCTTGGCATGCAGGCCGGCCTCCTTGTCCATCTGAGTGACCGTCGAGCAGATATCCTGGATGGTCTCTGACTTCATCGTCAAGGTATCGAGGCGATTCAGAGCGCTAGCAATCTTGACGAAGTCAGGATTCTTGGTGGCTTGAAAACGGGCTGCCAAAGCCTTTACAGCCGCTTCCTTACTCAAGAACCCATGTCCGGAATAGCGAAGAACGTTCTCGGACGGTTCAACACCGACGGCTTGGGCTTCCTTATAGAGCTCGGCGGCTCGATCAGCCAGGCGTTGAGGATCGGGAAAGCCGGTACCTTCGCCGTCAAAGGCAGCTTGTTTAGTCAGGTACTCTGCCTTGAGATCTCGGCCGGCATTGGCTTTGCGTTCGTTCGCCGCTTTCACCAGCTTGTCTGAGAGGTCGGAAACGACATCCTCGACGCCGTAGAGCCGAACGGCCTTAGCCACTTTCTCGATCGAGAAAACGTCAACAGGCTTGTATTCAACAGCCTCGTGGTACTTCAGCTGCAAAGCCGTAGCGATGCAAGAATCTCGGTTGCTGAGAGGCATCTCTTGATCGACGTGAGCCTCCTTCACCAACGGCAGTGCTTCTGGAACGAGCGTAAGGATTTCCTTAAGAGTATATGCGAGCATCTTGATTCCGGTTAATTGCTTTGTCCTGTCATCTTGCGTCCGGCAGCGGTGTTGAATCGAACAGTCTCTTGCATGGCCGTATCCGCAGCAATCGTTTCGCTCTTCTGAGCAATGCGGTCTAGGAACTTGTTAAAAGCCGAGCTATTCTCGGCACGTAGGGAATTCTGCAGGTTGCGCTTGGCGAGCGTATGTAAGGCAGCTTCGTCGCTTGGATTCTGAGCAACTGAGAGGAGTTTATCTCGAAGCTCTTTCTTTTCAGCCTGAGCGTTCAGACGGCGCAAAGCAGACATGCTGAGTGCTGAAACCGCGCCAGCGGTGGCTCCGAGAGCAATCGCTGCGGGAGTCGGTCGACCTCCAGAGAACAGCTTGGCCGTCGTCTTCGACGCCGTGGCGCCCGTGATGCCTCCGAGGATGCCATGCCAAAGCATGCTCTTTCCCATGCCTCGAAGCTCGTGTCGACTGAAGCCTGGATGAATGCCGTCGTGAATGGCCTGTGCGTGTCGCTTGATCATATCGATCTTCGACTGCAAAGACAGGCTGTTGAAAATAGGGTCGTCGAGAATCTGGTGAAGGTCGATTCCTTCGTTGCGATAGAAGTTCAGCAGACTCAGGACAATTTGTTCGTCGTTCATTAGGTGCGGTTCCTGACCTTGCTATTTTAACAGAAAGCTTGCGTCTTCCTGCGGCGAACCGCCTCAAGAACCTTGAGAGGATCGTGAGTCAGTCCTCCGGTAAGCATGGGGTTGATGGAGAATTTAGTCTTGACCAATCCGGGGAGAGTGTCGGGTTCCGGAAGGTATCGGCTTTCGATGAAGGCAAAATCCCAGCACCCTCTGACGGCAAAACAGCAAATGGCTAGGATATCGAACTCGCCTTTGACCAGGTTAGTGGAGGTGACCTCACCTAGACCATTGACCTTGACCACGCGACGGTCGGTGTTCTTGACAAGGACCGTACCTTGCCAGGTCCCATTCATCGTGTCCTCCTTGATGGAGCTGGTGGCAACCGATTTCACTTCCATCGTTATCGGGCAACCTCGATAAAGGATCTTGAGATCACCTCTTTCAACATCTCGGTCGGGGATCTTAACCACCTCTTCAACTCCATCCAGGCCAATCAGCCTCCTGCGCAGCATCATCTCCGCCAGATATCCCTGCATGTACCCACGCAGAGACGGATTCTCATCCATGAGAGTTTCGATGTCGGACGTAGAAACGCCGGCTAAGATCGACGTTCCAGAGACTGTGTTGGGAGTGTGGTTGAATTCCTCGAAGCTACTGTCCATGCGTTGTTAAAGAGGAAATCGATTCTAAGGCCGTTTTTAGGCCCGTAGAGCGATTTTTATGCCAAGGTGGCTATCTCGGTATATCTCAGGTCCTTTAAACGCTCCTGAGCTCGATTTGAGGCCTTTCTGACAGCTTGTAGGTCTCCAGGGATTCCGATTGAATATTTGACAAGTACGGGAGACGGAGGTTAGCGGTCAAAACGGGCTGTAAAGCCGCGCCAGCCTTGGCGCTTCTACGATTGGTCCTATTTTAAGGCCTGGTTTACGCCACGGTCGAGGTGCCGCGAGGGCAGGTTCTGTCCAAGTCTGTCCAAAAACGGCAGGACAGGGAGCTTTGCGTTTTTCCTTATAAATCAAGCACTTTCAGATTTCGCGTCCAATTTGTCCAATTCTCTCAGAAAAATTGGACACACGAAAACCCTTGTGGATAAAGGGAAAGATAGTGATTTGTCCAAAAATTTGGAATTTTTAGGGAAACATACATATCACTTTACTTTTGACCCTTAGAACTTGTGAAATCATTCTCCTCTATATATATAAATATAAATATTTTTTAAAACCTCAAATATAATAATATATAAAGAGGGCCGTATTTTTTGAATTCTAGTGAGTTGAGCTCATAACAAACCTGATATATGTTTTCCTGAAAAAGGCAAATTTTTGGACAAACTGGGACTTTTCCCTTTATTCATGCGGGGTTTCGTGTGTCCAATTTTTCTGAGGGAATTGGACAGCCAGGACAGAACCTGCATTAAGTCCTTGATTTTCAAGAAGTTTTTGAAATTTAAACTTGGACAGCTTTTTGGACAGTCCAGGACAAACCTGGACAGTCGAGGCTTCCAACCTTCTTTCTTCGTAGGTAACCATGCTAGAAGACCCCTTCATTGGAACCAAAATAGAACTTCTAACTGTTCTAAGCCGAGACTCAGAGCGGTCCTCTGGAACGGCTCTCTACTACCATTGCCGGTGCATTTGCGGAAACACGAAGTCCTTTCTTAAGCAGCGGTTAACCTCTGGCAGGGTTTACTCCTGCGGGTGTTCCAAGCCGGCACAGAAAAGACGAGTCTTTGAGCCTGGCTTAAAGCTCGGCCTCTGGACCTTGCTCGAGAAGGATTCCGACAGGTCGAACAAGTCTGTTGTTTACTGGAGGTGCCAGTGCGACTGCGGGACCGTCAGATCTGTCTCCTCCCCTAGCCTGAGTGCCGGCCTGTCCCAGTCCTGTGGTTGTCTTCGAAAGTCCGGGAACCGGAAGGTAACCTCGCGGCTCGGCCGACCTCGAAGCCGCAGTACCGAGAGTCAAGAATAATGAACTTTCTGGTATAAGAGGATTGCAGCGAGGCCTTCGCTGTAAAGGTGCTCCCCTGTCGTGAAACAGTGTAGTATTCGCCGCAAGGCAAAATGTGTTGTATCATAGGGGAATAGCTTACATGCATCGTTTGATCGCTATTCTTCGTCTCACCCAAAAGGTTCTGACGTTGGCTGCACGGATCGTTGCCGTGGCGCTAGTCGTCGTGAGCCAATATGTTGGGCTAGACGAATCTAAAGCTACTGCTTAATCGCTCTTTTTTCGTTTAGCTCTGTTAGCAACCGCGGTTAGTAACTGACCGCTTCATCGAGGTTCAAGATGGAAAGTCTGACAACCTCGGCAAGGAATGTGCCGAAGATGTCTACTCCAACTCTGGAGGTTCGAAGGAACTACTACGTCATTCCGGATGGTCAAAGATACCACTACTTCCCTATCACGGTATCTGACGACCGTGAACGACCGTTTATAAGGTTCTCTAAGGCTCCTCCCGTCCTTATGGAGGGTATCGCCATCATAGGAGAACCCAGGTCCCGGAGAGCGCCTCGTCTGTATCACGTCCCTTTGCAGGACCTGATGCGTGGCCTCATTCGTAAATCCAGAGAGATCAAACCTGCTAATCGAGTAGCGACCAATGGAAGTACAGGAAACCCAACAGACCACAACTCCTCAGACGGTTCAGACCAGGCGACAACTTCGACTGGCGGAGAATGTGCCGATAGAACCGTTCAACGTGTCGACCAACAGCGAGCTGGCGACCTTATTGAAATGGAAGTCTGCGAAGCTGCTGACCTTGCTTGGACGGAACAAATCGACGCACTACTCCACCATCTATCTGAAAAAGAAGGGGAAGAGTGGGAAATTGCGGATCCTGCACAATCCAGACAGGTTGATGAGAGCAGTGCAATACAGGATCTTGAAAGAGATTCTGGAGAAAGTTGAAGTACCTGGATACATCCATGCTTTTGAGAGGGGCAGGAGTATCCCGACCATGGCTCGAGCTCATGTTGGCAAAGGCCTGGTCATTAGCATTGACCTAAAGGATTTCTTCACCTCTATCAAGCAGTACCATTTGTTTCAGATTTTCAAGCACCTGGGTTTTGGAGATGCACCGGCTCGGACCCTCTCCGAGCTCTGCACCTATCAAGCCTTCGTCCCGCAAGGCGGGTTGACCAGCCCCAAGCTGAGCAACATCGTCACGGCGCTGACGTTCGGACCGATTCTCAAGGAGTATTGTGACCGGAACGGCTATACGATCACAATCTACGCGGATGACGTTACGATCTCGGCGAACGAAGATCTGATCGGCAAATACGGGATTGGTGCTGTTGAAGAAATCCTCCAATTTGTATCAGACACGGTCTCCTCCTTCGGCTTCCGAGTGAACCGCAGGAAGACCAAACTGATGCGCCCTTTCCAACGACAGTATGTATGCGGCGTCGTTGTGAACCGCACGATCAATCTGCAAAAAACTGAGCGTCGCAAACTCAGAGCCATGGTGTACAACGTGAAGCGTCACGGTGTCGAAGCAGAGGCCGCACGCAGCGGTCTCACGCCGAGCGCGTTCATCAGTCGACTCATGGGGCGATTGAACTGGTTCAGCCAGCTGAATCCCGAAGCTGGTGCTCGCTTGTTGTCAAAGCTTAGAGAAGTCGTTGAGGAGCAAGGCCAACCCAACGCCAGAGCTGGAGAAGTAGAAGCGATTGTGTCTTCAGACAGCTCAAGCACCGCACCAGGTGCCTCGACCGCATCCGATGCGCCCTGGAGCTAGTTTTCTAAGGTCTTTCTAGGCAAAAAGACCCGGTCTGTTTCACGAACGCACCAATTCCTGCAACTGCAGTATCCTTCGTTAAAGGGGGAGAGCATTATGGGTTACACAATCCCGGGCCCGCAGCCGGCCCGCTCACAGGCTGCACCAAGTTCAATGTCTCAGTGTTAGCATCATAGACGAAGATCAGCGATATTGCTCCGGGGAAACCCGGAGCCTCTTTTTAGCCTAGATGAACTCCAGCTTCGTCTACAATGACGAAGTGACCGGATTTTCTCATCTCCACCGAGCCACTCTCTATTGTAAATGTGCCTCCATCAAACTCTGATTGGATGCCGCTTGAATTCATGATGGTTGTAGCGCCATCTTCGTGCTCTAAAAGAATCTTCTCTCCGTCAATCGTGACGATTTGGCGATCATCGAAGTTCGCCTGAATCATTGATTCGTTGATCGTAATGGTATTCCGATCTCCGAAGCTAAAGGTAAGCTGAGCTCCGGTCGCCTTCATCCGGGTGAACGTCCCTCCGGCTTTGATCCAGACTTCCTCATTCCCATTGAGCTCGACCGTTCGGCGCATAATCTCTTCGCCGCCGTCCGTGATCTGCTCCTTGAAGATCACTGAATTCGTCCCCGGAGCTGATCCTGCGTTTTGATGATCTGTTTTTATAGCTTCGGCTAAGGCCGTATCTCCGTAGTAGAGGTGATACTGATAGTCCTCAACCTTGCTGCTGGCAAAGCTATTCGTGTACCCCGTATATCGGTAGATCCGACCACGAAGGTTCTTGATCACGTCAGACGATACGTCGGTGAAGTGCTCCCAGTTTCGAGACACAACCCTAACCAGGTCGTCCAACTTCGACAGGAAAATCTCTGAGAGCCTCGAGCTTCGCAGTAGAACGGATCCGGCTCGAAGAAGGGCTACCATGCCTCCACCTATCGATGACAGGACACGATCACCGACCACCATGTCTCTAGGCTTGTTCTGGTCACTGGATATGTTGGTGCCGCCTGGATTGTAGTTTCCAGTATCGATAAGCGTCTGTCCGGTATCGATTGAAATCGGGAAGGCATCGTGGGCTGCCTGAATTCGACCTAGGTAACCAGTGATCACCGGGTAGCCCAAGGTGTAGTCAAGCTTCACTCGATCCCCTAGCATTGGGGTTACCCTATCCCCTGCCCTGCTCGCCCCTCCCGAGAGCTGCTCCCACTGAACCCCATCCAGGTTCTGTCCTGAGAGAGTCTGGACTTTACAAACACGTCGATTGGGATCGACTTGTAATACGGTTCCTTCGTCGAAGTCCGAGTTAGGTTTTACTGGGTTCTTGAACATGCGGGCCGAGTAATGGTATAAGTAAGGTAGGAACGGAGTTTGCCGCTCCGCGTAATCATTTTAACAATACCTTCTCCTTCAAATCATGAAAATCCAGATCAAGTCGGATCTCCATAAGGAGACCCGTCCACAGGCCTATCGTGCCCAGGATGGGAATAGTAAATCCATTATGCACCCGGATGCTGACATACTCATTCTTGCCGGGGATATTACCGACTACGCCAATCGTTTTGCCCTATATCACGAGCTCACGCGCTTCGATCGCCCAATCCTTTACGTTCCCGGCAATCACGAGTACTACCGGGCCGATCACGTCCGATTCGTGCTCCCGGAGCTCAAGGCTCTCTACAAGGGTACCAACGTCACCGTCCTCGATCGGGACTTCGTGAACATCCGAGGTGTTGCCTTCATCGGGGCGACGCTCTGGACCAATCTCACGGATCCGCTGAAGGCCGAGTCGGCCAGGAATTCCTTGAACGACTTCCGTGTGCCTGGTCTTGATCCTGGCTGGTATACGATGCAGCACATCGAGGCGGTCAAGTTCCTCAAGCAAGCTTTGGAGTTGCACTCGCATCTGAAGCGAGTCGTGATCACTCATCATGCGCCGAGCCACCTCTCGATCCATCCGCGATACGTCAACAACCAGCTGAACTGCTGCTTCGTTTCAAACCAGTCGGACCTGATGCTCGATTATGAGCCGCAGCTCTGGGTTCATGGACATACCCACGACCCTTTCGATTACAACATCGGTAAGACCCGTGTGATCTGTAATCCGAAGGGTTATCCCGGTGAAAAGGCACAGACACGCCTCTCTGATCCGGAGCCGCCTACCCTTATCTACAACGAGGACCTCATCGTCGAAATCTGAAACCGCAGAGAGGAGGATGGCCTTAGGAATGGAGTGGAGTATCAGACACCGAGCCTTCCGCAGTCAGTGGCAAGGCTAATTCTAGTGCGACCACAATTTTAGAGAGGGAGTCCGCCACAGAAAGGAGGAGTAATGTCTCGCCCACCATCCTTCCAGCAAGTCGCCCGACTCGCCGTGGAAGGAGTCGATAGCATTCTCGCGGAGTCAGAACGACGTTTCGGACCAGTTCCAAGGAAGCTCACCCGGTTCGAGATAAACGACCTCCACGAGATTCGAACTCTGCTCACAGAGTTTCTAGCTGGCGTTTATTCCCGGCCGCAACCAACCCCACCGCAACAACCACAACAACAACCATATGAGGATAGATATGACGCAAGACTTAGAGATGAGAGAGAACCTGCGCAGGCACGTTATCATCAGCGCGGACAGAATGGTCGAGGAGGCGATCGAGAAGTTTGGGCCTATGAAGCTCGAGATGTCCCTCCAAGACGAGATCCACTTTCACATCGCCCTTATTCTGCTGAACCGAGTGATGCTGCGTCGCTACGGCTTCGTTCCTTCCCTTCTGAGAGATAGCCTATGATCCAAGAACACGTCGGAGATCTCCTACGGGTGCCGAATGGCATCATCGTCCATGGCTGCAATGCGAAAGGCGTCATGGGCAGCGGCGTGGCTAAGCAGATCCGAGCGACCTGGCCAGGCTGCTATGCCGTCTACCGCAAGGAGTATGAACGCGCCGGCCTGAAGGTCGGAGACGTCATCTTCTACAAAGTCCATGACCATCTTCTTATCGCCAATGCCATCACTCAGGAGACCTTCGGTCGGAATCCGAACGTCGTCTATGTCGATTACGATGGTGTCCGTTCGTGCTTTGAAAAAATCGCAGTGATGGCTCGCTGGAAGGAACTTCCGGTCCACTTTCCGCTTATAGGATGTGGCCTGGCAAACGGGAGTTGGGACGTCGTCTCGCAGATCATCGACTATGTCGTCCCGGATCCCATTGAGAAGCATCTTTGGGTCCCATCGGAACCTCCGCCAGCCGCAGCTTCTGCGAAGCTTCAACTTGAACAAACCGCTGCTTGATGAGGAAGGTTATGAAAGTTGTCGACTTCATCGTGGGGCCAGTCCTCATCCTCTTGGATGAAGCTAAGTGGACCTAAACGTTAACTGAAAGAAGCCCCGGTGTAACGCCGGGGTTTCTCCTTTGAAAGGAGAGATATGAAAGCCAAAGCCTACAAGGTTAAGTGCCACTGCAGCAACGAATATGCCGAGTGTCCATCCGTTGCAACGTTTGAGGTCGACGAGAAGTTGGCCAAGGAGATCGGTCGGCTGGCTCAGCTTGTCAAGGATAATGACCTGCATACGGTCGAAAAATACTGCTACCGAGCCACCTGGCACTGGATTGATCCGGACGATTTCGAAGGACTGGAAGAGGCAGATGAAAAAGAGGATCGCAACACGATGCGATCGGAATGCGACATTCTCTGCATCTCTAATGACGAATTTTGGTTCCGGTGCTACCAGAAGCATCATGATGACCTGATCACCACGGAAGGCCAAAGCATCATCGATCTCTTAAAGCACTTCGAAATCCCCGGTTAGAACCGGACCCTCTGCCTCGACGGAGGCACAACCATCCTGTAGATTCACATCGAAAGAAAGGATATTGTCTCTATGTCTGTCAGCATGGGGATGAAGATGCTCGACCACCCTGAACGCTGGACGCTGGAAGAGTTTCTGACCTGGGAAGGGAAGCAGCCAGAGCGGTACGAGCTGGTCGACGGGCAACCTCGTATGATGGCCGGAGGAACCCTGGCCCACAGCGTCATACAGAGCAACATCACTACCATCTTGAACCTCGGACTCCGTGATAATCCGTGCCGGCCCCATGGCGATAACCTGCGAATTCCCATTCCTAAGACGGGAAACGTCCGAATGCCTGACGCAGCGATAGACTGCGGTTCGTTCGATCAGAAATCGAGGACGGCCATCGAACCGGCAGTCGTCGTCGAGGTTCTGTCGAATTCCAACCGCTGGCAGGACGTGCTTCAGCTTCTCGAGGACTACGACAGCGTCCCGTCCATTCAATGCTACATCATGATCGAGCAGGACAAGTGCTGGGTTAGGGTCTATGAGCGAAACGAATCAAGCCGACTCACACCCACGGCTACTTATATGTCACTAGAGGATCGGTTCGTCATCCCTACGTTCAACATCGAGGTTAAGCTTAGCGAGCTGTACGACCGGATCACTTTCGAAACCAGGGAGACGGAAGAGGCACAGGAGTAGTTCGGATACTGGTCTCCAGGGGGAATAAAAAAACCCCGGCGCAATGCCGGGGTCGCCCTCCGTCAGAAAGGAGCAAACGAACGGAGGGTCTTGAGCGTGGTTCTGACGCCTTTTTTTAGTCTTTATAATCAGGCGAATGAGACCGGAACCGGGCGATCGAACTGAATCATGATGTTCTCGACAATGACCGGAGCCTGGCTGGCAATCTGGAAGGAGTAGTTCTGGAACATTGCATATTCCAGATACACCGCACTCAGCACCTTGCCGTAGCCATCGCCCCCACCACGAGTCTTGAACAGCATCAGCAGTCCGAAAGGTACGGCAAAATACTCCGAATCCAGATTCATCATGATTTCAGGGTTCGGGCTTTCCGCACCGGGACTTCCATAACCTGCGACGTTCTGAATGGGCCGATAGGCCACCTTGCTCAGAGCATGCAGAATGTTGGATTGGTCCGCCAGCATCTTGCTCAAAGAGAGAGCGTGCTGTGTCTTACCACGGGTGAAGAAGGATCGGTTCGAGCCGATCTCATAGAGACGCTGCAGGCCAGAGTCAGCCTGGAAGGAGATACCGTCGACCAGGCCTATAGGCGTAAGAATCGAAGCGTCACCGCTCAGACCCGTAAAGCGTGCCGGGCCTGCGTAGAGAATTGTGCTGTCAGGAGTAGCTGAGAACTGGCTAAATCGCTCGTAGCCGTCTTCGTTCAAACGGTCTACGTAATCGCCTTTCCAGTCCCAGGATGTGCTGAAGTTCGAATCCCGAGCAGTGGGTAGAACGTCATTTTCCGGCGTAGCGGCCATGTATATTCCTTAAATAATGAGTCGGCCGCAGGGGCGGCCATAGACAGATAGGCAAAGTCTTCGATCTGTATTTTAGTCAGATATTCCGAGACTAAAGAAAAACCGCTACGGCTAAGCGTAGCGGCTTCAAGACTATCCGAGCTTATTGTTATTAGACGGTCAGGAAGATGTTCACGTAGTTCATCGGAACACCAATCTCTGCCCTTAGCTCGCAGTCCACGTTGTCTCGGTTGTCGGGATTCTGCTCGAGCCTCAGGATCTGTAGAGACAGCAGAGGAGGACCGATCTTCGGCAGCTTCTGACCCATCAGCAGAGAACCGCCGGCAGTGATCGTCTGACGCAGGGTATTCAGGCTGTCCGGAGTGATGTTCCAAGTTCCGATGAAACCCTGCAGGATCTGCACGAAGTAGTAGCTCAAGAAGTCGATGTTCTTGACCTGCTGAATTTCGCGGTACTGCAGCACGCTCATATCCGTGGTCAGTTCGTGACGGACATACGGCGTCGAGGTCTGGGTCTGCTGCACGAACAGGAAGGTTCCCGCCTCAGCCATCGTATCCATCTGAGCCCGGGTGAAGTAGAAGTTCGAGTGGCTCAGCGTCGAGATACCGGCGACCGAGATGTTGGTGAAACCTTGTTGGACCGGGAAGCCTGCGATCATACCGGCAACCGTGCACGACAGGTAGTAGCCCGGCAGATTCTTCACGGTACCGTTGATGTTGATACCGCAGATATCCGGCATCACATTGACGATACGACGAGAGCGATAGGTCAAGCTCTGGGCTGCCACAGCCTGGGCCTGTTGGGCCTTGGTCAGAGACCGGGTGATGTAATAGTTCACGCCAGTCGCGGTACCGAGAGCCTGGATAGCGATTTGCTGGTTGTTCAGGACTTGCAACACCTGAGCCGTACCGACAGGATCTGGGCTACCGATACCAGCTGTGATGTGAACGATGTCTCCCGGTGTCACGCCATCGCTGATGAAGGTGGCGTTCGAAGCCGTCAGGACATAGTTGCCGGCGATCTGAGTGATCGTGTTGTTGCCACCGTTCGAGTTAACCAGAGTCTCCGAGTATGGACCAACATTGTTGCTGGTCGGCAGGGCGTGGTTGACGATAGCCATGCGCCAGGATGCCATCTCAGGCGTCGACATCTGTTCGACATGGGTCTTGAACAAGGCAAGGATGGCCGGATCCTGGGTAAGCGGAACCAGAGCATAAAGCTCGGCACCTTCAGCCATATCCAGAGCATCTTGATAGCCGAGCAGATCGTTGCTCGAGACGGCGATGGCGCAAACTTGTGTGGTCGTGTTGGCCATGGCCAATTGCACGCCAAGCGCCAGCGGGTTCTCGTCAGTCGGATCTCCGAGCGTACCCACGATGTCATCCGGGTTGGCGATCTCCAGCACCGTGCCGGACAGATCCTTACGCAGAGCCTTGTAGGCGATGTTCACCGCCCCGCTGATCACGGTACCGTAGGCAACGCGAGGCTGCGGGTTGATGACGATCTGACCAGTAGTACCGGTGGCCGAAGTGTCGTAGTTCTGATAGGCACCGATCATTTCCGGCAGCCGCTGGTTATTGTAGAGCTTCCGAGTCCGCACGATCATGGAAGCGACGCGCGTAATCTTAGCGGAGCTCACGGCCGTGACGATCGGATTGCTCAGTCCGGTGAACTCGAGGTTGCCGGCGTCAACTGTTCCGATGGTCGTGTAGAGATCGCTACCCCCGGCACCAGCACCTTCGATGATGATCTGATCCCCGTCAGAGAAACCGTCGACGGAATCCACCGTGATGTCGGTAGCATTTGCAGCAGCCGGAGCAGCGAGCGTGGTCGTGGCGCTGAGATCCGACGGCAGCATGTCGGCGATGTTCAAGGTTTGGATTTCTTCGGTCAGATCAATGACACTCACGACGCTCGAGGTGAAGATCACAGTGTCACCGCTGGTGCTCTCATATTGGATTTCGAGCTCGTCACCAGGCTCGACACGCAGCGTCGAGGTGTTCGGATTGATATTCGAGATCTCAAGCTTGGTGATCGTCGCCGACGCGTTGGAAGTACCGGCATCGGTCTCCAGAGAGACCGTGGTTCCAGTGATGTTGGTAATCGTAGTGATAAGATCTGCTCCGGCAACACCGGCACCGGTTACTCGCACCGGATCCCCAACGGTGAACTGGTAAGCGTTAGTGACGTTGAGCAGTTCATCCGAACCGGCAGTCGCCTCAGCTGGACTCTGAGCCGCAGCCATGGTCAGCTGGCTAAGGCCGCTGGCGCCGGTGAATTGCGTAGCCAGGGTTTCGATCCGGGCATCGTTCAAGTAGACCTGGATCGAATCCACCTCCACTTCCTGACCTGGCTTCTGACCAGGGAGGATAAAGGTGTTCTGAACCTGGTTATTGGCGATGAAGCCGGTCTTGGTGACAGTCGCCTCAGAAACGTCGGTACTGGCCGCCGTGTCCAGGGTCACCTGATATCCGGACACTTCCACAACCTTGGCAGTCAGAGTTGCTCCGGACGCAGCGGCTCCGGAAACCAGGACAGTATCGCCGACCGCAAACGGAGATTGCTCCTCGAGAGTGAGGATTGCAGAACCGGCGGTCATGCTACCGACGGCCGACACGGGGGACAGGGCCGTGGTTTCAATCAGGGAAGAGGTGGAACCAGCAACGTAGGCCAGAACATTGTAGCAGGGGCCGATGATGCAGGCGTTAAGGTTGGGAGTGACGTTCGCCACGCCACCAGCTTGTGCTAATTGCTGATAGACGAGAACGCTGGGTAAGACGTAAGCCAATTTTTACTCCAAATATGGGTAGATAAATGTCGTTCGGCCCAGACTTGGTCAGTCTCTGACCGGAAATTTCTTTCGCGTTGTATGCTTGTATTTTAGCTCGGAGTTCCGGCTTCTGACCTAGATCATGTCTTAGAATCGTGAAGCGACATATTGATAGCCTTGAGGAGAACTCCATCATTTCGGACTTTCCACTGCTCTTCTTTGATGTAGGGGAACTGGATCTGCACCTGGAACTTTTCGTCGTTTTCCGCCTTGCTTAACAGCTGGCAATCGCTGATCTGCATTGGCAACCCGAATTCCTTGAATCCTTGGCTGTCGCACAGCATGGGCCGAGTCCAAGCAATGAAATGAGAGACCATATCCGTAAGGAGTTCGCAGACACCGAGTTGGCGAGCTTCGATCAAAATCTGTGCCGTACCACTATAGAGAATCATATTGATCCGGCTGTCGATGCCTCTGGTTTCTGAGTACGGCTTCCCCGTTGCCATGTTGTCGCTAACCCCAGTCTTGTCCATGCGATAGGTACCGCGACTGACAAGTATGCGAGGGCGCTCCTCAAGAGGGATCTTGTGGAGGTTATTGATATCCTCAATCTCGACACTACGTTTTTTAGGATCCTCGTCCCAGACGACCTTGTTCCTCTCTCCGTAGACCGAGAAGTAGTAACGCAGCGGGACCAGAATCAGAGTTGGGATGGTGAGCGGACTGAATTGCATTAGACAGTGTACTGATCGGGAAATTCAGGAAGATTTCTCTTCACAAGCTGATACTCGACGTCCCCTCGGCTCAACTGAGTCAGCACCATCATCTGCCGAACCTGGTTGCCTTGAAGCTCTGTCGGAGTGAGGCGGTCGACCTTGTAGATGTTCCAATCTCCGGTCCGAACGATTATGTCATCCGGCCGAATGTCTGGCATAGATATCGTCCAGGCACCGATTTGATTCGGTTCGTAGTTGCCGAAGTAGGTTTTGACCAACGGCTTAGAAGAGGCATCGTACTGGATGTAGAGTGGGGCCGGGTTGAAGTAGCCACCTTCGAAGCTCGTGCCTAAGCAGTTCGGACAATGGTCGTCCATTGTCTTTTCGAGCTCGTGGTTCCAGCAGGAACGACACCTCTCCCCGTAGGTTTTGCGACGAAACAGATACGATTTGATGCCAGCGAAACGACTGAGCAGCCAATACTCTCGACGCTGAATCTCGATACTGCGCAGCTCCACCCACCGACGCTGCCCGACCTTCCAGGTAGTCGGATCAGATCGCAATGTCGTGTTGTTGCGGTCTAGCAAAATGGCTTCGACCACGTAATAGCCGTGCGTGTTCTTAGAGTACTCCTGTGTCGTCGGGTCTATCAGGTAGGTGCCGTCGATAGGCGTTGTATTCAGCTTCTCGAAATGCCCATCTTCAACCGGGCTGAAGTAGACGTTGAAGAGGCACGGACCGAACGAAGCCGGTACTGACCATTCGACGGCTATCTGTCTATACCAGCTCGGATAGACCTTCACCTGGATGCGCTCGTTACGCTTTTGCGTTGTGAGAGCCGGCTTTGCAGTGAGGATCCAGAATCCGAGAGAAGGAGAAACACTGAAGGACATGAACGGTAAAACGTTGTATTTTTACCACAGCGGGAAATTGGAATAATCGGAGCCTACAGAACCAAAACCCGATTCCATGTTCAAATTGGCCTTTAGACGGACCGCGGATTCTTTAAATTCCTGCCCAAACTTCGAGGCCAGATTCGAATAAAGTTCGGCTCGTTCTTCGATCGGGACCTGGAGGCCACCGTCGGCGTATGCCATGGTATTTCTGGCCAGCAGCAACGACTTACCGTCCATCATCTTCCAGATCGTTCCCATGAGAAGAACGGCCTTGGAAGGGAATGTTGCCAGATTGTAGCGTGTCAGCGGAGCGATGGCGTTGAACTCCTCCGCCGCCAGGTCCATGCAGAGCTGGATATAGGTGTCGGTGAACTCCTCCCCGTCGATCAAATAGTTGTTCGGAGCGTAGTCACTGACGTACTCTCGAACCTCCAGAACAGTTAGAACCTGGGGCGTAGCCATACGTGCTCCCGATTACTCAGCAGCCTTCGAGGCCTTGCGACCACGCTTAGGAGCGGCTTCGGTCTTGGCTTCAACCGGCTCAGAGACTTCGTCGACGACGGCCTCTGCCTCTTCAGAGGTCTCCGGCTGCCGCCCGACAGCTTCAGACGTCGCCACCGCTTCCCTCTCAGCCTTCTCCTGAGCTTCCCTGGCCTTCTCTGCCCTATATTCTTCTGACGTCATGCCGCGATAGGGATTCACGGTTTCAATGACCTTGACGCCCCCGACCGGTTCTTTAATTTCCGGCTTCTTGTCGGTAATCTCGATCCAATCTCGTTCAAGGGCGTATGCAAAGTCGGGGTGGTCTACGTCTTCCGCGCGAATTGCCTTGAATCCACCTCGATTGATAATCAAGAAGCCCTGTTTAAACTGAAGGTTCGTGTCGGTCTTGTTGACGACGTAAAGTTGCTTGTTCATAAGTTTGGTCCTTTCTAAATTAACGATCGTACCCATCAGGATTCCGGTACATGGAGTCGATCTTTTTAAGAATCTGATTGTCTTTGTGTTGATGATACTTATGAAGACCGAGAAATCCGGCGGTTCCGAGAGCTCCGCCTACAACACCGGTCTTGGCTCTCGTTTGAAACGATCGGCCTGCTTCGACTCGGGCCCGGCGCTCCGCTCGCTGCGGCGTAATACCCTTCTTGGCAGCGTGTGAGAGAATGTCAGACTTGACCTTCCACTCTCTGGCAGAATGACCGGAGAGACGGTCAAGAAATTTCACTACCTTCGAGATATAGCGGTTCGCTTTGCCGGCCATGTTGAGGGGAAATCCTTGGATACCCTCATATTTTAACGTCATCGGCTAAACTGCGCCACTTAGAGAACGACAGTGCCTTTTGGTATAAGGATGATGGCAGGGAAGGACGGTACCCATACGCCGCAAACAACCGAGGTATCGCACCTGTCGTTTGGAGGATATCTTGACAACGACCGCTAACTGTTCAACGCAGGTCAACCAACGCCGCTACACCCTAACCTTCCATGTTTGTAAACCGGTCTAGGGCTCAGGTCCCCTCTGGGGCCTGGGCTTTATTTAGCTTCGATAGTCCGGATTGCTTCTGCGCAGGCTTGACGACGCTCATGACCTTACTTAAAATTCGTAATGTCCAGTTAACTACAGATAGGAATATGACATCACCGGGCTCTAACAAGCGTCGTAAGTGGACGCCTGAAAGCTTTGTAGAGTTTTGCATTAGCAAATACGGAGATAAGTACGACTATTCGAACACGGCCTTTCTAACCGTCAATAAAAGGATTTCAGTCCGCTGCCGAATCCACGATTGCGTCTTTACTCCATTTGCTCACGACCACTTACGGGGCCGAGGCGGATGCCCCAGGTGCAAAGCCGATGCAACGGGAGAAAGAATACGAGCTCTTCGAGGGATTACCAGGGAGTCTTTCTTAGAAAGGGCTCGAAAGGTACACGGGGACAAGTATGACTATTCACGGGCAGTGATCGGTCGATCGGTAGACAAGATTGAAGTTATCTGTCCGATACATCAAATCTCCTTCTTCCCGACGATTGCAAACCATTTGAACAACGGTACGGGATGTCCGGAGTGCGGAAGGGAAGCTATTGGCAAAAAACACGCTTTGTCCCCAAAGGAATTCATCGCCAGAGCAAAGGAAGTCCATGGTGATAAATACGACTATTCCCTTGTTTCGTTTGATAGACTGCACGACAAGGTAAGGATCATATGTAGCAAACACGGTGAGTTTACCCAGCTTGCGTATGACCACCTAGGAGGTCATGGATGCGAGAAATGTGGAGGTCTTTCATCGGAACCCGTTCAGGAAATTCTGACTATCCTTGAGTCTTACGGGCTCGAAGCCTTACCTGAGATAGCTCTTCCTAATGGATCAAAACTGGATATCTACATCCCCTCTCTTCGAATTGCCATAGAATATAACGGTTTAAGATGGCACACCGAAGAGTTTAGGCCTGACAGAAAGTACCATCTTAAAAAGACCCTCGAAGCTAACCAATACGGTATTCATCTTATCCATATCTGGGAGGACGACTGGGTTTTCGGAAAGGAAAAGACGATCTCCTGGCTTAAGTCTCAACTAGGGCTTTCTGATAGAAAGTTCAACGCGAGAGACTTGGAAGTTCGTCTAGCTTCCATGAAAGAAATAGGGGCGTTCGTAGACAAGCATCATATGCAGGGTAAGCCTTCTGCGTGCGAACTGTGTTACGGGTTGTACACTAAAGAAGGAATGCTGGTTGCAGCCATGATGTTTTCATCCAAGAACTGCCCTCCGGGAGAGATCTGTCTCGAAAGATTTTGTTCAGACGGACATGTTCGAGGCGGATTTAGTAAGCTCCTGTCTGCGTTCAAGAGAGAGCACGGATCTCGTTTCGAGAAAATAGTCAGTTTCTCCGATCGGTCGTGGAGCACTGGAAAGGTATACCATTCTACCGGATTCACCTTGGTAGGTCACGGAGAACCCAGATATTGGTGGGTAAGAGGCCAAAGAAGGTACGATCGTAGAGCCTTCCAAAGGAAGGAACTTCCAAAACGCTTAGAGACGTTTGACGAAACGTTATCAGAAGCAGAAAACTGTCGTCGTAACGGCTATAGAAAGCTTTACGATTGCGGTGTGACTAAGTGGGAGTTGAAACTCTAGAAATGAAAAAGCCCGGATTATCCGGGCTTTTTCTTTACCTCGTAGAGGCGGTTAGAAGTTCAGGACAACGACTCCGTTGACGTTGCCGATACCTACGCCGACCGCTTCGTAGGAGGTGAACTCGATGATGTCCTGTTCGACCTTCAGGAACACGGTGGCATCCTGGAGGGCGTAGAACTGACCGAGGTATTCCTGCGGAGCAAAGACGAGGCACTGGGTATCCGGCAGAATGTCGTGCTTGTTGGTCACGATCACCTTGTAGCCGAAGAAGGTGTCCAGCGTACCCTGACCGCGGAACAGATCCGAGGCAGCAGGCGAACCGATTTCAGTGGAGGGGAAGGCCAGCAGATCAGCGTACATCGACTGCGTCATCAGCAGGCAGCCGACAGGCAACTGGTGACGGAGCATGTTCTTGATGCCTGCCACCAGATTAGCCTTCGTGAAACCGCCAGAAATGTTGAACACATTGTTGTTGTCGGTGGCCATCTGGATGACGTTGTCATAGAAGTTTCTGTCTTCCTGCTTCTGCATGTCCTTGACGCTGTTTTCCTGCAGCACGGTACGGATGTCCGTGCGGTAGGTAGCCAGCTCGAACTTGCTCTTCTTGAACGAAGCAGAAGAGATCTTCTGGAAGGTCACCGGATAGCGGGCTGTTTTCCAGTAACGGATCTCAGCGCGGCCCAGGAACGGCAGGTTGGCAGCAATCGAATCCGGTTCCTTTTCGACGATGATCGTCGGCTCTTCCGTCACCTGACGGTCGAGTTCGGCAGCCGTGACACTAATCGGGTTCAGAACCTTGCGGGTGAAGCCGTCTTCACGGAGCTTTTGGCGCACAAAGGCCGAGATGGCAACGCCGGCTTCCTTAGTCAGACCTTGATCGATCTTGTCCAGGAAGGACTGGTTCAGAAACTGAACGTTGATAGTTTCGAGGTTGTATCCGCTCATTTTTATTCTTCCCCCTTATTAAACCTTGAGCACGACCAAGTGAGCGGTCTGGGGGTTGGGGCCCGATACAGCCGCAACGACGTCGAGAACATACGCATTGATCGGCTCGGAGCCATCGGTCGCGGCGGCAGTCAGCACACCGTTCTTGACAGTCAGAGCCTGGCCGGGCGTGTAGCTCCCTGCCTCGTAGTTCGAAACCTTGGCGATGAAGTTGTCCCAGAGGACCACCGCTTGACCGGCGTTTGCGGCAGAACCGCTGTCGCCGTTACCGACAACCACGAGGCCGGTCAGAGCCACGGGGCTCGCACCGACCTTCTCGACGGTGTTGTCAGTCGATTTGGTGACCCAGTCACCGTTGACGAGGGTTTCCCCTGCCTTGATAGGCTCGGATCGATCGAGCGAGCCGTCATACGGCCAGCCGCGGATGATCTCCGCCACACGTTCCATCAACATATTTTTATTCCTTTAAGCAAATATGCTTTTGTTATTACTGTGACCAAGTCACCTAATTGACTTGGTCCTAGAATTGCGCTACTGCTAAACCTATTTTAATGCAGAAAAACGGCTCCGATTATTTCGGAGCAAAAACCGATTATTTCTTCTTCTGAAAGCGATTGCGAATTGCAGCTTCCGCGGCGCCGAGAGAACCGAGAACGGCTGCGCCCTTGCCGGCCGCTTTAAGCGTCCGTGCACTGAAGGGTTTCATGTTCGGAAACTTCTTCAGATCAGGGGACCCTGGACGTTTTGCCCAGTCGACAAGATCTTCTTTGAACTGATTGGAGATAGACCACGTACCGGCAACGTTTGCTCCCAGCAGTCCACCTGCGATAGCCGAATTGCGGACGCTGTATTTCTTTTCCTTGTCGGCGGCGATTTTCTCTAAGTACTTGTTCACGGAGATTGTTATTGGGAAGACGAGCTTTTCGATTTCATGGCGGCGTTCAAAGCCGAGAGACCACCGACGACGCCGGCATAGCCGAGAGAGCTGCGCCCCACGGCTCGTCTCTTGAAAGCTCGATCAAGGATGGGAGAAACTTGGCGACCCAGGGCACCGGAGCGGTTCAATCGCTGAACCATGCTCTTGTGATTCTGCAGGCCGATCGCTGCACCTAATGCACCGCCGACCGCGCTGGCAGGGATCGCCTTCTTTGCAACGTCGGAGACTTTGTTGTTCTCGCCCTTGTCATGCCGGGCGAGTTTCTCGAGGTACTTGTTCGTCACGATGACTAGCTGAGGATGAACTCCAACAAAGGATCCGTCTGAGGACGGGCTACCCCGGCGGGAGCCCCAAGGCTCCACGGTTCATCCGCAACGGATGCAACCTTAGTCAGCACTTCTGGATTAAGACGCTTCAGCTCAGCCAGGTCCTCGTTGGTAAAAGCACCGACCGAAGCCAGCTTGCTCAAAGACTCCGGCAGCTCCGGTTCTTCTTCTTTCGCTGCAGACGCCTCGGTTACAGCTTTTTCCAGATCTTCGTAGAGCTTGGCATTCTCGGTCTCGAGCTCGGCAACACGTCCTTCGAGAGCTTCGATGTACGTTGCTGCCTTCTCTAGGAGATCGGCCGTCGGATTGGTCTCCGGTTCGAGAGTGATGTTGGTGAGCTCACGAACGTTGATGTTCGCAGCCTTGACTAACTTCACCGCCTCTTCCATGTCGATGCCCTTGTCCGTCAGCGCAGACAGGGCCTCTTTTTCCATAAGAGTCTGGAGAACTTCGAAGCGAGCGTCTTCTTCAGACAGCCCAGCTTCCTTCAACATCTCGATTGCGACGCTCTCTGGAGTCAGGCGAAGTTCCGCGGCCTGTTCGCGGAGAGTTTGTGCGACGTTACTCATTTCGTTGTTAATCCTTGCCCGTCATTAGGTACGGGCATGTTCAATTGCCTTGTTAATTTTAACTGCGGCGTAATCTGTAGCGAGGTTCGCTCCTCCTATTAGGCCGATATATTTGGCCTTCCCAAGAGGACCGGAAAAATTCATTCGTGGCTTAACGAAGCGATCGAGCGCAGCTGAGGCCCCGACTCCAGTTCCGACGAGAACGCCGGTTTGAGCTATCTCTTTCTTTCGTTCGGGGCTCAGGAATTCCGCACGTTTTTCCCTGCGACCGCTATAAAGCTTTTTCGCCCCGTAGGCTGCACTACCTACGATCGAGGCTGGCACTACAACGCGGCGGAGAAATTTGTTGGCCCGATTTTGAGAGGGATTGATAAGCTTGGCCTTGTTAGCTCGATGTTCGAGATCCGGATCCGAGTGAATTCGCACAACGTTTCCTTCCGGATCAACGTCGATAATAGCCGCAAGCTTTAGAAGATATTTATTGCTCATTGTCGGGCTTAACCCTTGTTGATCAAGGGATTGTTCTTATAAGCGAAAACTCCCCTCACGTCGTCGCAAGGGGAGTCTCTGTACTTACTCTCCGTAGATCTCGGCGGCCTTAGCGTTCACCAGCTCGACAGCCTTGTCAAAATCCACGCCGGACGCAACCAGAGCGTCAAGGGCAGCCTTCTTTTCCTGACCACGGCGGGCAGCCATCGCAGCTCCTCCGGCCACGGCACCCGCGGCGCCAGCACCGATGCCGATCTTAGCCGCGCGGCTCAGACCCTTCTTGGCGGGAGCCATCAGCGCACGGCCGGCAGCGGGGACCAGAGCGTTCGCCTTCTTCACCATCTCAACGGCCTGGTCGAAGTCCACGCCTCGATCGAGCAGAGCACCCAAGGCAGCCTGCTTGATCTGCACGCTTTCCTCACGCTCGATCTCTTCGGCAGCAGCCTTGACCATTTCGACAGCAGACTCGAAGTCATAACCATCGTTAACCAGAGCGATAACGGCAGCAGCCTTTTCCTGCTCGTCGGTCGGAACTTGATTAGGCACAGCCTGGTCTTCAACCCCGCCTTCTGCCGCAGTGATCGGAGCAGCCTTAGCTTCCACGCCTTGGCCGTGAGGGGTAGCACCTTGAGCGACTGCGTCGGCGATGATGCCTTCCAGAATCTGGTTGATCGTTCCTTCGTTCTTGATGCCATCGCCAGTCGGCATAGGCTTGATCTTGGCGTCGTCTTCAGCAACGACTTGCGCCGAATTGACGATGTTCTTCTGGGGCACAGACCCAGGGGCCACACCGTCATGCAGGTTGACGTCGCCGGCTTCAGCCAGCTTTTCCAGGAGGGCGTCAGCCAGAGCCTTACCGGCCTCAGCAGCTTCTTTCTTCATTTCAGGTTCCTTGTCAGTGGTGTTAGTAGTAAGTTTGAGGGCGGCAACCTTGCTCATCACCTCTTGCGCCAGGGCAGCACCTTGAAGACGTGCTTCCTTGCAATGCTCCTTCTCCTTGTCGTTGACCTTCTTAGCGTCTTCGACGTCTTTTTCAGCGGCCTCTATGGCCGCCTTCGCCTTGGAGATGTTCTCCTTGGCGCTTTCGTGTTCTTTGTCCTCTTCCTTCTCCAGAGCCTTAGCCTCTTCGGTCATTTCCGCTTCCTTATTCAGGCCTGCGGTTTTCTCGAGATCCGAGAGAAGTTCATCCAAAGTCATAGTCATCATTAGTCCTTTTAAGGTGGCCTCCATGTGCTGCAATAGAGACCTCTTGAAATTTTTGTTTCGAATTAACAGCGCTTCTTAATCAGCCGCACCATTGCGCTTTCGGCGAGGCGGTACGTTGATCGATAATCATCGGCGCGTTTTTCGACTAAACCTATTTTAATCTCTCCAGCTTGGTGAGAAGCCTGATTTCTCCTCATCTTCTGCTCAATCATCTGTGTGATGTACCATTTTGCAGCCAACGCCGCCCCTCCGATAATCATCAGAGTCTTTACGATCCCAGGAAGTCCTCCTGGTGTTTGTGATTGAGGCAATAGATTCTGCTGGCGGAATCGCTCGTAAGGAGTCATCTCAACGTGTGGGCCATTACCGACAAAACCTACGTTGGTTCCAGGTATGTAAGTCGATCCGTTCACATGAACGAAAGCTCGATCAGTGACATACTCTGGGAGCAATGACGCTTGTTTCACGGAAGGCATCAAAGCCGAGATGATAGCAGGATTGGGCCCCTGCGGTTCTCCAAAGTCCTTCTCAGCCATAGGAAGCCCTTCGATTCCGACTTCCTTGATGTAGCCAGCCACCAAGTCTCCAATCCCTTCTCCTTGCTTGCCCATCGTCTTTCGAGCGATAAGCTCCGACAGCCAGCTAATCGAAGGGCTGATTCCTAGATGAGCCAGGGATTCGAGCACGGGTTTGAGCTCGTAGTTTCGAAGAATGTCGAGCGCCCTCTCGTCCGGGTCCGAAACCTTGTCAAGCACCGCATCGAGATTTGGATCGGCGTCGATCACCACACCGTCCGTGACCTCTTTGATGAACTCACTGAGCTTTTTGAGCGTAGCTGTCTTTTCGGTCAGACCTTCAACTTCAGCGAGTTCGGCGGAACCTATGACACGTCCTTCGTCAGAAGCGACTTTCTGCAAAACGGAGCTGGTAACGTCGGCCGGCCGAATTACGATGGAAATATCGAAAAATTTAAGCGGGGCAACGTTCAAGGCCATGACCTTGCGTCCGTCAGGATAAATGCGCCCTAGCTCTTCGGAGAGGTGTTCGCAGTACTCCTGTCGGGAATGAGCCCGGTTACCGCATATGCTGCAAACGTCGTAAGGCGTGCGGCACGCCATAGACGTAGCAGGGTAGTCTCCTCGCTCAATGCGTTCGATGACGTCTCGGCCTTTGTCTTTGTCGATCCAAGCAATGAGCTCGACCCGGTGCATGCGATCGTTGTAGATGGCGAAGACCACCTGGCCGATCGCCTTGGCAGGATCCTTGTTGATGTGATTGCGGAAGACGTGCGCCGGCGACGTTTCGAACGTCTTGTAGTAATCCAGGAGCGTGTTCTCTGGGAAATAGTCCTGGTTCCGATTGGCGCCGAAATACTCCCCTGCCCCCATCGCCAGGATGTGGAGGTAGACCTTGTTGGGCTCCGGGTGAATGCGAGAGATGTATTCGACGATCTTGCTGTCCGCCGCGGCCTTGATGAGGCCGGAGCGGTCGGTACCATCGATGATCCGGATAGCAGGTTCGTTCTCGGCGAAGTAGGGATCCGACTTGATAAGCTTAAGCATTATTCTTGCGTGAGTGATTGAACAGGGCTGCTCCGGCTGCGGCCATACCCAGGCCGCCTACCGCCCTACCGAGCCCTTTCGCAAACCGGCCCTTGTTGTGAGCGATGTACTCACCGATCTCCCGGGCCGAGTTGCGTCGGTAGTTCTTCGATCCTTTGATGTACTCCGTGCCGATCCCGTGCTCGCCCCGCTGGACGTGAACGTTCGTCTGGAAGTTCTTGTAGATCATATTCTTCTGCGCCTTCTGCACGCTCTTAGGCTGGATTTTGTAGAAGAGGTTGCCCTCCATCTTCCGGAACATCGTCTTGACCTCGGGGTTCGTCACGCCTCGATATTCCTGACGCCAGGTCGGCAAATTGATTTTTGCGACGTACTTGTTCTGACCGGTCAGATGGCGCTTCATCGCCTTTCCGAGCGCCTTCCTCTGCTCCCGGATCAGGTCGGCCTGGTTCTTGACCTTCCCGGCAGAGATGGCTTCCTGCTGCGCGGCGTAGTTCTGGGCGTGAAACTTCCGCTTCTCCGCGAACACCAGATTCTTGTTCTTCTCGCCGAGACCAACGACTCCGGAGACACCCTTATCGGAACGGTTGGGCTTCAAGCCCTGCCTCTTGATGTTGGCGATGTTCTCCGCGGTCGAGCCGTGGTAGAGTGTTTCACGGCCGGTCAGATGGCCGCGATCGAACTGATTCTTCGTGATCTTGAGACCGGAGTAGACGCCGGCCGCCCCCGCCGCCTCGCCATAATAGGCCTTCTCATCCTCAGCCCGTTTCTCCTGGCCTTGAGCCTTCAGTTCTCGATGGATGCCTCGAAGCGCAGCAAGGGCCTTTCGGTCCAGCTCTGCTTGCAGCGCGGCACGATCTCGGTTGTCCTTATTGGTTTTGTAATTGGCCGCGCTGACGCCTAGGCCCGTCGCGCTGATTCCGAGAGAGGCCTTTGCGGAAAACGGAGTCTCCTTCCACGTCTTGGCCAGATGCTTTCCAACACCGGCCAAGCTTGCCGCTTTATCGAGAAACGGATTTGCGTCCGCCAAGGCCTTGCGTTTGAGATGCTGATAGCTGAGCTCGAGCGCCTTGCCGGCCGCCGCACCTTTGGCAGCACCGACTATGGTGTTCCTTACTCCTCTCAAGCCGAGACGAAAATTTCCCTCGTCTCCCTGACGAGTTGTGCTCAGCGCACCGTCCAATGCCCCGCCTGCTCCAAAGGCCGTGGTCATAGGATTCCGCCGACCGGCATTGACCGCTTCTCGGGCCATTCGGCCGTACTGTCGCAGATCAGCTACCTTCTCAAGGTATTTGTTAGACATAGGCTTTAGGAGAAAACGAAGACGCCGACGAAGTTTGAGCGTAGCGGGATTCGAGTTCCGTCAGGGTCCTGATCGTCTGAGGGTCGATACCTTCACCGTGAACAGCGTTGGCCAGAATCGATGATAGCAGATTGGCATCAGTGGCGACGTGAGGAGCGAACTTGAAGATCGTCTCAGCGTAGTTCATGACCTTCTCTTGCTTGGCCTGACGCAAGATCGGGTTCATCGAGATGGCTCGACGCAGTGCTTCGACAAACTGGTTATGCATCTTGCTGTTCGCAATGCTCTTGGCAGCCGTAGCCAAACCAGAAACGCCGAGACCCAGGGTGACACCAGCCAAACCCTTTCCAATTCCCTTGGTGAACTCACCAGCCAGATCGGATACATTGAAACCGAAGGCTGCGCTCTTGGTTAGCAGCTCTTCGTAAAACCCTTCGAGAAATTCAAGCGCCTTCTCCTCGTCGCCGGCGCACTTTTCCAAAGCCAGCTGTTTGATCTTTTCAAGCATTCCTGTTCCTTTAAAATCTGCCGACTTCGTCTGAAAATCGGCTTTTACCTTCTGTATTGCAGTTTCGTGAGAGACCGGACGAAGCTTTCCCGTCGTTCCCTTCACGCTGATCCTATTTGTTGTATTCGGCATATTTGGTTTTGCCGCCGAAATTGCACCGCCTCCGATGCCAAACCCGAGGCCACTTCGAGGATAAGTTCTGGGGCTGCCTAGAAACCCTCGCACCTTTTGAGCAGAGATCGTCGGCATCGCTTATTTTTTCTCCGTCTTTCTCGGCGACCACTTGTCCATGACCTTCTTACCGACATAGGCCGCTGCGACCGGCGCGGCGGCGGCCAGGCCATAGCTCGCCATGTTTTTCGACACGACCTTCTTCAGGAACTGGTTCGCCGCCTTTCCGCCCTTGTGCGCCTTGATGCCTTTGTAGGCGTGATAGTTCGCTGCACCTTCTTCCCGGAGAACAAGGGCACCTGGAATGGCTGCTACGGCAGGGGCGTAGTCTCTGGTTTTCTCGTTGGACAGAGCTCCGACGGTTGCCAGTTCAAACACACCGTGCGATCGAGGATGTCGGCCGATCATCGTACCGACACGCTTTAGCTTGGCATGGGTCTGGAGATCTTTGGCGTGTCCCAGCTCGTGCATGATGATGTCTTTGTTGACGGTCTTTCTCGAGCCGAGACCTGGCTTTTTCACTCCGGCTATGAATCCTCGGCCCCCGGAGGGATTGTAGATATATCCCGGCGCACCACGAACGTTGGAGTGTGAAACAGTGTTGGCCGAACGGGGGTCCAGCTTTTCCCTGCGTTTCATATGCTCTCGGGTGTTGAACGTGACGTTCTTGTGCAGATTGTTGTCTCGCATGAACTTCTTGATCGTACCGTGATCCGACACGCCCGTATCATTGATAGTGGCCCTAATTTTACGGCTAGTGTAATTCGATAGGAGTGCAACCGGAACCTTTCCGACACCTCCTGCTATGAGCGCACCGTACGCCTTTCCAAACTCCGTGCCGGGGTTCTTACGCTTAGGCTCTTCCCCCTTCTCCGCGATTTTCTCCAGGTACTTGTTCATGCGTACCTGCTCCTAGTCGCGCTGAAGCGCAGACCACACGTCGTTTGAACGACCGGTCTTAGCGTCCCGACCTGGGTCGTACATGGCAGCATCCATGGCAACCGAACCGGCTCCATAGAGAGCCGTACCGAGTCCTAGACCCTTAGCCGCAGTGAATGTCTTCGGGGTAAAAGGCTTGCCAGTCACTTTGGATTTCACAGAGCCAGCCATGTTCTGAACCTTGGTGACGCCGGGTCCGAAGGTGTTGTGAATCGAGCGGCCGGCCATGCGGGCGGGAACTTTAGCTACGGCCTTGAAGGGAGCAACCATTGCCTTCCCAAGAATCTTCCCTGCTCCGCTGGCAAGAGAGCCGATAAACGCTTCCTTGGTCAGTTCCTGTGACACTTCCTCGGCTCTCTTCTGAAGCGCCGATCGTCTCGCAGCCTCGGCAACAATGCGCTTGGCTTCTTTGAACAGCCCGGCGAGAGCGTTGACGTCCTTAAGTTCGGCTTCCTTGAAGAGTGCATGGCCACCGAAGTCACGATGAGGCTTCAACTCGCCCGTCACGAGGACGGACAGCTGGGCGTACTCCTCTCCGTCTACGACCGAAGCGAGCTTGTCCATGCCCTTCTCGTCGTCGGCCACAACCTTGGCCAGTTTGACGAGACGATCGTTGATTACGAGTTTCTGGGCTTCGAGATCTTCCAGGGCCTGGCGGTTCATGGCCGCTTCCTTGATGAAGTACGCCATCTTCTCCTGTTCTTCCCGGAGACGCTTTTCTTCGTCGACAATCTCCTTCTCGACCCCAGTAAGAACCTGGTTGGTGTAAGGATCTGCATCAGCGGTGGCAGCAGGACGCATGGCCGTTGTCACGGTCTGCTCCTCGTGCCAGCCAGCCTGCTTTTCGACATCATCCGGGACCGTCACCAGGCGCATGACTTCGGCGTACTTAGCCAGAGGAAATTCAACGGTGCGATCGTCGGACATGCTGAGCACCTTCAGATAGGCAATCGTATTAGTCGCTTCGACCGCTCGCTTGATCTGATCGGAGTTGAGCTGCGCCGCGGCGGCTTGCTTAGCCAATCCGAGGCTGAGTGGGATTTTGTTGTTCAGGAACTGCTCTACGACAGTGACGGAAATGTCACGAAGCTGTTCCGAGGTGATCTGGGTCATATTTGTTCTCGATTAACGGCAGCGTTTACTGCTCTATTTTAGCCTCGAGCCGAGATTCTTACTTCTCGGCCGAGTTATCCTGGTTCAGATCGGTATATCCCTTGAACTCTGGGATTTCCGTTGTTTCAGAAGCTTCCGGAGCCTCATCCAAAAGGCTTTCTTCTTCTCGGTTCAAATCGGCATAACTACCGAATTCAGGTACGACTTCGGCCAGAGCCAATTCGATATCTTTCTTGGCCGCGTCAGAATCCATGACCCAGACCTTGAGCAGGCGAGCGATGTCCATTGACATCTTCGACCATTTGACACCCTCTTTGCTGGACTCCGACGAGTTCCCAGAAAACAGGCTCTCCTTGGCCTTGAAGACGGACATCGTGAAGAGCTCTTTTAAACCGTCGATCGGACTGATGTTGACGGCTTTCCCGAGACGCCATTCAATGAAATCCAAGCCCTGGCTGAGTGCCCAGAGTTTCATCATGTGTTCATCTCGATCCTTGACATCGAGCAGTTCGAGCTTGCTGAGTTTGTCTAGATCAGCGACGTCATAAAACACCGCTGCATACATCTGGATGACGTCGGCGGGGATTTCGAGAATGTCGGAGATACGTTGAAAATCGCTGCTGGCCAGAAGACAGGCTTCTATATACCGACGCTTCAGAGCGCTCTTGTTGAGCTCCAAGGCTTTGGCATACAGAGCCTTCTCGGCACTATCGTCTGCGGACAGAATTGTGTCTACGAGAGGATCAGCGCCGAGGGTGTTATTCTTGATAAGTAAGGCCCTGGCATTAACACGCATTTATGTCGTTATGACTATTCGGTATCGATGGTCGAGGCCGAAGCAGCCATCTCTTGCAGCTTAAGGTAGTTGTCGCCAAGCAAGCGATACACGCTCTTCATGCTAGCCAGGAATGCAAAGGTAGAGTCGGCGTCGCTGTTGCGAGACAGTTGATCGATATGAACTCGAGCCATGAACATGATACGGCCGAGCTTATCGATTGCTTCTTCGATGCTGGGCAGGTACTCCTGAATTTGCTCGTGCATGTTCGGTACCTGCAGAAGCTCGGAGATGATCGTAGCCTCAGTGACCTGAGCGTCGCCAAGCTCCATCGACTTCTGGATGTGAGACAAGAACGCACCGTTAGGAGCGACGTCGTCGTTGTGCTCCGGCAGAATGCCGTATTGAGGAACTTCAGCCGGATTGTAGTCCGTGCTCGATGCCTGCTTGCTCAGATAGATTCGAGTGAACTTGGTGGCCTTAGCTTCCTTGACGAAGTTCTCCGCTGCGACAGGATCGATTCCCTCCCTGACAACGAGGATCTCCATCACCTTCGGCTCTTGACCGACAGGCTTTCCGTTCACCGTAAACTCGACACCGTCGTAACCGAGATTGAGCTCAGCTCCAAGGTACTGAACGGCCGCCAATTCCCGTTTGGTGACAGCGCAGTTCAGGTGATCTTCACATTCGAAGGAGATGTTGTCGCCGAGCTTCAGAACGACGCAGTTATACGGAACATACAGAGTAGCGCCTGCCCCTTCCGCAATCTTCCCGAAGTTGCGGTAGCCGAGAATTCGAGTGAAGTTTGACGTGCCGTAGTCGCTTATGGACACATCCACGCCGTAGGCATTGAGAGTGACGCGGCTGACTTTGAAGGGGCCCAGGAACGTACCATCGGCCAGCGACAGGAGGATCGTGTCTCCATTGGCGCAATCCCTCAGCAGAACCGGAGGGCGATAGTCGAACAGTCGATCAAGAACCTCCTTGCGATCGAGATCTTCGCCCTGAGCGATGAATCGTTCGCACAAGGCATAGTCACCGTTAGTGAACAGGGCGAGAGACCGATTTCCGGACGGAGCCAGCTTGTTCATCTTAGGAATGAATGCGTCTCGACTCGTCCCGTTTTCCATAACGATAGTGTAGTCCCGATCTCCGTCGAGGTTGGTGATTTCCCGGAAGAGTCCCCGAGTGTTGTAGTTCTGCATGGTTACCGCAACACGACGACCTGGCTGTTCGCCGACGACGTGGTATCCGGCATTCAAAATGTTAGAGATACCTTCCGGATCTAAGGTCGGATTGGCATCGGTCACAACCGAAATCGGGACGGCATTTGTCTCGGCCGCAAGACTTTGAGGCTGAGGTTTGAGGACGTCGAAGATGGCCTTTAGACCGAAGAGCTTATCGAGATTGTCGTAGACTGACTTCTCCGCAGCGAGCTTCTCAAACGTTGCCTTCTTGACGTAATCAGGCAGAACCGCCAGAAAGTCGATCAGACGGCTCGAGCTGGCATAGACATACTTGCCAGTGCGAGGTGGGTTGATGAGTTGATAGACAGACGGGTTGGTAACCACGCTGTCCGGAATCTTGTTCGGTCTGCCCTGCTCGAGCTGGCTGGAAGCAATGACGAGAGCGACGGTCTTCTTCGTCAAAGGGAAGAACCTGTTCTTGGACGAGAAGAAGATGGAGTCGATCGGGTAGACGTTGTCGTTTTTCGAAACAACGGGAATGTAGAAAATGTCGCCGCCCGACCTTAGAACGAATACGCCAACCTTTGTGCCGCTATCCTCTTCGAGCTCTTCTGTCACATCTTGGAAATTGATAATTAAAGATCCGAGCTCAGGCACCGTCTGTAGCAGCTTGGCCAAGGCGATATCAGAAAACTCCATGAATTAGTCCTCAAAGTATATAGAGATATGCTGCTATTTTAACGTGCCGAGCCGGAAACCCTTTCCAGACCTAGCAGCCAACCGTGACCTGATTGTGTCCGGAAGCAGCTGTTCTGGACGGTCCTTTAGTAGATTGAGATGGCGTCGGATTAGCCGTTGGAACATAGCCAGTAGGAGACGCCCCGTTGTTTGCTATCTCGTAGGCACGGCCGTAACAGATGCTATTAGCGTATTGCTCGGGGGTAATACCTGTTCGGACGTCCCTGGCACCTAAACCCAGATAGGCAGCAACCGCGGCCGGCATCTTGGTGCTGAATGTCAGTCGTCCGATTCTGAAACCATTACCTGACGGTCGAACGGCTTTGTATTTGCTCTCCAGGATAACCAATCCGGCAAGGATCTGATTTTCAACGTTCGCCTCCCCGTAATACTTAGCTTCAATGCTTTCTCCTGGAGCCACAGTTAGCCTAGGAGCCAGGTCGGGACGATGACGTTCGATCTCCTGCTTCCCTCCGCCGGCCTTAGATGCACCGCGAACGACGTTCCAACCCATGCACTGCATGAGGCCCCACGCCCTGAGTCCTTGTTCAATGTTGGCTCGTTGCTGCGGTGTTGCGGACTTCAGGATGCTGGCAATAGCACTGGAATTCCAATAGTCTCTGGCCGAAGAGCTGGCTGACAATGGAATAGCCGGGCCTATCGCATCCGGGCGAAACGAGCTCTCCAAATAGATCAAGGACATAACGATGTTGACGATGTCCGGCTCTCTGCCCAACGTTCCGGAGAAGTAGGTCCGGATGCAATTATCGATGATCTGGCGAAGCGACTGCTTGAAGGCAACCGAGGCCGTCTGCCGACTGGACGTCGTTTTTCCGTAAGTTGCCATGATCAGTATTGACCGTGCTCGCCTTCGCCGAACTCACGACCGATGATATAAGGCGCGATGGGATCCGTGCTGTGTTCCGGAGATTCGGCCCCGAGCGCCGCGCTTTCTTGAAGCGTATCCTTCAGTCGAGAGAATGACAGCTTGGAAATCCAGTTCGGATCCAAGAGCTTCGCCGTCTGCAGGCCCGGCACAATCGGAGCTACCTTCAAGCCGTTATCAGAAACCTTCACGGTCTTGACGCCAACCCTCTTCAGATCTTCGATATGGTTAGCATCGAGCAGGGTGCCTGGCGTAAGCTCATGCACACCGTGAGATAGGATATGGCCTTCGGCTTGATCGATCGGAACTTCTCGGCTGCTCTTCTTGAGATATTTCGCCACAGCATTGACGTCGACCTTATCCCCGGGAAGGAAGCCGGTATGACCTGGATCGATGACTTCGACGTATTTCATGAGGTTCTTTGAAATCACTTCGAAGTGGCGAGGATCCAGCCCTCCGCCATAGATCCCTCGAAGCTCTTGAGACATGTATTGCCTTCCAGCCCCAAGACCTTTGAGCGCAACGAGCTTGCGAGGATTGATCACTCCGGTCGACAGAGGATCGCCTTTGCGAACCTTGTCACCAATGTTCACCTTCAAACCCTGAGTTTGCGGTACGAAGTGACCCTTCTCGTTGACGAAGACCTGGTAGTCACCTAGAGGGGTTTTCTTGATGTCAGTAATCCGACCGTTGATTTCAGCGATCGTCGCCTCGTCCTTGAAGTTATCGGCCGGGTTTCTCAGAAGATTGGACGCCTGCTCATAAGCGTTCCCCTTGCGCTCGCCAACCGTAGCCTTGTGCTTGGTCGACAGCATGGCTTGGGTCAGAACCTCGGATACAGATTGAGCGGCGATGACGCCGACGTTCTCCCCGATTTCCGGCTTCTTGCCGCTACCCATTAGACCGTAGCAATGCTTGCAGACGCCCTGAGGAGCCTCGCAGGTCATCACGCTGCGAACCTTGACGGCTGTGGCTCCTGAAGCCTTCAGTTCCTTGTAGTAGGCTTCGTCGATAAGACGGTTCGTGTCCGCGGTGTAGCTGCCAACAAGCCTCTTCTTGTCCTCGATCGGGACCATGATTCCGTTCTTGGTCTTGCAATCATCGATTGTGATGGTTTCATGGAAGACGGTCGGGGACAGCTGTTTGAACAAGGCCCCAGGAAGGGCCGTGGATAGCTGAGTCAACACGGTGTTGCCGCGGCCCATGTAGGACATGGCGATGTGCTCGGCCGGGCTCATGCCTTCGGCAAAGCTCTTCTTGATCACGACGGGGACGAGTTCCCCCTTCAGATTGGATGACAACAGGGGCGTCGACGTACCCACGGCCAGTTGCTTCGGGTTGCCTCGAGCGCCGGTACGGGCCATCTTCGCCGCCATCGAACCTTTGCTGACGAGATATTCGACGTTCTGCTTTTCGATCCTCTTGTCGTATTGAGAGACGAGTTCACCTAGCTCACGCTGTTTCTCTGCTCGAGACTTATTCGGGTCGTTCAGGATCTTCTGAGCCTTGAAATCGAACTCATTGATGAGTGCCTGGCGTTCGTCGCTTTCGTTGATGTAGTCGGACAGAGGCGTCGAAGCTCCGATTTCAGTAGCCTTGTTGAAGAAGAGCTTGGCCAGGTTGTTGATGTGCTCATGCGCATTCGGACCTCCATGCTTTAGCAGCATTTGAACGAGGTCCGACATCCCTCCTTTGTCCAGAGGGCGATAGAGATTGAAATTCTGTTTTGCCGCTTCAGTCGGCATAGAGTGCTTAAGCAGAAGAGCACCCGGAGTTGTGATCTTATCAGTGGACATGGCTTGGATTTCTCTATCCATTTTAGAACAGAGTAGTGGTATAAGTATTGTACAAAGAACTGCCGCTCTAATCATTATAGAGCGGTCGTTTTCATTCTTGCTTTGAAGGAGCTAATAATGATTCCTGCTTTGAATTACAACCGACGGTATGTTTACTCTATGTCCAAGACTGCTCGAGGTCATAACGAAACTCCGCCGGCACCAAAACCCTATTGCCATAACTGTAGGTCTGTCGGCGTACTTCGCTGCTCGGATCCGGTGAATTGCGGCGTCGCGGTCCGCCACCCCCGGAGCACGGCCATATCGTCGCCGTGACCCGGCTGGTTGCGGCCTGATACCAAGGAGAACTGCATGTACACCAGATATTTCATCAACTGCCCGTCAACACTGCAACCCGGCAATAAGTGGCACGGCATGGTCGTCGCCGCTCGGTGCGTGGAGATGGCGGACGACAGCCGCGCGGTCACTGTGGTCGTGCTCGGCAAGGATACGCCCTGCGTATCCATGCACATACCGAAGCAGTGGCTGTCCAAATGGACAGGAGACTGACCTGAATCGCCTCGAGATGGTTGGATTTTCAAGGAGAGATCATGAACGTCGTCTATCGCACTGTCTGGACTGAGTACGAGAGAGGGTTGGATCGGCCGGATGGAGTTAGCTACGCTTTCGACAAGGAGTTTCTCCAGAGAGAGATCCGGCGGATCAAGAATCTCGGAGAGCCAGGATGCTACAGCCGTGCTAGTGAAATCAAAATGTGTGTCGTCACCGATGAGCTCCGGAAGAAAATCTACGATAACGGAGGCATCTATACGACTCTTCAGTATGATGATCCGGGAATGCTAGGGCCGTTTGTGCCGTCCAATCCTAAGTTCAATCTCGAAACTTTCAGGAACGGTCTGGCGCAGGCGGCAAAGGCTGCGTGACGTCCAGGAAGAACCTATGGCCCTTAACCGGGCCGGCTTCTACCTCTACCAAGGGGTAGTTTTTTTGCCAGACTGGGCTCAACGGCGTTAGCCATATCCGAGGCTCCAGATCAAATGCCTTCATGGCGTCGATGAAATGCGGGTAAAGGGATCGGAACAAACCTTTTCCTCGAGACTGGCAAAGAGAAAAGCTCTTTTCCGTTCCACCAAAATCCCCGACTGCGTTCAGAATCAGTCTTCTCCCCTTGATGGTAATATCGATCGGCAACGCTCCGATTGTTGCTACCCCTGGGAGCATCTTTTCATCTTTAAAGGCTATATCGAGACAGGCTCGCTGAGCCACGTCCCGAAGAAAGCCGTTTTCATTAAAGGAACTCATTATGAGCGATAATGCGCTTCGAGAAAAATGTAGAATCACGCGGCTGATGACTCATAGCAAACGGGAAAGTCTCAAAGACGAGGTATTTCGTGCGCTTGAACTGCGAGATTCTGCGTTGCCAACTAGAGCTCTGAAATTCTCAAAGGATGGATATGCGAGCTTGGATATTGTCATTGATCAAGGCGTGCTGAGTACCTCGTTTGGTACTAAGGATTTCGAGCCTGCACTTGCCGAAACCCTTAAATCTAAAGCTTGGGCCCGGAATGGTAATGTGAGTTCTTTCGAGTTCAAAGGCCATCAGGTCAATTTTATTCAAGTCCCTTACGGTACGGTTGCGCTAAACGCTACTCTCTTAGGTTACGATGGAGCGGGAGGATTGATCCAATATCTCGCACAACCTTACAACTTGAAACTTACCCAAAGCGGTCTGTTCTATGTTTTAAAAGATGGTGATGAAAATATTGGATACGTCTTTTACTCCAATAAATTTGGCGCCATTATGCCCTTCCTGAAGCTGGATTATTATTACAGTGCAGGAGGAAGTTTCCACTACGGTTTCGAACAACGGGAAGACGTTTATGCGTCAATCCTTAGGAATTATCTTTTCACTCTTTCGGCATACGACATCAACGAAAACTTCGAATATGTAGGTGATGCCTCTCGATTGAACGACCCATCGTTCGCAGGATTCGTTAAATATGTTGCCGAAGAAGGTCTCCGACGTCGGGCACAGGGGGACCCTCAGCCTTGGCCTGTCGCTCCGGAACCGCACCAACTTCTACATGTTAAGACCTTCATCGAGACGAGCTCCCTTATCGACTCCTGCAAGGCCGTTGCCGAGGCTTATTATTCGAATAAACTTGTCCGCTCCAAATTCAACAGTGAGACAGTGATGGCGGCAACCGGGATCGAATCTGGAGAGGATCTCGACCTCTTCACCGAGGCTTACAAAGCGACTTTTCCGAGCCACGGGGAGTTCGAGTTCTTCGTTAAGAGCAGCACGCCTGATACGATCCGGGACTCGATTCAGCGGTTCCACGCAAACTATAAGAAACCAGAAATTAAGCAGAGCCCTGAGACTTCTGAAGTTCCCAAAATCCCCGAGCTCGTCGTTACGCGACGAAGGACTCGTAAGATCGTAAAGCTTGAGCCGCCGGCTGACGCTGTTACTTTCGGCTAAAAACTAGGCTCTGCCTTAAAATAACTCTGTTCACGCAGAGTTATTTTTTAGCCTCCTCAAGTCACATGCCTCTCCAACCAGATCAAGAAATTCTGTTCACTCGTCAGCGTCACGAAGCGGACAGAATGGGACTGCACTGGGATTACCGGCTCGTAGCCGGAGATAAGGCTTACTCCTGGGCCACGAAGAAGGAGCTGCCTGAGCCTGGTCGATCGATCATCCTTTTCGAGCAGCCGGTTCACGATCGCCACTACGCCTTGAGCAAGAAGGTTGTCATTCCCAAAGGCTCCTATGGAGCCGGAGTCACGACCTTGGACTGGGTCCGTAAGGCCCGGATTGGAGAAAACAGTACTTCGGATCAGTTGACCATTCACACCAAGGATGGCCAGAAGTTTCTACTAAAGAAGCTGAAGGGCAGCGAATGGGGAGACAAGGCGTGGTTGTTTCGGAACCTCGGGAAGACCGGGAACAAATATATCGAGAAAGCAGCCAACCTGAAGCTGCCTGCTTCATGTCCTTGCAACCGCTACCTCGTCAAGATAGCCGAGGCTCTCGGTAAGCATCAAGAGGAGGCCCTTTCCAAGCTAGAGAAGTCGAAGGGCATCGTCCTTCACCATTCCACCGGGTCTGGCAAGACCAAGACGTTTCTCACCGCAGCCGAGCGGGCTCAGAAGGAAAATCCCCAAGGCCACGTTCTCATCGTCGCCCCTGCTAGCCTGCAGACAAACGTCGACAAAGAGATCGAGAAGCACAAACTGAATATCGATCGAAATCGCCTTACCGTCCTCAGCTACGAAAAGGCCACGAATATGGCCGACGAGCTGGCTAAGCGTAAGTATGCCCTCGCTGTGGCCGATGAGGCACACAAGCTAAGGAACATCGACGCTAAGCGAACCCGGAAACTCAGGGACATTATCTCCTCTTCTGACAAGCGAATCCTCGCCACGGCAACGGGAAACTACAACCGCCTCTCTGATATATCACCGCTCGTCAACATGGCGGCCGGCAAGGCCGTGCTCCCCGAAGATCCAGCGGAGATGGAGAATCGCTACATCAAGACGATCAGAAAGAAACCCACGCTGATGCAGAGAGTCCTTGGAAAGAAGCCTGACGAGGCCAAGGTCTTAAATCAGGAGAAGGAACTCGGCAAGATCTTCGGCAAGTACGTCTCCTACTACGACGCTAAGGACGATCCGAAGATGGCAGGCAAGTTTCCTAAGCAAACGGAAGAGGTCGTCGAGGTTCCGATGAGCCCGGAACAGCACCGGCTTTACCGCTACGTCGAAGGAGACCTGCCCTGGCTGCTTCGTATGAAAGTCCGGCACAATCTCCCTTTGGATAAGAAAGAGAGGGCTTCTCTTAACGCTTTTTCAACCGGAGTACGTCAGGTCTCAAACTCAATGAGACATTTATCTAGCAACCCCGACGAAGTTCCGCATACGCCGAAGATCGAAAAAGCTGTAGCACGGTTGAAGGAACGTCTGAGCTCTGACAAGAATTTCCGAGGCCTGGTGTACTCGAATTACCTCGACTCTGGCGTCCACGAGTACGCCAAACGCCTCGAGAAGGAAGGGATCCCTCATCGCGTGTATTCCGGCGGCCTGACTCGCAAGGAGAAGGACCAGATCGTCGCTGACTACAACAGCGGAAAGGTGCCGGTCCTCCTTGTTTCGTCCTCGGGTGCCGAAGGGCTAGATCTCAAGGGAACGAAGCTCATCCAAACGCTCGAGCCGCACTTCAACAAGGCCAAGATCAAACAGGTGATAGGACGCGGGGCCCGATTCGGATCTCATGAACATCTCCCGGAGAAGGAGCGTCACGTTCATGTGGAGCACTATCAGTCAGTGCTACCGCCATCTCGTTTTTCGAAGACTCCTTACAGTATCGATAAATATCTGACTGAGCATAGTGATGACAAAGACGAATTGTTCAATCAGGTAAGGAAATTGATGAAAAAACACGCAGCATAAAAGCCTCCAATCTTTACGGGCAGTGCTATACTATCTGAATGTTTACAAGGGCACAGTACAAAGATTCGAATCAACTCGATTGGACCACGATATCCGACCCCGTTGCGACAAAAAAGTGGGATGGTGCACATTTTTTTGTAACAGTTGAGCCGGACGGTTCCTTGCGCTACTTTTCTCGACGACAATCCGTTAAGGGTCATTTTCCTGAACGCACGGCTCAGCTACCTCATTTGACTGAAACGAAGCTGCCTCACTTGGCCGGGAACGTCTACTCCGTGGAGCTTATCCACACTGGGCACTCTAAGAATGACGTGGAGTCACACTCCAGGTTGTCGGGAATTTTGAACTCTTTGCCAGAGAGGGCCATTGCTACCCAGAAGGAAACTGGGCCCGTCCGTGCCGTCCTTATCGACGTCATTAACCCTCCTCTACCTACCTATCGAGAGAAACTGCTTCATCTGAAAGAGGTTGAGCAGGCCTTCGGAAAGCCGGACATGATGTTTGTTCCGGAGCCCAAAATCACAAAACCCGACATCGTCGAACTGATAAATTCAACGCGACGACGCGGGGAAGAGGGTGTAATAATAACTTCCCTATCGACTCCTGAGCCGAGCAACCGTAGGATCAAGCTGAAACACTTCGGCACCTACAATTTGCGAGTTTCGCGGATAGTTCAGGAGTTCGACAAAAACGGAAAGCCAAAGGATTCTATGGGTGCCGTTATAGTGACCGATCGGTCAGGTAGGGAAGTAGCCGCGGTAGGCAGTGGGTTCACGAAGGCTCAGCGCAAGGAGGCCTGGGCCAATCCTAAGGCCTGGATCGGAAAGCTTATACAGGTCAAATCCTTGGGGCCGAGCGGAGCGGGAGGTCGTCTAAGGCATCCAGTTTACAACGGGGATGCAGATGGAGAATTGGATTTCGTCGAGTAAGAAGCGTAGTAAGTTCAAATCAGCTCAAGTCCCGTAGAAACAACCAAGGGGGTTACTGGAAATGAACGGAGCGACTGCAACTAGCCCGGCGTCTAGAGGGGAATCGTCACGGCCTGTGCCATTCATCAACAAGACGCAGGAAGTCTACAGCTATGTCGTGAATCACCCGGAACAGAACGAGAGGGAGCTCACCGAGGCCCTATCCCATCTCACTGCACCCGTCGTCTATGCGTCCTTGAAATCTCTGGTTGCAAACGGGCATCTTAGGACGATAGAGACTCAGGAGCTCAACAAGAGGCGACGGCCGCTCCTTAGGTTCGAGGCTGTCCCGGATAAACCGTATGAGCCGAGTTACGGAACACGTCGCAACGGACTGAAGGAGATTCGTATGGCAAAAGCCACTTCGACTCGACGAGGAAAGATATCGGTAAGAGCGAAGACCCAGGAAGCCGGAGTGGCGTCCAAGGCCGATCGGAGCAATCTAATCGGTTCGTCCGACGGTTCTCCGATTGCCTCCTTGACATTGAAGACCTCGTCGGGCACGGTACAGCTTCCGCTCATGGCAGCAAGGCAGCTGTACACGGAACTTAAAAAGCTGTTCGAAAACGACTGACTGGCTCCTCCTGAATAGAATCAATCTAACCCGGGGCTTAACCGAGTCCCGGGTTTTTATGTCAGGTGAGCCTTGATTCGAATCGGCGTGTTCTCCTTGATCTTCCCTTCCTTCAGGGCCTTTAGAGCATCCTCTTCAGTTTCGAATTCCACTACGTCCTGAGTATGGTCAGGTTCCGTAAGGTAGGTCGAACCGATGATCGCCTCGTGGCCCGGAGCCACCATCGCGGCACCCTGCCCTTTCCGGTAGTCGTAGATATGAGCTTGAGGAAGAAGCTTTTGCTTAGCTTCCTCGATGGCCTCTGGCGTCATAGGAAGATGGATTGTCAAGGCGTCTCCGTCGAAGTCTCCTGCGTACAGAGGCAGATGCAACGGGTTAACACCTATCGTTTTGCCTTCGACAGGCACAGGATAGTGCGCCGTGATGTTGGTGCGCATCAGAGTCGGGGCTCGGTTCAGGATCACCGGGATCTGCTTGATGAGCTTGTTAAAGCTATTCGTCGCTGCGGTGTCGCGGGCCTGCACAGCCTTCTTCGCTGAGACGTAGTCATAGCCGTTGCGAACCAAGTCCCGGATGATGTGAAACTCGTACATCGTCCAGAGCATATCCTTTGGCACAGCCGCCTCGTTAAAGCCTAGATTCGGCTCGGCATAGATCGTTGCCCGGCCGGAAAAGTCTTGCTTCCTCGACAACAGCTTGGAATGGAAGTAGCCTCCCTTAGGTCCAGTGTCTCCGGCGATCTGCTTGATATATCCTTTCTTAGCCTTCCCGCGGTTGGCTCCCGTGATAGCCTCTCCGAGACCGAATACAGCCTTGGCTCCATCGTACAAGGCCTTCCGCTCAGCCACTGTCTGGTGAGGCAGCAGGACGTCCTTAATATCCTTTAGCGAGTTGTTGACCAGCATGTGGTCTTTGTAGAGGTAATTGACGTCGGCGTATTCGATCCGATTATTGCCCATGGGTATGGATGGTCGAACCAAGGGCGGTGCCACAGGGATGTGATGTAGGATGTACGCCTCGTGAGGCTTCAGATCTAACTTCTGAATGCCTGCCAGGTACTTCAGCTTCTTGACCAGCTGATCTCGTTTTGACGGAGATTTCGTCTCAAGGATTTGCTTTTTTAGATCTCGGATCTGGGCCGACACATCGACATCAGCCAGCATCTGCTCAAAAGCCTGGCCTCCGACGGTCAGTTCTTCGATGTCGGCGTGAGGAATAGAAGGAGTTGCCATGTCGATATTATAGTTCCGAAGCGTCTTCCGGCTTGAACGGATCGGGGATGAACTTCGTGTCGATCGCCGGACGTTCACGAACAACGATAGGCTTCGTCGAATCGGACGAAACCGGGACGGTGTTAGGGTCCCGGTAAGTCGTCTTTCGATTCACCTGCTTCACATAGTGAATATCTGTCAGACCGGTGACGAAGCGATTGGGATTATAGAGTGTCATCGTCGTGCTCCTTCTCCTCTTCTTCCCTTTCCTCTACCGGCATCGAAGTCTTGAGGTTGATCGTTTTCAGGTGTTTCCCTGTTTCCGAGTCATGCAGGTGGAAGATACCCTTGTCAGCACGACGAATGCCTATCGCCCCAGAGACCACGCCGTTAAACTCGCTCGTAGTCAGGCCAAGCAGGCTCTTGATTGGCTTCTCGAAAGTCGGATTAGGAATGGGTTCCGCCAAAGTATAGTGAGTCCAACGGGTGCCCCGCAGACCTCCGGTCAGGGACGGGTCGTACAGGCCGCCTTTGGCCGGCTCGAGGTTCTTCGCATCGATGAAGGTCGGCTCCTTGATCTCCCCGTGACTCATTTCCAGAATGTCACGGCTAGTCAAAGGTGCCGCGGTGATTTTGCCGTCCTTGAAGGACGTCTTAATCCCGGCTCCGGTCAGGTAGTCGAAGAACTTCTGAGTAGCGAAGGTCATCTTCGGCTTCGGAAGAGGCTGCCCGTTCAGGAAACGAGACCAGAACTCCTCATTCTTCTCGGATTTGATCGTGGCGATTTCCTTGAGGTTCTTGCGGGCATCCGAGCCTAACAGACCCAGCATCTCCATGTAGCCGACGGCCTTGGAACCTTCTTCCCCGCCTTTCGTCGGCTGCATAGCATTGTCGTAACTTCCGACGTTGCGAGCCGACCAGTTCTGATCCGTGGTTTTGTACAGCTTGGCGATGTATTGCGGGCCCGTCAGAACCTTGCCGAGCTCCTTGCCGGTCTTGGGGTCAACCAGAACCTCCGAATCGTCCAGTCCATGCGCCGTGAGTTCTTTCTTGAGATCGGCGATGTTACTGCTCTTAGAGTAGTTGTGGACGAGATAAGGCTTGCCTGTCTTCTGGGCGATCTTCGCCGCAGCCGTCTCCATGAGCTGCCCAAGATTGATTCGGGACGTCACCGAAGCCGGGTTCAGCAACAGATCCACTGGCTTTCCGGTCTCCTTGTTGTAAGGCATTTCGTGATCTTCCAAGATCAGAGACACAATCCCTTTGTTACCGTGCAGGCCGGTAAGCTTGTCTCCGATCTCAAGCGGCTTCTTCGATCGTACCAGGATCCGGATAGCCTTCCCTTCAGTGTGAGCGTCGACAACGACTCCTTGCTCTTCATGGGTCCAGATTTCCGAAACCGGACGATACGGAGCAACGAGCGTCTTATGAAGCCGACCAAGCATCTTGTCTTCTGGTGTCGGCTCACGCTTTTCCAGGACAACATAGACGGGATCCCCGTGGTTCAGCACCGCGCCAACCTTTGCGAATCCCTTGTCGTCCAGCTTGTCCAGTTGCTCCTTGGTGTATCTTCCTGGAAAGTAACGGTTGATCAGCTGCTTACGCATGACGGACGTGTCCTGCACGTCGTAGTCGATTTTGTAAGCATGATGGCTAGCGAGGCTCTCGGCCGCCGACCGGCTAATCACCAAACCGTCCTCGTGGTTGTAGCCTTTGTACGGCAGATAGGCGACAGTCAAGTTCTTGCCGATGGCCAGCTCACCATTCTTCGTGTAGTTGTTGTCGACCAGGACATCGCCATACTTAACCTTGTCACCAGGCTTGACCAGAGGCGTCTCATCGTCCAGGAAGCCCTTCATGTTAAAGGGCAAGTTCTTGACGAGAGGAACCTTGTGGGTCTTACCGTCGTTGCTCTTGATCTCAATGTGCTTCGAAGTGACAGCCGTGACTTCCCCGTCCACCGGGGAGATTGTCGACGTGATTTTTCCGAGCAGCTTGACGAAAGGAACGCCTTCGTCGTTCGTTGTTTGAACAAGAGGGGCTTCCCGATCAACGAGAGACAGGGCCTGAGGAATGGCCTTGCCTGCCATGGTGAGGCGTCCCGGGTGATTGGAATTGAGGAACGGCACGAGGTTGGTTGTGATCGTGTACATGTCCGTGCTGTCAGCCAGCCAGTAGTCGACCTTGCTGCGATCAACCTCTTTCAGCTCCCCATTGACCTGTGCTTGAACCTTCCTCTTCCCCTCTTGGTGCGGGAAGCCGATCGTGTGCGTCATCATCTCGTGGACCGAGAGGAAGTGAGTTTTGCCACTGTTGTCTCGGACACGAGCGTAGAGATTGCCGTCGGCGTCCCGGCGAGCAGAAACGGTGAAGCGCTGATCGATACCAGCATGTCCGGATTCCGGAGTCCGGCTCGGATCAATGATCCCTAGATGAGAGGGATCAATGTCACGGGCCGACATGGGGACACCTCTAGAGGATTCGATGCCACCTTCGCCACCTCCCAGAACGGTCACCTTGGCCACATTCTCCAGGCTTTCAACGGGATTGGTCTCGGAAGGCGTAGCCACAAGATTGCTGTCCAGTAGGTAGCTGGACATGATCTTGTTGAACGGCTTGGCAGCAATCGCCCCTCGGATCTTCGGATCGTTTCGATCCATGCGATCGAGCTCGTACTTGATCTTCCGAGCAACGTTCGTCACCGATTGGTGCTCCTTTTCGAAGCGTCGAGCCAGGAAGTCAGGCAGATTCTGGACACGCTTGAACTGCAGGGAGTCCCGGTTGTCCTCAGGACGTCGGCCGGCGTGGACGTCGACCAGGTTCTTCATCGCTCGTAGAATGGTTTCCGACGTCACGCTGCCCAAGGCCTTTCCCAACGTCACTTGCGTCGTTTGCGGAGACAGTTGGGAGCTCTCCAGAGCCTCCTTAAGCTGAGAGGCCATCTCTTCAGGGCTGGCCCCTGGGCGTCGCTTGGAGGTTGAAACCAGTCGGTTGTAGAGATCAGAAAGGTATTTGGTCTCCTTCCCGGCACTCGCCTTCAAGTTCGCATCCCAAACTTCGACAGGGATGTACGTGCTCACTTCCTTCGGGCCAACACCGAATACCCTAGTCAGAAGCGGCGCCAGAGGAATCGAGGAGGATTGGATCTGGACGTAGAACAATCCCGTCTGAGGATCGAGAGTCAGAGAGAAGCTGCGCCCCGTAGCCGTGTTGACGTGGCTTTCGAGCTCTCCCGTCTCTCGGGCTCGAGTGTAGACTCCAGGCCGAAGCTGGAGTTGGTTGGCAACCGAGTAGTTATTTCCTTTGTAAAGCAGCGTGTGCTTGTTGGTGAGATGGAAGGCATCCATTAAGGAGAAATCCTTCTGCTCAGCCACGACCTTTCCGGTCGCCTTATCGATGAGCTTAAGGTCTCCCTTGATTGGATAGGTCAGAGACTTGGACTTAAGGATGGCTTCCTTCTCGTCTTCATGGGTGAACGTTTTCGGCTCGGCGCGGACGTTTTCTGCGACGAGCGTAAAGTACTTACCTTCAATGGGGAACTGCGATTGGATACCTGCGATCAGCGCCGCGTCGACCTTTCGGCTGAGCTCCCTAGGAGACGAAAAGATACGTTGGAGGTGGTCGGCTTTATCGGCTGGTATTGGCATTCCGGTCTTGTTCGAGGTAAGAAACGATGAGGAAGTACTTATCCATGAAGACGAATTTGTCCTTGTTCAGGATGTGAATACCCTCGTTACGAATCGCCCTGGTTTCGAGAATCTCCAGCTCCGCGATGGAGCCCGGATCGTCCAGGTCGATCTTCGAATAGCGCACTTTGTACTGGCTTAGGTCGAGCTCAGTCGGTTGAGAGGGTCCGAACCCAGGAATCTCAACCGCACTTATCTTGGAAACGCCGGGTACAGGGTTGCCGGCGAACGGGTTTAAATTGTTGGTTGCCATGCTTTCTCCTTTCGATTATGCGTCTGGCTGCTCTTCGGGACCCGGCGGGTATCCTCCTTCCGGACGATCCGAAACCGCCTTTTTCGGCTGAGCCTCTTTCTCCCCTTCTTCCCCGTTTTCTCCTGGTTGACCGACGGCAAGATTCTGAGCCATGGCAAGCTCCTCTTGCCGCCTCTCGTTCTCCTCGTCGAGCAGCTTGGCAACCATGAGATATTTGGCGTAATCCTCGATCTTGAGCTGGTTGAGCACCATCCGTTGCGTCTGACCATCGGCGCCAGCAAGCTGTGAGGCGGCGTACTGAGCCTGTTCCAGAGCAGCACGGTAATCTCCCGAGGACTTGTCGAATTTCTCGCCGACTTCCTTGGCCGCAAGGAATTGTGCCCTCTCGACCTCGAACTTGGTTTCGACCTGGTTGGTGGCTGTGGCCACCGCGTCTTCACGCTGCTTTTTCAGGTCTTCTTGATAGTCCATGCCGAAGGACTCGTAGAGCGTCGAGAGCGAGCAATTTCCATTCTGAGCAAGAGCAAAAAGCATCTGCCGCAGGTTCTCGTCGTCCGTCAACTTGAACGGAGCCAGGGTTACATCGCAGGTTTTCAGGTTCAGGTATTTCGAAACCCGGGAGATGAACCACTCAAGGAAGCTCTCGATCTGGTCGACGTAGACCTCGAGCGTGTTCTTCAGAAGACGCAAGCCGATTGTTGAGCTCGTCCAATTGGTCTGACCGGACAGTAACTCCCTCGATACGCCTAGGCTAAGGAGGATCGACTCGTCGGCCTGAGCGATTTCCTGTGCCACGAGCAGAGCCTTCCCCTCCCCGCTGATTGCCTGGTAGCCAACCGGAACGGGAGCGATAAGGACGTGGTTTGGATCTCGTTTGTGATCGATGAAAGCCTGCTTCATGCGGGCCTGGAAATTCCGCATGGAGATTGAGATCACAGGATCGGAGTTACCCGTCTGAGCCTGAGGGAAAACCACACGCAACGGAGTCATATAGTCCTGAGCGATGGCTTCATTCCCTCGGCGCAAGGTCTGTTGATAGAAAACCAGGCCAAACAATGAAATCAGCGGCGGGATAGCAACTCCTTCGATCAGCGGACCCGCTGAGATGTTGCGCAGATGATAGATGTTGTCTCTGTCAAACTTGAAGTCCTGGTTGTTTTTGACGGCTTCGATGAAGCCCCAGGGCACCGAGTTGACGAAAAGCTTATCGCCCATCTTGACTCGGCGACGCACTTCGTTCGGGATCTTGTAGTAGTACTCGTACTCATTGGTGATCGGATTGTGGTTTACCGCAATGTGTACGGGGTCCCATCGCACCAGGTTTAGATCCCTGATGTCGAAGGACTTTGAGTCCTTCCGAATGAAATTACCCTTGAATCCGCAGGCCGGGCAGACGCCATGGAACTCGTAGTTCCGGAACGTCGTAAACGTTGCCGTCTTGGCGTTGTACTCCTGACTGCAAGAGGGGCAGCGAAGCATCCTCTGAATCGGGAAGTAGATTGATAGGAAGACGTTGCCGATCGTATAGTATTCGAAGCCGATGTCATGCAGGGCTGATTTCAAGCGAGTGTACTTGAAAATCTCCTCGTAACGCTCCTTTACCGCCTTGTCCGTCGTATCAACGATGAAGTCAGTGATCGGATAAGTGGACAACTTCCGAATGACCTCGGTCGTGACCGGCGACTGCAAGGTGATGAACCGAGCCCATCGTATGACGTCGTGCAGATTCCGCGGCAGAAACTGGTTCGCCACGGTGAAGAAAGGATTCGGCGTCGCCGCATAATTGCCAGCGAGCGGATTCGTCCCCGCCGTCATTCCTGGAATGAGTGGCGGATTGTAATAAACGTTTGATGAAGACATTAGGGATGCGCTTTTAATATACCCGTATTTTAAGGCACCCCTCTTAATCTGGTCAAATCAGGCCTTGTCTTTCTTCAAACAATGGCCTTCCTGTTTGGTATAAGAATAGTGCCGGGACTTATATCTCTATCAACGCGAAAGGATACAAAGCAATGATCAAGGAATCCAAGGCTTGGATCTCCGAAGAAACCTGGTCCAAGATTAAGGCCGGAGCCGCGGTAGCCGGCCTGGCTGTTGCTACGATTGCAATCTGCGCCGTGTCGACCTTTGCAATGGCGTATGCGCACGGTTTTGGAAACTCTAAGGGTTGGAAGGACGGACGTCTTGCTTCGAATGGAGACTCGTCTTCCGGCTCCTTTGGAGGCCGGGATTATTCCAACTCGATACCCATCGGCGGAAGTTTCCGGCGAAGCTCGTTTGATGAGGCTGCCTGATTTCAATAATCAGACCTCGTTCTTGGTATAAGAAGTGTAGAGAACAACACCCCTTTTCCTCAACCCCTCCTGAAGGAGATTTTCATGTCCAACATCGATGCTCAAAACGAACCTCAGAACGCCGGTCAGCAAATCCAGGCTGTGGCCATCGCGTCCCGCAAGGAAGCCTTCAAGCGCTACGGCCTTGCAGCTGGTCGTATCGTGTTTCAGATCGCTCTGGGTGCGCTCGGCGCTGCGCTGGTGATGAAGGTCAGCCAGAAGAGCTCGGCCTCCGACGGTAAGGCTGAAGTCACTCCCATCGCCTCGTAAGAGGTAACAAGAACCGAGGTCACACTCGGTTCTTTTTTGCGCGGCAAATTACCAGAATCCGATTTTGCTGTATCGACTGCCCGACCTGAGGTCTCTATGTCCGATCAAAAACCTAGCTGGCACGAACAACTGAATCAAGTCAAAGACGAACTGGCTAACAAAGGCTCAGACACCCATGAACCGGAAGCGGTGACTCCCAAGCAACCCTCTTCTCCTGAAAGCACTTCCGTGGAAAAGAAACCTCTCTCCCCTTTCAACCATATCACCTCCGATCTCAAACCGGCCAAACCCAGGCCTTCTGACGACAAGCTAGAAGTCAACGGAGGAAGGCTGAACTTCAAATCCGTCTCGGGCGATCTCTCCATCCCTCTGAGCCCGGATGTGGAAAAAGCCTTCATCGATAAGGCCATGCAGTATCAGCAAGCTATAATCAACGAGAAGAAAGCCAGCACGATCGCCACCTTTGCGATGGCGCTCCTATCTGGATTCACAGCTCTGGCGATCGGCGCGACGCTTGTTCGAAGCTGCACTTCGAAAGGCGATGCACAGATCTCGCTCTGACAATTATCCGACCGCCTGGCCGCGTGCCAGGCTGTTCTCTTCAGCCCTTTTGTTTAGCCGATGACAACCCTTGCCGACCTTAGTTTCACCAACCTACAGATCAAGCGGTATTTCGAGGGTTCGAATGAGTATGTCCCGGTATCCGAACTTCTCTACGTTCATTCTCATCCGCTCGTGAGGCCTAATTTTTTGGCCCAGATAGAGAGCCTGATTAATCAGACGGCTCAAGTGATGGTCGAAAAGAAAACGACCGGCGCACCGGTCGAGAAGTTTACGAAGCTGGCTCAGGATCTCGGTCGGCAACTTCCAAACCTGACGACCAAGAATGCTCCGCAGGTGCTGGAGACCTTAAGACAGATCTACCAGCTCTGCCGCATTATTACTGGTAAGCGATGACGTCATGCAGGTAGAAGTCCCCGGCAGCCGTGTCGGCCACATCTCCGGGGATTCGCTGTAGGGTCACGTACAGCTTCTGCTTCGTCACCGTCCAGACTCCTCCCAGAATGCCGCTGAATGCCGTCGGAGGAATGACCATCGTTATAGTGTGGTAGGCGGCAATCGAATTAGCGGCAACGTCCATCGGCACGGCTTCAAGCAGCGTCGACACAGGAGTCCCCTCGGTGCTGTCTCCTACGCTTAGGGCTCGATACTGCAGCCGCAAAGCGAAGTTCCCTCCTGATTCATTTGAAGAGTAGACCAGCTTGAATTTGATAGGAGCGTAAGGATTCGGGAAGGTTCCGTCTGATATGGCGGAATTGTTCAGAGGAATCGATAACGTCACGCCCTGAATGCCCGTCTTTTCCAAGGTCAGTGTGTTGATACCGGCAACCGGAGTTCCGGCCGCAGCCTCGGTTGTGCGATTTCCTAGAATAACGTCTCGATACAGACCTTTCATGCTCGGCGAATTTTCGGCCAGAGTGATAGTCGGATTAGCTTGGCCGAAAACAGCCGTGACCACATAGAGAGGAATCCAGTCTGGATCTGGAGTGGGGATGGTCTGACTACCTTCAGGTGCCGCAGTGCCGTTCTTAATTCCTAGCTCCAGCTCTCCGTTGAGCAGAAGGCAAGGAAGGAACTCGTTGTTCGGATCCAAGAACGGAAGGCCGGACGAGGTTTGTTGATCCGATGTCAGATCTCGGTAGCGGCCCTGAATAAGGTAACTAATCGCCTCCCCGCCGACTGACGGCTGGACAATACTGAACTGCTTAGCAGCCAGATTAAGCGCTTGCTTGATGATCGGTCGTCCGTCTGACGCGTTCAGAACCTGCGTCTGATAAAGGCTTCCAGGATTCACTTGGACGATGTTGGATCCGGGGTATGCCACGGTAAGGCCGGAGATGAAGCCCTTCGGGTTCGGAGTTGAGAACAGCTCCTGGAACACCGACGACATGGAGAGCTGCGTCAGCAGAACAGCGCGACGAGCGGAATCCCCGCCCCCCGAGCTGATCTTTTCTATGTTGGCTGCGAGATCCTGAAGCGGACGGTTGTCCACGGCGTAATAATACGGATCAAGCGCCGTATAGTATCGGACTTGAGTAAGCGAGTTGGCGTCCTGAGGGACGAAGCCAGGAGTGGGCATATGATTTGAATTCCGACTAAAAAACAGGTAGTATTGTTATCTGCTCTATTTTATGTCAACTGCCGACTACATACAACTTCAATGGCAGTCCGAGGAATATTATGCGTTTTATCAAAGGTGGTATTGCATTTCGCTACCACGGCGACGAACTGGTGTGGCGTTGGCCGTGGGCAAGACGAGGGGCCGGGAAGTTCCGTAGCTCCCTTTACACTCGAGATTTTAGCGATCTCGCCAGCTACTGGAAGCACGTTGGAGTTGTCGAGACATCGCTAATCCGCTCCTCGAACAAGCTCGAATCGTTTTCCATCCTAGAGGTTCTGTCGGCCTGGGTCCGGCTGTTCTATCCTAGTGAACACGTCGTGATTCTTATGAATCTTGAGGTTTCGGCCAAAGGAATGTCGTTCTGGTCTCGATTACCCAAGAACCAGGTCGAGCACCTTCTCCGTGATGTGGTCGTTCTTCGGTGTAGTGACAAGCGAGAAATCTTCAAGCTGGTTGACTCCGTCCCTCCGTCCTTCGCCGAAGCTTACGGCTTCTCGTTCGGCCAACTCACTGAAACCAATCTCCAAGGAGAAAAGAGTTGAAAGGATTCGTGTACCTAGACGTCGACGGTCGGCTGGTCCACAAGACTTACGAGTACATCACGACCGAGAACCCTGGTTTCTGGTCAGACAACGAGGGGTACATTCTACAGAAGTGGGAATTCGACACCGAAAACCGCTCATCGATCGTGACGCTGCTCAAGCAACTTCAAAGTCTGCAGGTCGACCCTGATGTCGTCAGAGCATTTAGGCAATCCATAGGAATCCCTGTTCGCACTTCCAAGAATGATCATTCGGTTTAATGCCTCTAAAACACAAGTACTGTTCATCCACGAAGACGGCAAAGATTACAAGTTTCTCCATCAATTCCCTGCTTTTCTAAAGGGTCGAAACGATCCTTACTTCTGGGCTCCGGCAAAGCCTCATGTCATCTATAACCTTTATCATCGGCTAAAGCGGGCCAAGCGAAAGTTCAAAATCGCCCAGGATGTCTTGGACTTTCTAAATCAACCCTTTGCCTTAAAGCCTCTTCCTGAGAGTTTCAAATTCCATACCAAACCGATGGATTTCCAGGAGATAGCTCTGCGCTATCTCTACACCGTCGGCAGCGGAGGGGTTCTCTTAGATCCCGGCATGGGGAAGTCGAAGGTTGTCCTCGACTACATCCATCTGAGAGGCTTCGAGAAGTCCGTCGTTATATGTCCGAAACCGTTACTGTTCGTCTGGGAAGACGAAATCCTTACTCATCGCCCTGAGCTCACCTACTACACGGTCAAGAGCACGGATTGGGAAGCCGAAAAGGATGGCATCGCCGGCGCTCAGGTGACGATTATCAACTACAACAAGGCCGTCACGTTCCGTGAGCAGCTGAAGTCGGTTGGCTACCAGTTCATCCACCTAGACGAATTCCTCATCAAGGATCCGACAACTGATCGAACCAAGGAGCTAACCAACCTTGGCTACACGATCGGTAGCCGCTGCGGAGGGTCAGGCACGCTTGTGAACAACTCCGTTGGAGACGTCTTCGCTCCTGTGCGCTATCTCGAACCTGCGCTGGTCGGTCGAAGTTCAGCGAACTTTCTCAATCACTTCGCCGTCAAGCGCAAAGATAAAGAGGGGCGAGAGAGGATCGTGAATTTCCGTCACACGGATGAAGCTCGATCGATCCTCGAGTCGTGCTGCATCGTCATGACCAAGGAGAAGTGGCTGAAGCTGCCCCCGAAGCACTTCCACGACATCTTCGTCCCTATGACTGATGAGCAGCGCCGTGCCTCCCAGGAGCTCACTCGAAACTACATCACGACGATCCAGGGTACGGTGATCGAGATCGACAACCCTCTCGTCATGCTGTCGAAGCTCTACCAGATTTCCAACGGCTTCATCTACTACGCCCCGGAAGAGGACGAGCTTGAGAACGAAGCTGATGAACTCCTAGCTGCAGAGCCTAAAAAGAAGCGCAAGAAGCTTAAACGTCAGACGATCTTCTTCGAGAATAGCGCCAAGATCGAAGCATTGCGAAAGCTCACTTGTGAGACCATTCCTAACCGCCGAGCCATCATCTGGTTCAACATGGAAGCTGAGTACACGCTCATCAAAGAGATGCTCGAGCGTGAAGGTAAGACTTTTCTTACCATCAAGGGAGGTGAAGGTAAGACGGGGGAGAAGGTCCGCAAGTTTAATAGTGATCCTTCGATCCAGTATCTCGTCTGCCAGGCCCGATCTGTGAACTACGGTATCACTGTGCTCGGAACCACGCTGGAAAAGTTGGAAGAGTCGGACTACGAGATTTTCCCGGGGATCTCGCCAGAGGTCCACACCGAGATCTTCTATAGTATGAACTTCAGCCTGGAGGTCTATCTGCAGCAGCAGGATCGGATTCATCGGCTTGGCCAGAAACACGATTGCGACTACTACCGAATCTTTGCAATCAGCCCTGTCGAGAAGCGCATCCGCGATGCAATCAGCGAGAAGCTCACGATCAGACGAAGCTTACTCATTGATATTGCTGAGAAAATTCAAAATGAGGAGACCGAATTGGTATAAGGATTTTGAGCAGGAATTATTAACCGGAGAGCTTTGTGCAATCTTCTGTTCTCGATGACATCATCAAGACCACATCTGAAAAACAGCCTCAACCAACAGGCCAAGATGATCGGCCTCTGTATTTGTGGCTGAGAAATATTCAACCTCCAACAAAGGAAACTTATGGATGTCAAACAACTCGTGTCTGAATCGGCGGTAGCGGCAACCACAGAAAGAGGAAGGGGCATGGAACAACCTGTTCAACAATCTAGCATCGAGGAGTCTCAGCCCGGCGCCATCCTGCAGGCTGTCGAGCTCGCGGTGAAGGGCTACAGAGCCAAACATCCGAATGCTTCGGGTGCCGAAATCGAAGCCTTCGCTGACCAGGTCGAAGCTCGAATCCGGTCCTCCCGTCGTTCGTCAAGGTCTCTTGAAGAGCGCAAAGCTCGACATACTCGTCGACTGAAGGTGAATGAGCTTATCAAGAAGCATAACCTTCAGATCGAAAACATCCGGTATTTCAAGGTGCCTAGTCTCGAAGTGTGTTCTCGGGGAGGAGTGACGATGGCTTACCGTAATGAAGGCGGAAAGACCATCGTTGCCGCAGCACTCTGCAGCCAAAAAGACAACTTCGACTATCTCGCCGGTCGAGAGTTGGCTGTCGAACGATTCACTCAGGGTCTCTGGGTGGAGGTTGACACTCCTACTTTCCAGGATGCTCCTCTGGAGCAAGTGATCAAAACTTACTTCTCCTTCCTCCGGGAAGCCAAAGCTGCTCTAGCCAGTTAATCCATTTTCAAGTCTCGGGTTTCTCCGGCGAATTCGAGACTTCCCTCGGTAGCCGGAATTTATAAGTAACAACCTTTATAGGAGCCAACTCCATGCATCAAAAATCCTTTAAGGTGGGTCTTTTCTCGGCCCTTGCTCTGGTTGGAACTCTGACCGTTTCCTCTCCGGCGTTCGCTAGCAACAACAAGGGCTGCCAGGGTAACTGCGCCGGTGGCGACACCGTCAACAACATTACCAACCAAGGTGGGCAAGGAGGTGTTGGCTACGGCGGACAAGGCGGTACGGGCATCGGCCTGGGTGTCGGTATCGGCCAGGGCGGTCGTGGCGGTGACGGCGGGAGTGTCGTCGGTTCCGGCAATTCGTCGAACCTGAACAGCAACCGCAACAGCAACCGTAACACCAATACCAACACCAATAAGCAAGGCCAAGCTCAAGGCCAGGCTCAAGGCCAAGCCCAAGGTCAATCGCAGTCCAGCCGCAACGATAACCGCTCTAGCGCCTACAACGAAGGGAATAACTCTTCCCAGTCGGTGACTGTCGGCGGTGACACCTATGAAGCTGCTCGTATCCCTGTGGCCACGGCCTATGCTCCCAACATCGCTCCGACCGCGGTCTGCATGGGCTCGTCCAGCATCGGCGGTCAAGGTGTAACGTTCGGAATCTCGATGGGTACTTCCTGGACTGACGAGAACTGCATGCTGCTCGAGCAGGTTCGCACCGTTGCCGCTGTGCTCGGTGACAAGGAAATCGCCTCCGAGATGATGTGCGAGGTCAAGGCTTATGCCGAAGCTCGTGCTCGTGTTGGTAAGCCCTGCGGCAGCACCAAGGCTGTGGCCAATAGCACCACGACTCTGGTTGCTGCGAACCAGGTCAACCGGGAGCCGACCGCCGCTGAGCGTGCGGCCCGGTACACCGGCAACGACCCCATCGTTCGCCGTCGCCTGGGCCTCCCCCCTCTTGAGTAACCTCTTCTGCCCGGCTTAGGCCGGGCTTAGATTTCCATGGCGGTACCGGCGGGACCCAGTTCCCGCTTCGTCTGTAAGTTTTGTTAAGGAGTTACCGTGCAAACTTTGACTCAGCTGAAGCAGCAGTTCCTCTCTCTTGGTAAGGAGATTGCCCTCCTGGAGAAGATGAAGGGACTGGAGGAGGTTCGACCTCGCTTTTCCAAAACGAGGACTCGTAAGAAGACCTCGGGGAGGATTCTCAGCCGTACCCCTCGAAAAGAAGAGCGAGTGATCGACGGCCTGGGATTGATGCAACGGAAGAAGGTGTCGACTCGCTTTGCCAAAGCCATCAGGGTCATGCTTGAGCTGAGGACCCAACCCGGCATCGTCGATCCGACCAAGGTCAAGCTCTTCTACGTTATCAATTTCAAGAAATCCCAGGGGGTGTGGGTTGGTCGGCACGTTGACAGCGTTGGCCAAATTCTCGGCCCCGCCTTCCGTACCGCCAAGGATGCAAACAATGCTATCGAAGCCGTTGGCATTGAACGGGTCTGGGATGCCTTTGAAACGTTGCTGTTTATCGATTCGTAACCAAAAGGAGATCCCTGATGAAGAAACGTCCTAAGCGCAGATTTCTCCGGACTGTCATTCTGCTCAGCCTGTTCTTCGCAGGGATCAACATTCTCTCCGGGTGCGCTTATCATTCTCATCACGAGCCGGTTCCGGCATCGATCACCGGACCGGCTGTGATTTACGATAAACCGCCTGAATATCGGCCGCTGCGGCCGAAATATAACCCTCCGTCCCCATACTATTACTATCCCCGTACTAGACTAACGCCTGGCTATGGGATATATTACCACTGGGATTAGGAGAGGATTCTAAACTCGAAAAGACCGGTAATTCTTATTCCCGGTCTTTTTTTAGAGTATCGAAGACCAGTGAATCCTGACCTTATCAATGCCGGCTTCAATTTTATCGCCGGATTCTTTATACTAAACAATTGCCGAGTACTCTTGAGGCAGAAGCTCGTCCGAGGCGTGAGCGTCATTAGCGTCACGTTCTATCTTCTCTGGGGAATTTGGAACATCTTCTGGTTTCAATATCTGGACACGCCATGGAGTTTCTACGCCGGGCTATTCGAGATGCTGTCCAACTGCCTTTGGATTGGGCTGATGCTCTATTTCAATTTCAAGGAGAAACGAGCTTCTTAAGGCTCGTAATAACAGGGTCGATTAGCGACCCGACCCGGCCGCAAGGCCATTTTTTCATTAAGGACTTACTATGACCATGACCGTTCGTAACACCCTGGTTAATCACAACAAAGACAACAATGGGCGGGCCTCGAAGCTGCTCGAAGCCCCTGGTTGCCCCTCAGGTCAGCAGATCATCGAAGCCATCGAGATCTCCAACCATTTATTCGATTCCAGCCTCGTCAACATCGGCGTCGGCGGCATCAAGGTCACAGTCAAGGCTGCAGAGCTGAAGGCAGCCGTCGACAACGCTCGGAACGCCGTGTGGGACGTCGTATGATGCTGATGCGCTCCCAAGGCGTGTCACGGCGACGTTCTGGCCGAGCTCGCCTCGGAGGCGTGTCGTGACCGGCAAATCGCTTGAGCTCGGGAATCTCCCTGATTGGCCTCGATTCCTCTCGACGGACGAGGCCGCCCGATATCTCGGCGTTTGCCGGGACGTTTTTGAACGAGAGGTCAGACAAGGGCTCTGGCCTTCTGGTATTCCCCGAGGAGCCAAAGGAGGTAAACTGACCTGGGACCGAAAGGCCCTGGATAGACGTGTGGATCAACTATCGGGAGTGTCTATGGATGCCACGCAGAAGGAGGACGGATACGAGCGTCGGCGCAGGGAAGCTGCCGCCCGACGTCAAGGTTACTCGCAAACGGACGGCCGACGGGACCGTTAAGGTTTACTATTACCGCCGGTCGACTGGAAAGAAGATCGAAGGAGAGCCTGGAACGTCTCTGTTCGAACAGAGCTGGCGGGCCGCCGGCATACCGAAGGATGAGCCAGGTCCGGAGCCAGCTGAAACCATCGGGGAGTTCGCCTTGCTGATACGACGCTTTCAGAAAAGCCCCGAGGCGAACAAGGCCAGTGCCGACAGCATCAAACAGAGGAACCGGTACCTGACCAAGATCGAAGACAGATTTGGATATATGACCCTGTCTGACTTGCAGGATGACCGGGCTTGCGAAGAGTTCTTCGAATGGCGGGATGAGATGGCACACGTCCCGGTTAAGGCCGACAAGGCGATACAGACTCTGAACCAGGTCCTCAAATGGGCCAAGAGCCGCAAGCTGATCAAAGTCAACCAGGCCGAGGACGTGACGAAGCTTGTCGATAACCGGGAATCCCTCCGACGCAACCGGGCCAAGCTCGTCTACACCCCGGCCATGGTAGATACCCTCTTTGAGGTACTTCGGCCCTGTGTCCGAGTTGCCTTCCTGCTAGCCCTTTACACCGGGGCGAGAATGGGGGATCTATGCGGGTTTCGTTGGAACATGATCGATAGCGACGGTTGGTTGATCTACACCCCGTCGAAGACCCGGCATAGCACAGGGATCGAAGTCCACGTTCCGACGTTTGCCCTACCTCCGTTGAAGGCCCTGCTCGAGAGCCTGCCCAGAAGGCCGCACGGTCACATCCTGTCTTCGGATTACGGCCGAAAGATGAGTAAGGACACGCTCAAGAAGCACTGGGCAGAGGATCGAAACAAGACCTCGATCCGACTGCATTGGCACGACATCCGGGGAACCACCGTGACTCGGCTGCTCGCCGCCGGCTGCACCCATGCCGAAGTGGCTTCGATCACCGGTCACGCCCTGACCAGTCCGGTTGCCGGAATGACTCAGGAGCAGGCCCGGTCTCTTGCCCGCTACGGAGCCATCAACCGGGACATGGCCTTGAACGCCTACCGGAAGTGGACCGCCGCGGAGTTCTCCGACTTCACGGCCGACGACAACGTCATACCGCTGCAACGGCGGAAGGCACCGGCTGCCTGAAGGCCATGGAACGGTCTGGGAACATGCTTTCGGTAAAGGGAACTTTCTCGCTAAGTGTGTTTCCGTTCTGTTTCGACAACTGAGTGACAACCGTCCCGTAAGTCATTGATTTTGGCTCGGTCGCTCTGATGACCCAGTATTGAGTTGAAATCAGAATTTCCCGTTTTCTTTGAACGGGTTAGGCTTACGGGATGGTTGTCAGTTGTCGTTTGCGGTTGTCGTTATAATCCGACATTTTCCGATGTGCGGAAGGTCGGTTGTCAAAATCGTATCCGGTCCGGACTGATCCCAGAATCACCCCTCGGATTGGTATAAGAAATGTGTCAAGAGATTTCTTTCTCGACACCCTTAACCGATTCCAGTGGAGGAATACCCATGCTACTGTCTGCCCTCAAAACCCTGTTCAAGCCGCGTCCCCTCGACTCCGAGGCTTACCCTCAGACTCATCATCGGGACTACGACAATCCGGATATGGAGGCCCTGTTCGGAGATCTGCCTCGTATGATCAACCCCGCCGGGGAGGACGACACCGATCGCATCCGCCAGCGAGTCGTAAAAGCCTACCCCGAAGGTCCTCATCTCCCCGACCAGACTATAAACCGTCGCAAGCTGTACATGGCCATCTATGATCTCCGCACCAAATCGAAGCGCGGTTGGATTGCTGACGATCATGTTCGACGGATTAACAGCGCCCGGGATGGGATACTGGCTTCCTAAGCCTGACCTGGGCTAACATATATATGGCCCGGCCGCTTCCGGGCCTTTTTATCCCCTAGGAGATATTAATGCCGAGAATCCGACGATGGGTCGGAGGGTTCCTTATATTGCTCATTCTGATTATTCTCCCCGCCTGTAGCACGATCAAGCCTTCTTCGGATCCTTCCAAAATCCCTCCTGCCGACACCGACACCCGCCTAGCCTCCGACCTCGATGCCCTGGGCGATTTAATCAACATTCTTCGAGACGCCCCGCAGCCCGCCGTGGATCCGGACGCTGAACTTGTTCAAGCTCTGGCTAAACGATTTCGCAAATCGGAGGAGTTCATCCAGCGGGTTGTAGACGCTGCCGATCGGTACGCCTATCCCGACTATCCGAAACGGGAGAACATCCTCGCCATTATCTCGGTCGAATCAAGCTTCAACCCCAAGGCTGCACATCGTGGATCGCTCGGCTTGATGCAAATCCACATGAAAGTCCACCGGAAGGAGTTCCGGGGACAGAGCCCCTACGACATCGACAGGAACATTGCCGTCGGCGTCAAGATCCTACGGGGCTACTACGAGGATCTAAACCACCGGGAACGAAGTGCTGTCCTCGCCTACAACGCCGGCATCGGCAATTTCCTCAAGGGCCGATACGTCAGCGACTATCACAGAAAGTATATGCGGGAGCTGGCCTACATCCGGTCAATTACACAATAGGGCGTTGGTATAAGATCCATGTAGAAACCTGTCATCTAGGAGATATCTCATGATGAACGTAATCGGCACCTTTGCCGCTTTCGTTTCCGCTTTGATCGTTGCCGTTGTCATCGGAGCCGTCGCAGTCGCTCGGACGGCTTCTGGTTGGACCCGTATTGTCTTCCCGATGAAGAAGGCCTCATCCTCTTGATCTGATGACGCAACCTCAGCGGCGATAGAGGTTCTCTACCTTAGGCCCTTAAGGCCGGCCGGGAGTCACATCCCGGCCTTTTTTTAGTTCCTGAGAAAGTTCGTCAGGAGAGTAAAATTCGGATAGAACCTCAGGGAGCAATATGTCTTTTCAGAAGAAACCGGCTGATTCCGTAGCCGGACTGCCGAAAACTCTCCGAATCCTCGGAAAGCGATTCCACATCCGCATCCTCAAAGACGGAGAGGAGCCCGAGGTCGACGGACTTATGGAGATCAACAAGCAGCGCATCTCCATCCGCCCTCAAGAGGCTTTAGAGCAGGTTCAGGATACGAGTCTTCACGAAGCGATCCACGCTATAGATGAATCTCTATCTTTGGGAATGACTGAAACTCAGGTTCATCAATTGGCTGTAGGTGTTCTGGGTCTGTTAAAGGATAACCCTGAATATACCAAGTGGCTCTTGAAAAACGACTGATCTTTCTATTACACGACTATATACCGGCCTGGACTCTTCCAGGCCTTTTTATTTCTATCTGACCGTGTTATTCTAAAGGCTCAGGAACAGGATGTTAGATGCAAGACTTATTTGATGTACAGATGAAACATATGGACACCCTTCTGAAAGGCCCTGAGCGGATACAGGAGGAGGATCTGGTAACCCGTGCCGTGCTAGAGATAAGCAAGGTCGCGGGGCAGATCATGAGCGATTTTCAAGCCCAGCGTTTCTCCGAAGCTAAAATTGACCCTACCAAGCTGAAAACCCTCATCTTCTCCGCCACGGAATGGGTCACGGCCCTGTTCTACTGCTTGGAGATAGACCCTCCGGATTTCGAAGAAGTGTCCGATTTTGCGAACCAATTTGAAAGTGAAGTTGCCGCGGACGTAATCTTAGCGTCCTTTCATATGCAGGGCTCTATAGCGGATTTCGCACTGGGTTACTTCTGCGAAGATTCCAAGGCAGCCATTGAAGAGCTGGATAACTACCTAGGGGAGGTTCTTGCCTGCCTGGAGCTCATATCCAGGAGATTGGAGACTACGCTCTCCAAGTTAATAATGAATATCTAATCTTGGTATAAGTTCATTGAGAGGAGATACGTTTTCCAGAGTCGTGCCGAGTCCGACTAACCCCCGGTATCGGCTGTAGCGGCGTCTCTGAAAATCACTGGATCGTTGTACGCGTCCATCCTCCACCGCGGATCCAGATCTCCTCTCGTTCCTCCCTGTCGCACGAACCTCTGGCGTTGCGGCTTTCCTTTTTATTGGTGAAACACCCCATGAACGTTGAAACAGACGAGCGGGACATTTTGTCCTTTTTTCCCTACTCCCCTTCGAGGCCAGCCCCTAGAAGTTCTCAGAAAGCCGTTTGCAAGGAAATCGATAAGGTCTTCCGTGAAGGGAAGAGGATCGTCATCCTCGAGGCTCCCGTAGGTTCCGGCAAGTCAGCCATTGCGATGACGTTTGCCCGGAAGTTCAAAGACTCTCACATCATAACTCCCCGGAAATCTCTCCAAGACCAGTACTTCGAGGACTTCCCGGATGACGTTGTGCTTATGAAGGGTCGCAACGCCTACCCTTGCACCACGCATGCTCCACGAAAGATCTACCTGAAAGTCATTCAGGATATCAACAACGGTAAGATCCGTGCTCCCTCTCGGGATGAGGACAACTGCGCCAACGCTCCCTGCCGAAACAGCGAGGCGATCTATAAGGCTTGCACTGGACGTCAAGGTCCCTGCCCTTACAACGTTGCGATCGAAGTTGCACAGAAGCATCACACGGTGATTCACAACATCCACTCATTCGTCTTTCAGACCAACTTCGGCGAGAAGTTCGAGAAACGATCGCTGATGATCATCGACGAGGCGCATGAAATCGAGGATGTGCTACGCGGCTTCATCTCTAAGAAGTTCACGCTTCCACACGTCGTGTCCCGAGAGAGGATCCCTCACTGCGAGACCATAGACGACTGGTGCGACTTCTTTGGTCAGCCGGAGTTTCTTCCAGAAGTAACGGCTGCTGAACGGGCTCGAAAGGAGGCTGACGAAACCTACGTCACCAACCTTGAGAGATATCTGACTCAAATCGACGTTCTCAAATCCTGCTCAGAGTATTACGGCAGAGAGTTCACGGTTCGGAGTCAACCTCATTTGGCCGGTAGTCGGCAGATCGGCGTCGTTTTCGAGTTCATTCCTCACAACATCGGAAACGCCGCCAACAAGTACCTCTTCTCTTACGGGGATAAGGTTCTACTGATGTCCGGTACGATCTACGACAAGGAACAGTACTGCCGGTACATCGGAATCAATCCGTCTGAAGCCTATTTCATCCGAGTTCCGTCAACCTTTCCTGTCAAGAATCGCCCGATCTACGCCAAGGCCGACTACCAGGTCGACACGTCGCACCGGAACTGGAACGACAACTTCAAGGAGATGATCGAGAAGATTACGAAGATCATGAACATATTCAAGGATGTCAAAGGCCTCATACACGTACCTTCTTATGAGGCTGCCGAAGAGATTGCCAGCTGGCTTTCCCCTGAACGGGTCGTCACCCACAGCAGGCACGATTTTCAGGAGAAGCTCGAGGCGTTCTACGCGTCCAAGGATCCTCTCGTGTTCATATCTCCGGTCTGCCAACAAGGTGTCGACTTTAAAGGAGATCGGGCTCGATTCCAGATCATAACCAGGATTCCATATCTGAACACGGCCGACCCATTCGTCGAGTACAAAGTTCAGAACGACTTCCCCTGGTACAACTACAAGGCTCTCGTGACGTTTGGTCAGCAGATCGGTCGCGTGAATCGAGCCGAGAACGATTACGGGGCCACCTTCCTTATGGATGAACGGTTCAATCGCTTCATCGCACGTAACTCGAGCAAACTGCCGAAGTGGCTTCGTGACGCCATTGTCTACAAATAAGGAGTCTTAATGTTCTTCCATATCAATGAAGATGTTTTGCGTCGATTTGCAGAGCAAGCCAAGGCCAAGGCCGCGGCCAAAGAAGCTGGTCAGGCATTTCCTGGCATCAAGTTTTGGATGGACGCTAAGGACGGGGCAATCGTCATTGACGATCCTTCGCTGCTGATCTCCGTCTCGGAATCAAAGGAACCCATCTCCGATGAGGAAGTGGATCGAGTGTCGTTCTGGAACCCTCCTAAAGGATGGCGACCCATTCGTCAGCACCCCGACTGGATCGAGGACGACGAGGAAGAGGCTGAGAGAGGGCAACCCGGCCCTTAATCAACTGTTTATGGAGCCATAACCATGATTCAGGACACAGACATGAACGCGGATTTCCACAACGGGCCGAACCTGGGCCTGGAGCCGACGACGCCGAGGCAAGTGAGGCGTGAATACCTGACGCTGGTGTTCGAAAAGCCGATCAGCCCGGCAGTGCACGCCATTTTCTCCGCACAGGAATGGGTTGCGGCGTCGCATTACGATGTGTTGCAAGAGCGTGATAATTATGCGCGGGAAGTCGCGGAACTAAGGGCCGAGAACAAGCGCCTGCGCGAAGTTCTCGCCGCGGAAGAGCTAGTTAGGGAATCCGAGCGGCTCGGCCTCTATGACCTCAAGGATAATCCATGACCCACGTCATTCAACACGAAAACGTCCGCGTCGTCGTCATCGACGGAGAGCCGGATGATCGGTGCGAGCTCTGCCACAAGGTCTCTGAGCTCCGCCCCTACGGACCCAACGGTGAACGCATCTGTTTCACCTGCGGGATGGAAAACAAGGTGATGACCGAACGCCGAATGGGCCAAGTTCTGTTCGGCGAGGGCTTCGACGCCTAACCAAGAAAAGGTATGAAACTCAAATTCAAATTCAAACTCCCCTCTTTGAAGCTCAACATCGACTGGCTGAAACTGAAGTACAAGGTCAAGGCCTTCTTCGTCTTTATCCCGCAACTCGGCATTCGTAATAAAAGGACGAGCAAGGTGTTCGACGCCTGGCTGTGGGACAGATTGAAATCTCATCGCCCCGAATGCATCAGCGAATATACCTGCCTTATCGATGGGCGAACAATCTGGATTCAAAACTATCCATACGCCTCCGGCCACCTCAACGAACTTGGAAAGCCGGAGCTGTATTGCTCCCGGGCGACCGCGGTGAGATTGGGCGACGTGCTGAAACCTCATCTCGATGCGATCAAGGCTGAGGGAGAGCGCATCAAGCGAGAGGAAGAAGAGGCCCTAAAGGCCGAGTTCAAGGTGAAGCCATGAAAAGCGGGACCTACCCCGAAGCTCTAAGGCCGGCTTCGACGAACTGCAGGCCGGGTTCCTCGCCAGGCTCGGCTCCGAGTCCCGTAACGAGGCGATCTGGCGGGGGGTGTCCGGCGCCGCAGCTGTCATCACACTGTACTATATGGCTGTGTTTGTCGGGCCCGCCGTTTTCTGAGATTCCAGACCTGACCATCGGATACTAATCCAGGAGGAAACCACCATGACCACCACCATGACCATCACCGAGCGTGAAATCGAAGCCCTGCGCGACGCAGCCGGGGCGCATGGGGATCTGGAACAGGTCGCAATCTGCGACCAGGCGCTGGCTGGCGACATGCACGCCTGGCGTGAGTGCGAGCGCGTCATCGCCGACGCCCGCGCGATGTCCGACAGTGACAAGCCATTCATCCCAGACCTGACCATCGGATACTAATTGTTTACTGGTGGATGACCGCCCGGCCCAGCCGGGCCAACTAACCGGAGAGAAAGGAGTGAACGACTACCACAACGGCGACAATTTGGGACTGGAGCCGACGACGCCGTCCCCCGAGCCGCCTGCTGCGCCCAAGGCTGAGCCGAGCGACGAGGAGATCGACGCTATCGCAGCGTCTATGCCGGATGGCGCTGGCGGGATGCTCAAGCAGTGGGGTTATCGGCAATTCGCCCGCGCCCTTCTGGCCCGCTACGGGCAGCCTGCCGCGAGCGCGGAGCCGGTGGCGCAGATATACCGGAAAGGGTTTCAGCACGGCTCTATCGTCTGGACGGCCGCAGGGCTTGCTGCTGACCTGCCGGACGGCACCAGTCTGTACGCCGCCCCCGTTGCCGCCCAGGCCCAGCCCAAGCGCCGACCGTATAACGCAAGCGCCTCGTTGAGCGAGTACGGCATTTTTCCTGAATGCGATGCCGCCCCTGCCGCCCAGCCTGCCGCGAACCCAGAGCCGAGCGACGAGGAAATCCTGAGCATGATTGCCGGTAACAATCATCCCTACACAGAAGCTCAGTTCATTAACTTCGCCCGCGCCCTTCTATCCCGCTACGGCAGGCCCGCACGGGATGCGGACGAGTACCAGGCAATGCTGGCAGTCATGGAGCAGATCGACCCGGCCACGTTCCCAGGTCTCACGGCCGCGCAACGTTGCGCCCTGAGCCGCTTTGCCAAGCCATTGTCCGCGCTGCCGCAGAGGTCGGCAGGCGAATGATTGAGGAGATGAAATGAACACTCATGACATTGAAACCGTCTTACGCAGCTTTTTGACAGGTGATGGATACATAGCTGCCGACGATATCCCTGCAATTTGCGCCGCCCTCGAAGCAGCGCGGGGGGACGGCTGGCAGCCGATAGAGACGGCGCCCAAGGGGGCATGGTTCTTGGTCCATAGTGATCGAGGCTGGATCGGACTCGCTCGTCGCTCAGATCCTGACTATGCGCCCGATGAAGGTTGGTTTGAGGACGAGCACACCGAGTTTCTCGACCCAGCATGGCTTACACACTGGCGCCCGCTCCCCGCACCACCCGCCATCGACCGGGCGCGCGGGAAGAGTGGGAAGGAGGCGATCAATGACTGACCGCGAAATGCTTGAGATGGCGGCTAAGGCAGCCGGCAACGTTGCGCTAATTCACAACGCGAACACAGGGGAAAAATACTTCGGGGTTGTTCCCAACAATAAGCATTGCCATGGGGGAACCGCAAGGTGGAATCCGCTCACCGATGACGGCGATGCGCTGCGGCTGGCGGTGAGGCTGCACATTGAAATCGAGCCGGTTCCGTTCGGTGGTCGAGCAATCGTGCGTGATGACGACGACTACGGCGAACAGTTCGATGAAGAATCGTCGGACCGCATGGCCGCCACTCGCCGCGCCATTGTCCGCGCCGCTGCCGAGATCGGGAAGCGCACCACCGCGCGGGAGGGTGATCAATGACTGACCGATCCAAAGCCACCACCCACGCCGCCGATTGCTGGTCGTGGGGACCGGCGCACTACGAGTGCGCGGTGCGGGAGATTGAACGGCTGCGTAAGATGCACCAAGACGCCTACCAGCAAGGGCTAGAGGCCGGGTTTAGGATTCAAGAAGTCAAGCGCCAGGATGACGCACGGCTGGCCCGCGCAGCAGGAGGCGAGCATGCGTAACAAATGCACAGGCGTGGCGGGCTTCCTGTTCGGCCACAACTTCCAGCCGGTCTATGAAACCGGCCCGGTCAACCCAGAACCGCTCAGGGGGTTGGATGTGAAAGGCGATTGCGCAGGATACGTCCTTAGAAAGATTCTGGATGCCAACCAGCGGCGCACGCTGCGCGTCATGGTATGCCGGAGGTGCGGGGCACAAAGTGGAGGCGAGCATGGCAACTGATATCCGTAAGCGCGTCGATGACGTTGCGGTCGTGCGCGGTCTTGGCTCGATGGACTACGGCATGAGCGCAGTGGTCTACACGCACTCGGAAGAAATCGACGGCGATGACCTGGACGCCGCCATGCAGCGCACCAACGATGGAGGTGCGGAATGAAAGTCACGCTATACAGGCAGCCCTACGGCCACACGGTAGATTTGGACATCACCAAGGTTCTGCCGGAGGACGCCGCGTTTTTCGAGAAAAACAACATCCGCATCAGCATGGAAGAAGTGGGCGGTATGTTCGCCATCTATGCTGACGATGGGACCAAAACCGAGGACGGCGAGCCAGACGAGCTAATCGAACTGTCTCAGGGGCGAACGTGCGAGGAAACATTGCACGCGCTGCGCAAGCAGTGCGAGCAGCGCATCACCGCGAGGGAGGGCAGCAATGACTGACCGCTACGAGAACATCCGCAAGGCGCTGTCGCATGAAATATGGGCAGCTGCGCAGTTGGCCCCCGGCGAAGGAATCGTGGATGGTGTAGCCCGCGTAGAAGCCTTGCTGCGGAAGGCGGCCCATCCCGCAATCACCCACTGCGACAACTGTGGTTGTGATTGGTTAGACAACGGATTGAATCCTATCGGTTGTCCCTACTGTGAGTTACGCCAAGAAACTGAGCGTCGATGGGAAGATAACCGGCGTGTCAGCATGAATACATAAGGATTAAACATGCGCTTTGGAAACTTTGTTGTAGTAAAACACAACGGCAAAATCGTATGTGGGAAAGTCGGGGATCAAGGTATTTACCTTAAACAAATGGGTGATGCTAATCCCATTCCATTCCGCGAAGTAGAACCGTTGTTCGAAATCGAAGTGCATAGGCCATTCCCTGAGTACTTCAAAGTTGACGACTTTAGGAAGTTTGTCATAAGCACACTGACAGATGCCGACCCCGTAAAGGGTCCCCATCCCGCGATCACTCACTGCGAGGGATGCGGGTGCGACTGGCTGGACAACGGCCTAAACCCGGTCGGCTGTCCGTACTGCAAGCAGTCCGCTGAGACCGAGGCGCTGCGGGCGGAAGTGGAGCGGCTGAACCGCTACTATAAAAACGGCATCGACTGCTTTGCTAATCCTTGTGAAAGGCACAGTGGTGAAAGGACACCGCCCTTCTCCGAGTTCTTTGAGAAGTACGGCGGGCAGTGCCTGATCTGTGTGGTGGACAATAACAAGGCCCTGCAAGCCGAGAACGAGCGG